GCGTGACACTTTTGGAGTTAAGTTTGATTCATTTGGTGCGATTCTGGCTAAAGTCATATTAGAAGAAATGGAGGAAAAAGATCATGGGGAAAGCGGTTAAAACAGATATGGAATATAGGGAGATATTGGAGAAATCATTATCAGCTATCCAATATCTAAGGATACATGGATTCTCTACATACATGGAATCGGAGGGGATTGTAAATAGGATAATGATGTTCAAGGATAAGAATGAGATGAGGAATCGAAAGATTAAATCAATTCTGTAATGGTTGATCATAATGGTAGGGAGATATAAGTACAAGTGTATTGATGCTTATGGGGAGCCGGAGAATCCAATGGAATGGTTGCCGTGTCCACGATGCGGCCTTCGGCCTCCGGTCTGGGAGTTCGATAACGGGAGAGCCACGGCGTGCGGGTGCGGGACAGGCTGTTATAGTCATTGGAGCGTGCGAGCGGAAAGTATTATGTCGGTCATAAAAAGATCTGATAACGGTAAGTCGGCTGAGGCGTATGATATTGATGAACTTAAAAATAACTGGAATCATTGGGTGAGGACAGGGGAGATACTGTTTACGCCGGGAAATGGAAGATGGTAATATAATTAACAATTTAAGACATGGATCATTATTTGGCTACAATTCAAACAATATTAGATAGATGTGATGATAACAACACATCTCCTAGTATTGATGACATGGAGATAATAAAAATAAACCTATGCGGAATAATTCAGACTCGTTACGGAATAACTCGGTTATGGTTCATTCCGTTGATAGGGAGAATCCAGAATGCTTGTTGCGAGCATTACAACGATGTTGATCTATCATGGGAGAATTTTATTAAAAGAATGAGTGGATAGGAGAGATAAATATGGATACAAAAGATGGAATCAAACGGGAGCGAAATCAACATATAGGGTTGATTTGTCGCGATATCCATGAATTGACTTACGCGATGCATGAGTTTAACGATGGGAAGTATGACGAAACTCGCACGAAGGAAGTCATTGACGAGATATCTACTATGACCAAGGAAATAGGATGGCCGGTAGTGGTGATGGATACGCTCGGGTATTATGCGGGCAGTGCTGATGATGAGGTTCTGGAAATGGATGTGTATTTAATAACAGGGGTTATTACCGCATGTATTCTTGTTGTTGCGATATAGATAGGGAGGACAATACGGATGTCATATACAAAGAAGTAAAAAGATCATGGGTTTAATAGATAAATTAGAGGATTTGGTGGTCAAGGTAGACACCGGATACCAAGAGAAGATGGAGGCGGTGATCCGGGAGATAGTTCCGGGGATGCCGGAAGGGAACGTGCGCCATGCCGCCGAGTGTATGTGTACGGACAGGATGGGGAGCATGATGGATATCGATATTTATATATTAAAGGAAGAGGATAGGCCTTACGAATGCCATTATCTAAAGGACCTGCTGGAGGATAGGGTAGCTAGGATAGCCAAAATGCATGAGGATGAAAGTTATACATACAATATGGATGATAATTATTGGTGCGCCACATGTGGATCCCATTCTCATAAAAAGGATTCCAAGACAGGGTATTGTTGGTATCGCGATACGGTTAATTGGGTTAAAGGGGATGGGAAGGATGTTGGAATATAAAAACAAGCAATTATATAACAAGGAGGAATAAACATGGGAAGAGGTGTTAATACAGGCGCCTTGTCTCCGGTCGGCGGTATCGGGGAAATACGAACGCGGGCAAACCCGCGAAAAATAGTGGCGTACAAAGATTTCGCGAAACAGATGGTCATGGCACAATACGAATGATAGAGGAGATTGGTGATTAAAACATTAAATAACATTAAACATGAAAAAGAGTAGAAGAATTGTAAAGAAAATGAGCAAGAAGAGCCTTATCAACAAGAAGGCTCTTCGGTATATTATCGCAAACAGTAATTTATGTAAACATGCGATAAGGGAATTGGAATTAGCCGGATATGGCAAAGAGGAGGACGGTCCTGACAAATGGATGCGCGAACAGGTAATAGAAGCTGTCGCGCTGTTCTCTTCTCATGGGAACAGCGGATTCTCGGCACCATTTGAAATCAATCTCGTCAAGAAACTTTGCAGTTTTGATATAATCTCCCCTTTGGGATTTGACGATGGCGAATGGGAAAAAATAGGCTTAGACGGGAGTTGCCAGAATAAAAGAAAATCATCGATATTCAAAGAGCCGGACGGGAGTATCCATGATGTTGATGCATTTTCAAAAGTTCCTGTAAAAAAGTTTTTATTCGCCACTCGAACGTGGACGGAGAACATCCATAAGATAGGATGGACAGGAGGGTTGTTTGAGACGGACGAAAACGGAATACTCACTGGAAGATATTTTGGTAGATGTAATGTAAAAGACTATCAGGACGGATATATGCCAAAAGGCAAGAAAGAAATACCATGCAGGGAGATAGAGATATCGCCGGACAATTGGATTATGACAGTTGAATCAAACAATGAGGCTTTGATTGAATTGTCAAGGATTTATGATATAGTCTGGCGACAATGCCCTTGCTTGAAAGGCATAATGGATACCAACGTTACACCGGAACTTGAAAGATTGGCATACGAACAAATAAAGGGATAAACAATGAATGACAAATTTGTAGACATGCCGAAATGCATGGTGGACAAATACGAAACCGCCGACTTTATCGCCAGCGACCCCGTCCAGTTCCCAAGGCGGTATTCCGGGAGGGACGCGGAGGTCAGTGGGTTCGTTACTTCGTGGCTCTCGTTCGGGAATCGAAAGGCGACCATCGGGGCGGCGGTGGAATTTCAAGGGAAGCCTGAGTCGGAACAACTGGATTTTTGTTCGCGGCGCTGTTGTATTGGAGAATGACAGGAGAAAGGATAGTACTAACTATTAATAATGTTTATTTAATTTAATTCAAAAACAAAATGTCTACTTTTGTAGACACATAAAATTACATATATGAAAAAGGGTGAGTTTGTAAAGGCATTGGAGAAGATCATCGATATGGTTAAGACTGAAGATGATGGTTTCGAGTATGGTGGTAAAGTCATCTTCTATAAAGAAGATGATGATGACTATGAAATCTCGGTAAAGAACATCGAGATGAGTCTTATGGTAGAGGCCAATACTATGGCTAGTATGGATGATAGGGATTTCGCCTGCCTTATGAGTGAGGTTTATAAACAAAAGGCGGTAAAGGCTATGATGATGGAGAAGGATGACGATGAAGACAATCGATAAGATGACCGATCAGGAGATATATGATCTTACTGACGAACAGGTAGAGAAATTGATCGTAACAAGATGCGCGGAGGAAGGTGTAAGGTTCATGGATGAGCCTCCAATCATGAAGACATATGACTATAAGCCTATTTCTCCATCACGTTTCTTCTACTATTTAGAAGGTTTGAGTATAGCCGTTCTTGATCAGGATGATGCTATTAAAATAGCTACGTTCTTAAGTAAGTTTGATTTATACAAGACTACATACGATTTCACTATATCCAATGATAAGATATATAATAAGTTGGATATAATCAATATCAAACATATTCCAATGTTTAACACGAAAGATGAGGAGGCCTATAAGTCTATCAAGGATAAGAACGATGAGATCGGGAAGGAATATAAAGATCAGGTAGATAAATACAAGGAGAATACAAAAAAGATGTGTGAAATCCGTGCCGGGATATGGTCAAAAGTAATTGATGTAAGGCGCAAAATTGATCACATAAATCATCTTAGAACTCTTTTCGTAAAGGAATATCTTCCGTTGGTGGATCATGACACGAATACGGCTATGACGTTTTTCAAGAAAGCTTATGATGTGGATGATGATACGGAAAGATATATTCGTGAAGGGATAAAAGATTATCCGTTGTTTAATAATAATATAGATTAAGATGCACAATTGGTTTAAATGTACGGTTTCTTATGAGACCGATGCCGAGAACGGCATGAAGAAGAAGGTTAAGGAAGAATATTTAGTAGATGCTCTTTCTTATACCGAGTGTGAGGCTAGAATCATAGAGGAGATGAAACCGTTTATCTCCGGTGGGTTTAGTGTTGATATCAAACGATTCCGGATAGCGGAATTATTTGCCATGGATGGAGACCGGTTTTATAAGGTCACGGCTGATTATATTACGATGGACGAGAAATCGGGCAATGAGAAACGCAAGGCGTTTAACTACATCGTTCGGGCCAATGACCTTGATCATGCCAAAAAGAATTTCGAGGAAGGCATGAAAGGAACCATATCAGATTTCATTGTAACTTGTATCAAGGAAGAGAAGAAACTGATGGACTTCTACGAGTTTGACGGTAAGATCAGGAATCCGGAGAAAAATGAGGATAGTAGACAGTAAAGCTAGCTACGAAACCACGTCGTCCATAGCCGAGAAGTTGATGGAGATAAGTAAGATGGAGGGTACGATTTATCGTATCCTCACATTATCTAACAAGACTTATCTGGCTTCCAAGTTAGGGTATAGCAGGTCCGGATTCTATAAGAAGATACAGAACAGGAATTTTAATATCCGAGAGCTGGCTCAGATATTCGATACGATCATCAACTTCAAGGATCAAGATTGGACTGAGGGTAAGATTAATAGGCTTAAGAGGTATAGGGCTATGAGCCTTATGGAGTTCAACAAAAGTTATAAAAAGAAAAAGGCATGAGAGGTAGGATGTTGCCGTGTGAGAGATGCGGGAGGATGGTAGCCATAAGGAGCAAGGGGTTATGTCCCGCGTGCAGAGCCAAGGAGCTACCGCCAAAGGGGAGAACGGCGATACGGGCGAAGGCCAAGCCCCGGGGTAGGAGCCTAGCCGTTTTCTTTGGCGCCCATGTGGCTAGATTGAGTATGACAAGGAGATCTGCTACCGGCGCATATATACCATGTCCTGGGGTAAGCAACATATGCCACTTATACCCTAAACGGAAATATAAATCGGTCGCCGAGGATAACGATAACATTATTTACTTGACGGATTATGAGCATACAAGATTCGATTATCTATTAGATACGATGGATTTCAGCCGGCTCTTGGACGAGTTTGGCAACGTATGGCTGTTGGCAGCCAGAAGGATGAGGGATCTCGCGCCTAAAGTCGAGGAGGATGGTAAATTAAAAACCAGATTATTATCATGGATAGAAGAAAACAAAGATTACTTTTAGACCTAGGATATAAGGCTATAAGTGACACGGTATATAGTTATGGGACGATCATGGAAGTCATAAGCGATCAAGAGCCGTTTGATGAGATGAAAGTTCGTTTATCCGAGAGACACAATGTGATTATCGCGGATGATGGGGAGGTGGAATGGTCGGCTTTAGGTAAGATAGCGGACGGGCATCGGTCATCATATTACTGGCGATCATCATTACCAGTATTAAGATCATATCATACAGATCCTAAATTTACCGCTTTCTTTGGCATATTAGACGTTTTATCAACGGTCCCGAAGAAAGATATGGTCGAGGAGGAAAAGCCTGTTGAAGAGCCTAAAAACGAGCCTAATGAGGAGATGGAGGTTGAGTATGATCTGGAGACAGAGCAACAGTATTATGCCGCTGAATGGATAAAGGATATCCCGACACCTGTGTTATATAGAATGACTGTAGCCGGCAAACGCGTGTATTATGAGATGGATGTTGATGGGTATCCTATCATATACGATGGAGCCACTAACAATATCGCCAATGGGTATTGTGATACGTCCGGAGCCTTGGAGAAATGGAAGAATGAGATGAGGCTCAAGGGCAAGGACCCTGATGATTACGCTAACTACAGGGCTGACTTAGGTACTATCATGCATTATCTATTTGGGTTGTACCTGACCGGGGTTAACATAAAGTTGATCCCGACATGGATAAGGAAGGCTGTCAAGGAGGCCAAGCTAAGGATAGACAAGTATAGGATGGAGCGGATATTAGTGGATAACATTGATGAGCTGATAGAGGATCTAATATCATTCGCCATATTCTGCAAGGAAAGACATGTAAAACCTGTATTGATCGAGAAGATGTTGAGGTCAAGGAGATTGAAAGTAGCTTCTTCGGTGGACGCGGTGGTGGAGATGGATAGCGAGCCGGAGATGGTGGAGATAGAGGTCGAGACAGGAGAGTTCTATAAGACGGGAGCCAAGAAAGGTCAACCTAAGACGGAGAAAAAGAAGATAAAGAGATGCAGGAGGATATTCGCTATATTGGACTTCAAATCAAACAGGAAAGGCAATTTCTATGACGAGTACGCTTTCCAGCTTGAGCTATATAGAAGAATGATACTGGAGAACTACGGAAAGATATTGGAGATAGAGGAGATATATAACTTCGCTCCGGGTGATCCTACCGCAAAGACCAGCCAATATAAGTTGAAGAGACAGACCGACAACCCTATATTGAATATGGCTACCGTAGTATATCTTCAAGGAAAGTATAAGTTCGAGAAAACTAATTATACGGTTACATCAAGAATCGGATCCTTAGATATAGAAGGCGAGTTTGATGTTAATAAGTTGGTAAGGAAAGAGCCGCTGAGGGACTATATATATAGAGTCATGAATGAGAGGAGAGGGTGATGGAATTCAGGGAGTTCAATAAGAGCGTTCATCGGTATGAGCTGGATCATAGCAAACCAAGGAGGAAGCTGACGTGCCCGCAATGCGGCAAGGATAAGTGTTTTACGCCGTACGTGGACGTAACCACCGGTCAGATCGTTGGGGAGCAGTTTGGGGTGTGTGATCATAAAAATAAATGTGGTTACTTTAAATATCCAACAGGGAGCGAACTTGGGAACAATGATCTTTTTACCGATTCAAACAAAGTATTAAGGAGGTACAGACCTCCTATGGATCCGGATATAGCCAACTGCGTTCCGGTAAGCAAGATGTTTGAGACGCTTAATCCTTTCGAGACATCCGATCTTCAGGATTATCTATCCAATATCTTCGGATCGTATCATACCAATAGGGCATTTAGCTTGTATAAGGTGGGGATGATGAGATTCGGGGACTGGGGTAAGTGCTGTGTGTTCTGGCAACTGGATAAGAATTGGGTAGTGCGGACCGGGAAGATAATGGACTACGGGCCTGACGGGAAGAGGGTAAAGGTTCCCATGGATCATGTATGTTGGGCGCATATACTGGACGGTCAGGATTACCTGCTTAGGCAATGCCTGTTCGGGGAGTTTCTTATCAACTTCTATCCCAATGACGCTCCGGTGTATATAGTAGAGTCAGAGAAGACGGCTGTTATCTGTAACATCGTGTACCCTGGTAGGTTGTTTATGGCCTGTGGCGGTATCCATATGCTGAAAAGGGAGATGATAGAGACATTGGGTAGGAGGCGGATAGTCCTGTACCCGGATAAGGGCGACGCTTTCAACGAATGGAGAAAGAAGGTAGACAAGGATATGAGGGGGATGAATATAGAGATAAGTAATTTTCTAGAATCAAAACCCAATATAAATGAGGGAATGGATATAGCGGATTATTTTATTATTAAACAAATTTACAATGGCAAAGGTAGTTGACAATTACAAGAAATTCAAGGTGCTTGAAATAACAAGACAGGAGATGATGGATAAGCTCACCAGATATGGGTGCTTAGGTATTTGCGATATGTGTAACAGACCTACATCCGTGGGCTATTATGTAGCGGTAATCAATCAATGGATGTGCGAGGACTGTTATAATGATTTCATCAAATCAGTTGACAGGTATGAGAAGGATATGGGAATAGAGAACAGGAATTTTAATAGATTCTGTGATCTATTTAATGTCAAAATACAAGAAAAGGCATGAGAGAGCTATCTTTAGCCCAGAAAGCTATGTTAAACGGATCCGTATGCCCGTATTGCAAGGCCCCATCCACTATGATAAATACGGTGGAGGGAAAGCGAGTTGGGTGCGAGAAGTGTGGGGCTTGGATGAGATCCGATTCTACGGGTAAACCTGTAGGTAGGTTAGCCAAGCCGGATCTCCTTAGGTCTATGGATATGGTAATGACCGAGATCAACGTATTCTTAATAAAAACAGGACATGATAGACATGGTCTTTACAAAGAACTATCCGGTGAGCTTATGATACCGGAGGAGCATATATCCCCTTACAAGATGTCTTTGCCGTCATTACTTAAAATCATGAGACATATCAAGGCATATAGTGATAATCGGATACAGATATATGATGGAGGGAGGGGGAATAACTGCCCTAGGCATAAGGCGATAGCGATAGGCGGTAGCGCATGCCACGGATGTCCGGAGCATCTATTCCATGTAGTGGATAAGGTAACTGGCTTGGTGGTGTGTGACGCTGACATGAGTTACGGTGATTACAAAAAATAATTATTAATAAAAATTGACAGAACATGAAAGTAATTTTCATTCACAAACAGACAGGGTTTTATGTAGGAGGATCAGTGTTTAACAAGACATGTGGTTTTTACAAATGCAGAGATAAGATGATAGAAAAAGGCATAAGCGAGGATAAGGCCAACATGCTTATTGATATAATAGGTCCGCACTTATGTGTGTGGGAAATAAAAGATGGGGATGATCCTTACGGGAGCATGGGAAGCAGACTCGGAGATAAAGCCTCATATTTAGATGGAGAGGATATTATCGTAGAGGATTATGATTATGACGAGGAGGACGAGGATGGGGAGATCGACTGAATATTACAGGACACATCCGGAAGCCAGAAAGAAGAAGGCTGAGACGGATAAGAAGATCAACGCCAGACCTGAGCAGAAAGCCAAGAGACGGGAGTTGGGTCGTAAGAATTACAAGACCGATAAGCTGAAGGGTAAGGCTTATCGGAAGGGGAAGGACCTATGCCATACGGCTAAGGGGTTAAGATATAAATCAAGATCAGCTAACAGGGGATCTAAATCCGATACGGCTGGCGATAGAAACGCAAGAGGATGAGTGAGGATAGGATATGGAGGTCATCCAAGGAGATTATCATGGATGCCTATGAGAGGATAAGAAAGTATCAGTCGGGGGAACTTCTCCCGGCTCATACCGGATATCCTTATCTTGACAAGGCGTTACTGGGCGGGTTCTACCCACAACATGCGGTGGCCATAGGAGCTAGGCCCGGAGTCGGCAAGTCTTATTTGGCGCAGAAGATCATGAGCAATGTGATGAATGTCAATATCAATCCACAGGCAGATGATTATGTATGGTTAAGATGTGAGTTTGAGATGAACCCAGAAGATTTGATGTTACGTTCACTATCAAAAAGAATGGGGAAAGACATACAAGATATACTCCTTAACGAGATGTCAGAAGATGAGGTAAAAGAAATGCAGAGATGCCTTAGAGAAGAGAACTCTAGCAGGATAACATACATCCCTAAACCATCAACCGTAGATGAGCTTCAAAACTTTCTGTGGAATGAGTATATGCCAATAAACAAGGATAAGAAAATGGTATTCGTGTCTATAGATCATACGGCCCTGATACAAGGTTCGGGAGATGCCAAAAGGAATATCGACTCGTTGATAACCATGTGCAATATAGCTAAAAGGACTTTTCCTAATATTTTCTTTCTTATAATATCCCAACTCAATCGTGATATCGAAGGACGGCGGGATCCAAAGGATCATATGCCAAAGCAATCTGATTTTTATCAATCAGATACATTGGGACAGTTATGTACGGCTATGGTAGCGTTAAATATCCCGAAGAGATACGGGTACTCCTCATACATGCAATTCCCGCAAGGATGGTATCCTAATCTGGAACGTTTCAAGAGCGAGTCAAGACGATCCTTCCGTGTGGATGGATTATTGTTCCATCATATCGTAAAGGTCCGTCAACGGTCATTGGAGGAGATTGACGCTATACATGTAGATATCATGAAAGGATATGAGCGATATTATCCTGATGGAGGGGTGGTGCGCCAAGAAAGACCGGGAGGCTCGGACGCCCCAGTGGGCAGCGGCAAGCCGGACACGACTGTGGTGACGCTACCGCCCCCGCCTCCCAGTATCCCGTTGGAGCGACAATATATACCGCCCAGTGATGATTTCAATGTAGTACATGACGAAACACCTTATTAAGCATGAGATTGAGAAAAAATTTTTTGCTTGTCATCATAAAAGGGATGGAGATGTTATTAAAAGCCAATTTCTCCACCGAAAACAAGATGGGCATACGAGAGATCATATCCTCATTAAAGGAAATGGCCGAATACAGTATCAGGTATATCATAAACCGGGACAGGGAGAAGGAGATCATGAGCATCTGTGATGAGGTATCCAATAAAGTACAGGAGTATAAAAGAATGAACGATAACTCAATGGTATTGGAATTGGAGAACTTGAAGCGGGAGGTAGTGGCGGTAGAGGATCTTCTTAGCTCTTACAAGGGCGTTCTTGACGCCGAGCTGGTGATAGCCGAGGATGATATCAGGATCATACGGGATAAGATAGCTATAAGTTTGAGGGAGGACGGGACATGCAAGAGCATGACTGACGCCGATAAAAGGGCTAGGGTGGACGTAAGATACGAGAGGGCGTTAGAGGATTATCGAATCCTTCTAAGATGCGCCAATACGGTTAGGGCTAAGATGTCGGTTGTAGGGCATCTTAACCAATCTATAAATCAATCTATATCAGTTGGTAGGGTTGGTATGGCTAATGAATCTTATACAGTAAAACAATATGAAAAAGGGAAAGAGATTATCGAAAGCAGACGCCCTTAGGGTATTAACGAGAGCTTATTTTCTTATAAAGAAGAGATATGAAAGTTTTATATGTATAGCTATAGTTGAAGCGGCTGATATGCTTGAGTTGGCAGATAGAAAAAATGATTTTGCACATGAGCTTATACCTGAGTTAAGGATGTTTAAGCCGATTAATAAACGTATCAATGAGGTTTGGTTTGATTCTTTGGATGAAGACATAAGATTATATATACTTCATACATTGATTAATATATACAATGATAATGATCATCCCGATATAGTCGAGAGGGTAGCCAGAAAGATTAGGTCAATATTTTAATTCATTCATTTATGTACATAAATTTTGAACAGATGATGACATCAGGATTAACGATGTCCGATGTAGGGTATCTTTTGATGATCCGGCAAAAAGAGGAGATGGCTGATGTCATTCCAAAAGAAAAAATAGACAGCTATAAAGCGTCTGGTTATATCGAGCCTCAAAAGAACGGGAAGTGGAAGATAACGCCAAGGGGAGGATCGCTGCTGATGCTGATAGAGACACCCGGTCTGACACCGGAGGTCGAGGGGATCCGGGACCGTATCGTTGGGGTATATAACGATACGGGTAAGGATACAGGAGCTATCAAGGAGGTGGAAAAAAGGCTTATCTGGTTTGTGGCTAACACCAACTTCAAGGAAGAACCTATAGTAAGGGCCGTAATATCCCACATAGATCTTAAACGTGAGTATACGATGAGATTGGATAACTTGATCTGGAAACCATCAAATGTGTATAGCGTGCATATGAGTTTATCGGAATCAACGTTATTCGATACGATCATAAAAATGTATGGCATGACGTCTGACTTGTATCTTAGGGAGAACAAGGACAAGGAGCTGGCATGGTTGTTCGCCATAAGCCGGCTTCCGGATCCCCCCAAGAGAATGGATAAGGAATACGCCATCACGGGCGATGTTAAGATGGATATCGAAAGGATATCGGATATAAAAAAAGAATTAGGTAGAAGATTGAAAATGTCGATTTAGTATGGAAAGAAAAGAAGTTGAAAAAGTAGTCAAGGAGGCGATATTCGAGAAGATGGGTGAATTTAATGGTCTTGATCATGCCGCTCAGATAATGAACGGGGATAAGCTGGATACGGATATGGCTATGGATTCCCTTGATTTTGTAGAAGTCATAATGGAAGTGGAAAAGAAAACGGGTAAATGTATACCCGATGAGGCACTTGGCGTCAAGCCTTATCACGAATTGACGGTAGGAGAGCTTATGGGTATGTTGTATGATTATCTAAAAGACAAATAAATGGATTTCGGATATGATGATTGGGAAGAGGGGCTAGAGACCCCTCTTGTCGATGATTGCGATGACGATTACAACGAGGAGGACGAGTATGATTTCGGCTAAAGAACTAAGGATAGGGGATCTTGTAAAAGACAAGGCTGGCGATATATGGAGAGTAGGGTGCGTTACTGGTACGCGTAATGAAAGTAAGTCATTGATCCTTGAATGTGAGGTTGATGATGGGATAATGAAATGGTATTCCGGGGAAGATGATGTCATACCTATTGAGATAGATGACAATATACTTGATACTATCTATTTCAAGCGTGATAAGGGGCGGGATGTATATCGAGGCTATGGAATATCTATAGAGATTTTTGATGATGGGTATTATCTTGGGCTTAGGGATCTGGAAGACGATCTAAGCGATCCTATTCAGATTAAGAATCTTCGCCATCTACAAAACCTGTTAATGGACTTATACGGACATGACATAAAAATAGATAAGCTTTATGGTAATACCGGAGAATAACTTATTATGTAAGGTTATAAACGGAGAGAAGGTTCTCGCCGCCTCTTACTCGCAGATAGACACGTTTGTCCAGTGTCCGTATAAATGGTATAAGACTTACGTGGAGGGTCACAGATCCACGGAGAAGCATGAGGCTACGTCATATGGTACGGTTATCCACCAGACGATGGAGTATTTCTTCAAGAACGGATGCAGACCTTCTTATGAGGACATGAGTAAGGCATTTAACTATTACGCCGATATAGAGAAGATACCTTTTGATAGCGTAAAATCCCAGATCGAGTCCATGCGACATGCGGCTAGGTTAATAAGATGGATTGTGGGGTTGTTTGAGAAGGATGCTGCTGGCGATTATAAGAAGGCATGGTCTGATCTTACGCCAATGGAGAAGGTGGTCCGGGGGTCGAGACCGGCCGGCGTGGAGGAGGGCTTCGTCCTGCCCTATAAGCTACCCAAGCCACTTACCTTGGATGGCGTGACGTACGATAAGGTGCATATCATAGGATCGGTGGACTGGCGTGGAGAGTATAAGACAAAGGACAGGATAGCCATGTATACGATAGACTGGAAGTCCGGGAGAAAGTTATTCGATGAAGACAAGCTGCTTCATAATCTCCAGCATCCGATATACGCCTTCTACATACTGAGAAAGTACAAGGTATTACCGGATATGTGCAGCTATTTCTTTACCCGCATGCTGGACAATCAGAACGTGAAGGTAGATAAGGGGAAAGTAGAGAGGTCGGTCAAGGAGCTTAACGATATTCTCCTTGATATGTATGATTTCGAGACAAATAAAATAGATAGCTATCAAGCTCACGTTTGGGACGACGCCAAACAGGGGTATAAGTACGAGAAGCGCTACCTCATGGGACGCCAGCCGGCCTGCCTTGAACCCCGCCCCAAGCCCTTGTGTTTTTGGTGCGATTTCTCGATCCACAAACAAGGGACATGCGGGTACTCATCGGATTGGGATGAGTCAAAAAGAAAGAATAAAAAAGATTAACTTTATTAAAAAGCCTAGGTAAATATCTAGGCTTTAATTATATTTGTGTCAATAAATAAATGATTATGGATAAGAACGAAAGAGAAAAACAGGTATTGGATCTTCTGATGTCTAGAAAGGATATTAGGAAATTGGTAGAGAAATCAAATGAATGTTATTCTAAAATGGATTTCGTTGGTGCCATGAAATGCCGGCAGGAGATAAAGGATATCGTAGATCGAGAATCTAAAATCATGTTGACAAAAAGTGAGTCTTTGATAGGCTTGATGAATAATGCTGATAATGAATATAAATTCAATATGCTGGTATGGCTACATTCCATGATGTGTATGACGGATGTATTTAACGGGATATTGGAGGATTTCAAGGATGGGGTAAGAAAAGCCAATGGCAACTCCAAGTTCGTTAAGTTCGATAATCTGGATCGGTTAATGACAGAATGTAAGAAGGAGATTGATTACCTGATGAAAGGCACAAGTAAATCATTCCAGATATCTTTTGCCGTAAGAAGCGATGAGCTAAGGGAGATGATAGAGAATATGGTTGGCGACAATATCCGGGAAGGGTATGATATGTTTAAGGAAGAGGCTAAGATGACCAAGGAGACAGACAGGAGCAAGATAGAGGAATTTAATAAAAAGCTTGGCCATGGTCAAATGTGATATAAAGCTAGGCGATATAGTCCATACCCAGATAGGAGTAGGAGAGGTGATAGCCATAAGCAAGACCAAAGGGACTTTGATGGTGAAGATGGATGATGGTCGGGAATGCCCTATAAGACCAGAGTACGTAAAAGACGTTTTTGATAACTACAAATCCAAATGATTTACAAATTAAGACCATATCAAGAGGAGTGTGTTAAAAGTATCTCCGATTACATAAATTCTGATAGACATGATCCGGTATTGATCGTAGGTCCTGTAGGTTGCGGTAAGTCACTGCTGATAGCGGAGGCGGCTAGATTGATGGGAGATAAGACGCTGGTTTTACAACCATCAAAAGAATTGCTGCAACAGAACCACAACAAGATAACGTCGTATGGCATACCGGCTACCATCTACTCCGCTTCCTGTGGAAAGAAAGAACTGTCTAACATGATATACGCCACGTTAGGGTCTATCAAGAAGGTTGTTGGTCAGCTTAAGGAGATGGGGATCAGGAACGTGTTGATAGATGAGGCCCATGCCGGGTATAGCCCGGAGGACGGCAGTGAGTTCATGACATTCATGAATGAACTGAAACCGAAAAAGGTGATAGGGTTTACCGCTACACCATGCAGGCTTAAAACGATGTCGATAGGGCAGGTGTCATATTCCCGGCTTAATTTCATCACCCGTATGAGACCGGTATATTTCAAGAACCTAATCCATGTCATACAGGTGGAGGAGATGATAAGGCAAGGATTTTGGACACCTCTTAAATATGAGACATGGGATTTCAATGGAGATGCCCTTAAACTTAATTCTAACGGCTCCGAATATACGTCCGAGTCTATTAGTGAGGCGGTGAGAAAAAACGGCTTAAACAACCTTATTTTACGTCGGTTGATGGTATTAAAAGACGTATGCGGATCTATACTGGTGTTTATGGATTCTGTTGAGAGCTGCGATACCGCCGCCGAATGGATGAACGCGAAGATATGCGCTGGCATGGCGGAAGTGGTTCACGGAGGCACGCCAAAGAAACAGCGGGAGGCTATAGTCGAGGGGTTCAAGTCAGGTAAGACGAAGGTAGTGTTCAACTATTCCGCCCTCGGTACGGGATTCGATCATCCGGGTCTGGATTGCGTGATAGTAGGAAGGCCGACATTCTCGTTCTCGTCGTTTTATCAGTGGCTTGGAAGGGCAGTCCGTATAAAAGACGGAAAGGATAGTGCTTTGGTCGTTGATTGTTGTAACAACTCGTCAAGGTTCGGTGATATAAGGAAACTTAGTATAGAGAACTACAAGGGGTATGGATGGGGAATGTTTATCGGCGATAAGCTAATAACTAATATCCCGATGGGGGATAAGGTAACGAAAACAGATCTGGATATCGAAGCCGCCAAGAAAGATCGTAGGAGGGGGCTGGCGCAGGGCGTAACCGCCGCCCCTGTTCCCGGAAGGCCGGATCATCCCCTTGGATCTACGGTGATGACATTCGGCAAGTATTGTGGATGGATGTTTCATTCGATTCCAGTATCGTATTTCAAATTCATAAACGAGACATTTGACTGGGATAATGACAGGAACAAGGATATAAAAGAATACATAGATTTTTTAATCAAAAACAACAGATTATGACAGGATGTATATATCATGAGGCTGATCTTGACGGGGTAATGTCAGCGGCTATAGTAAAAAAGTATTTCAAAGGGGACATTGATCTTCTTCCTTACGATTACGGCAAGGAAATACCTGACGTGAATAAATATGATAAGGTGTTTGTAGTTGACGTGTCATTTGGCGATAGAACGAGATTCTTATTCGACGAATGGGAAGGCAAGGGGATAGATGTCACATGGATGGACCACCATAAGACGGCGATAGAAGCTGTGAAGGACTATAATGTCAAAGGCAAAAGACGTATCGGAACGGCGGCTTGTGAGCTTACGTGGGAATATCTTTTCGATGACATCAAAACTCCTAATGTGGTAAAATTATTGAGCGCTTATGATGTATGGGATCATGATCGCTTCGAATGGAGTGACGTTCTTTCATTCCAATATGGGATGAGAGGGTATTGCGGGCTTGACGTTGACATGGTCAGGGAGGTGCTAAACAAGGCGAATGGCGAGTTTGTTTCTGATATGATAAGAAATGGCGAGGCCATAATAGAATATATCATCGAGAAAAACAGAGGAGAAATGAAGATGTTCTCATTCGAGGCGGATATATTTGGATACAAGGCGATATGTATGAATACTACGGAGTTTAACTCCACCACATTCGAGTCTATGTACGATCCTAGAAAACATGATTTGATGATGCCATTTTGCTGGAACGGCAGATTCTTCAGATGCTCGTTCTATACCACCAAGAAGGAGGTGGATGTCTCGGCGCTGGCACGCAAGGCCAACCCATGTGGAGGAGGCCATAAGGCGGCTGCCGGATTCCAGCTTAGCGTGGAGGATATGATGGGATTTTTGAAAGAAAGGAGGATGTGATATGGTAGGGTTGATATCTATTATTATAATAACAGTAATCTCCTTTGCCATGATGATGGAGGGATGGAAAAAATATGATTCACAAAAGTTTTACACAGGGTTGCTTGTAATAGGCATAAGTATCATAATGATATTTCCAGTAATGCGATATAATATGGAGAATATGAAAAACGTGTATAAATTTAATAAACTTAACGAGATGAAGCTAGATGATTACGGTTTCGGTTTATTCGAGTACAATGGCGCTCTTTATTTCAAGGAGGCAGATGAAGGGAGATGCTTTGATGTGAGAAGCGGAAATGAGGTTATTATCGGGAAAGATAAGATTGTAACGGTCTTGGAGGATTGATCATGAGAAAGCTTAATGACACCAACAGGACAAGGAAGAGGAGCGTACGGCGCTCATGGATAAAGGCGGGTCCGGGGATCCAACGCCGCGCTATTCGTGGGATCACGAAGCGAAGTGAGTATATAGACGGGAAGACCGTTCATTGCGTGCATCTATCATCTGGTGAGCTTTACCCTATGACAGGAGAGACACCAGGATGCGGGGATTTAAGCGAGTTTTATTAATTAAAAACATGAGATATGGCAACGTGGTATAAAACCGGGGAGGAAATAAAAGCTATGTATCCAGACATAATCTTTGAAGAATATTGGATAACGAGAGAAGATGCCGCTAAGCTGAAGAGGCACGAACCTGTCATAAAAGGATGGGCTACAATAGAAATGAATGGTAATATTTTATCATGTATCGCAGGGAAAAATAAGAGCGATGAACGAGATATATTATTACATATTAAAGCATTATCCTCACTTGATGATGATGCGGCAATAAGAATACACCAAGAGGGAGGGGAAAGGATATGAAATACGAATTTAATAAATTTGACAAGGTCTTTTGCGAGGGTGAGATCTGGGAGGTTGAAAGAACGGCGGATAATACAGGTACGATGAAATTATCAACGTTATATCCAAAGGGATATGGTTTCATGTGGGCTGGAGAGGATGAGGTATTGCCGCTACATATAGCTATAAGGGAACGGCTTATAGACAAGGATGAGGCGGAGGAGATAGTAATGAATAGCAATAAGGCCTTATCGGAGGAGATCATCCAGCCAGATGGGAATGAGGACGCCAATAAAGGAGGTGGGCTGCCAGGCAAGGACGGGACGGGGAAGGACGACCGGGCCGACGGTAAACTCCGGTGGGATCTCCTTCCTTTGGCTGAGATAGAGGACATCGTGAGGGTATATACGGAAGGTGCCAAGAAGTACGCTGATAACTCATGGCAGGATATACCTGATGGGTTCAATCGTTATCTAGGTGCACTCATGAGACACTTGGTTGCTTATACGAAAGGGGAGAGATATGATAAGGAGGGATTCATGCATCTATCCGCCGTATGCTGGAACGCCATAGCGTTATTATATTACGATAAACATAACAAAGGGCTTATAGAATGGAAGAGTCAGGAAAAAGAGTAGTAGATGAGAGATTAAGAGCTATCGACAAAAGAACAGGTAAATACGTTAATGTAATCAAGCGCACTATTGATGATAGCCTATTCCCGATAGTTAAGTATCTCAGTTGCGGTTATAATGAATTAAATTATGATTATGTAAAGAATCTGAATTTTGATGTAAACGTAAATTGGGAGCAGCGTAGATATCAGATTGTCAAGGATTTATTATCTAACGATTTCGATGGGAGAAAGATGAGTATAGATGAGGTAGATAATGCTATATTTACCGCTGATTTGATTATTAACGGATTAACAACTATTTGAGATGGTAAGAATTGATTTTTTCACGAAGAAAGACGCTGGGTACGGCGACTACATGCGGTATATTATCGCCAACACATTACAGGAGTATGAGGGTGAGGTCACGTTAAACCAGATCCCGGAGAACAAAGCCACGGAGGAGGAGATATCCAAGTACGGTATAGAGGTATATCCTACTATCATCGTCAGCGGAGATAACATGGATGGCTTTAATAAACTTGAGGGGATGGCCAGAAAAGCTGATCTTATTAACATCATGTCGTTATACGACAAGAAATAGGCTTATGACGATAAGGGATAAATATTTTGGCTGGAAAGATATATTCTTTGACAGGTTCGTGCGTTGTTGTAATGAAAAAAGTGACCAACCACAAGGAAGTAATATACCTCTAGCCAAAATAAACTTCGATAACAAGACAGGATATGTGGAGGACGGGACTATTAATATAGCCGAGCTTCTTCAATATCTTTGGATAAATAATAAGGTCTATGGGTGTGAATATGCACCCATAGGGATATCCCCTGCCTTACAAACATTGGTTAGATTAGTCGAAAACGCTAAGCTCATATTTGACGACCAGCCCGGCATACATGACATGACTATGTATAATGGATTCTTCCTTAGGGATGATTTCCGATCCGGCAAAGATTATTCACTTAATCTGGACAAAATAGTGAGCGGGATGGGAGGATGGTATGGAGAGGATGAGGATCCATGCTACTCGATGTTCGTCAGCCAAGATCAGATATGGAACTTGAACCCGATATTGAAGGTATTAGCTGATGAGGGATCTATTCTAGCCAAGGAACTTGGGTATGATATGAACTCATATGTCAGCGATAATGGATACACGATATACAACCCATATCTGTCATGGATCAATCATTACTATCATTATTGCCCGACATTTAATGAGGATAAATTAAAGCCTTGGGATAGGGTAGAGGATAGAAAGAATAAGTTCAAGATGACGGATAAGGTCAAGAGAGGTGCCAATAACTGGTACTATTCAGGCGGGACTATATCTTGCGTGGATAGCTTCTTAGGGAAGAAATACAGGAAGAATCTCCGGACTTTCATATATCGTGGAATAGTGTTCTTTCTGGATCGGATATGGCATACGTCTTTATTTGAGAGGATGGGCGTGAAAATGAAATACAACGCTTATTATTGTTATGCCGCTACCTCCGGGATATGGTATGATAATGGATTCAAGGAAAGACTAGCCAAGAGGTTTAACAAGTCGCTGGGCGGCGGCGGGGATCTGTTCGGGGCTAACCTAGCCTGCATGGTATGCGACCGTAAGGATATCGACTGGGAGGCGCTTCGCTTTTGGCTTGACAAATACGATGATCCTACTGATAAGGGTATGGTGAATAGTCCTATCCAATTTATGTATTTATATTTATATTACACTTTTAACAAATAACTTGAAATGAAGAAGATAAATGACTGGGTTATAAAAACATTTGGGTTGAGAGTTACAAATATAGGACAACAGGGACGAAGGTAATGAAAGTGCATATTATTAATCATCGCTGCGGTGACGATGAAATAGAAGTTAAAAATGGCATACGAGTTTTTGATTGGGTTGGTAATGAGTTTATTATCAATCTAAATAATTTTGGGGAACTGGAAATAAATGGATTGAATGAAGGTTTATGCATTATACCTAAATACGGGAACCAAATTGTCATAAAGAAACAGATTTAAAGCAATGTATGACGCTAAGAAAGAAGCAATATAGGTGATGAAGGGTAGATATGAAGGTAATTATATACCAAATGGAATTTATGAAAGCGGAGAAAAATATGACAGTACAAGATTTGATAGACGAATTGATGCTTGTCAAGGATAAGAGCAAGGAAATAAGGGTTGTTGTAAATACGAATGATTATATAACATCATACCCTGCTTCTTTATTTGATATGTCTATAAAAGAAGGGGAAGATATAGCCAAAGATCATTTTGATAATATAATTGCTATAGAATTGTATAGATAAACAATAGACAATATGAAGGTATTATCATTATTTGACGGGATATCATGTGGGTATCTAGCATTACAAAGAGCCGGCATACCTATCGAGACTTACTACGCCTCGGAGATAGACAAGACATGTATAAAGGTAAGTCAAAAACATTTTCCTAATATTATTCAATTAGGGGATGTCAATAACTGGAGAACATGGGATATCCCTTGGAAAGACATAGATCTGGTCATGGGAGGGTTCTGTTGCCAGAGCTTCTCTATCTCAGGTAAGGGTAAGGGATTCATGGACGCTCGTGGAAGGCTTTTCTTTTGCTTCTCGGACATCGTAAAGCATTTAAGGAAGGAGACCAAAGGTAAGGTCCTGTTCTTGGGCGAGAACGTCCGGATGCGGGACGAGCACCGCTGGGTGATCACCGAGGAGCTTGGCGTGGAGCCGGTGGAGATCGATAGCGCCTTGGTCTCGGCACAGACCCGGCATCGCCTTTATTGGTGTAATTGGCCGGTAGAAATGCCGAAAGACAAGCATATATCATTGGATGATATCCTAGAGCATGACAAGGGTTGGAATCCGGGAGCCATAAGAGGGAGATATATAGGGACCATTGTCGGTAGAGGGATAGGAGATGACGGGTATCGAAAGGATTGTGACATGGGCATAAAAATAACGCAATGTCTGGAGATAAGAAAAGATAAGGATACCACTCCCATCAAGAAAAGTAATTGCCTGACAACGGTTATGAAAGATAACGTAATCTCATCGTTACCTCCCGGAAGATACCCTAACGCCTTTGACATGAAAGACAAATTCAGGCACCTTACCCCGATAGAGATGTGTAGGCTACAGACATTGCCGGATGATTACCTTGACGGGATAGCCCCGAATACGGCCATGTCTTTAACGGGCAATGGATGGACAGTGGATGTGATAGCCCATTTGCTAAGAGGCATAGAGCGTAGGTAGAATTTAAAACACGATCACAGCGATATGGTTATAAACAAAACATGGTCGATGCCGAATAAAGAGACATTCGGCATAAGACCGATAAGGGAACTTATAGACAAATATCGAGAAGAGGGGATGGTTATAGTGGATCCGTTCGCCAGAAACAGCGATATAGGGACGATCACCAACGATCTTGACCCTGAGACTAAAGCTATGTATCATAAAGACGCCACGGACTTCTTGTGTCATCTTGATGATAATATAGCTGATATGGTATTATATGATCCACCATATTCCGCGAGACAGGTATCTGAGTCTTATAAAAGACTTGGAGGATCTGTCAATACGCAAACAACGCAATCTAGTTATTGGGCTAGGCAGAAGAATGAGATAGCTAGGATCACCAAGAAAGGAGGGGTGGTCATTACCTGCGCGTGGAACTCCGGCGGTATAGGGGCCGGGCTTGGCTTCGAGCAGCAGGAGATTCTTCTTGTGGCCCATGGGGGATGGCATAATGATACGATCGTTACTGTAGAGAAAAAGATCAAGGGTTAGATGAAAGAAAGGATATTCACCACAAAAGAACAGGGGAGGGTGCTGGTCGAGGCCGGCCTCCCTATCTCCACCGCCATCGGTTTCAGGGACAAGTATCTGGATCGATTACATTGAAAACCTGTTCAAGATGTGGCTGGAAGAATAAAGATCTGAAATTATCGGATCGAACATTTGTCCGCAAAGATTGCGGCATGGAGATCGACAGGGATCTCAACGCCGCGATAAACATACAAGCCGTAGGAGTTGATGCGGCTATACGGACGCAGAGCAGCCGGGTTGCCAGTTGTGTTGAAGCGTCTAAAATGGAGTAGAATATCTTAATTATTTCTATGATTTTCCATGAAATTTACAACTATGGAGTGCGATGTTGAATACAAGACATCCCCTCCAGATGGGTACGAATACGTATATCCGTGAGAACTAGAAGGGATATATTTATATTTAAGCATGATTAATATTATTTTTATATTAATCATGCTTTTATTTTTGTTTAAATCTTACTTTTGTATCAACATTAAAAACCAGATTGTTATGGATGGAGACAAACAAAAAGTCAATGAACTTACGATGAGGACGCTGGGTTCTCATTATGGCGGATATACCTATGTAAAGGTAAAAAATCGTCAAGCTGATGTAAAGATAGATTGGAAGTTGTTGAGAGCTATAGAAGAAGGAGAGGTGGAGATAGACAACGAGAAATACCATCTATCCGGGATAGAGCATGTAGCTAAAAGATATCAGGACATGTTTTACGCTGGTCGTGATATTTATTATTTCAAGGGCATAGGAGGGCATGGGATGACCGATCTTCTTAGAAACGCTATAGATGATTTACTAGACACCATAAGTAGTAGAGAGGCTTATCGTAATGCAGAGCATAAAATGTACGCCCAAATGAATCAACTTACTGAAGCGGGAGCCATGATCAGCTTGGCTATAGAATTACTAACATCTAATATCCGTCATAGTTATGGAGAAATTAATTTTGAACGATATCCAAGACCTGTGGAGGTGGAGGGAGAAGATAAACATTGATGACTTCAAAGAGGATCCTATGGCTGAGGATATGCCATTATATTTCCCGTGCGCCGTCGTATGGCATGTGAATTGGGGTGAGCATGACGCTGATAATTATATATGTTATGGATTTGTTTATGTAGCAGAAATATTAGGGATATGAACATTAAAAAACAGATAATTCTTGACGATAAAGACTATGAGCGATTAGTGCACGATGCTAATCTCAGTAATGATGAGATAAAAAGCGAAATCGCCAGCGCTCTAACCACCGATATAGTGGTTAGTTTCGATTTCGATGTAAATAAAAAGGTTACGGGGAATATGAGGATCGAAAGCGCCACCCATAATCTAGGATATAATGAATATGATAATATCGTAAGGGCTAGAGACGAGAATATTCACCATGCTGTTTATACAGCTATATATGATTATCTTGAGAAAATAAAGAGAGATAAGAAGGAAATACAAATCAGCTTACAATAAATCCAAGGAAATGGACATAGATATAAGCTCAATGACATATCTTCCATGCCCAGACGCATTTAACGTCATAAATATTGAAAAAATGCATGTTATTCTTGATCGGGTCAATAAGATCATAGATGAGAATAAGGATAAGCTCAAGAACCCAACTTGCGCCACTTGTGTACATCTACATGATCGGGAATGGGCGAAAAGATACGGGAAAGTATGCCGCTCCATTTGGCAAGTGTGCGACCATTATATAAACCCTAATAGAAAATATAATAGGGAGCAAAAGACTTATGCGAGACGGCCAAGCAATAAGGCTTGTCCTAATTATGAGTATGGTGATGATAATTTTGAAAACAGAAGAAGATGTATAAAAGAAAAGAATACCCAATAAAGAGCTATGTGCCGATGCGCACCAACAAGGATAGGACGTGTATCTGCTGTGGCGATACGATCCCAGCCGGCAGCAGCAGGATGATACCTAGACACGCTAAGGCAAATCACGGTCTATGTTTCCCGTGCTTCAGGAAATGGAGAGATACCGGAGGAGATCTTAAGCTTATGGACAACCCAGGAGACGCGAAGAAAGAGCATGTCATACATATGTCTAATATCCTGAAAGGGAATTGTGATATAATAAAAGGTCGAAAGCTTTACGTGGCTTTTAAAAAGGCGATAAACGGCGGAAAGAAGATCGTTATCAAATTTGACACTGATCAACCGATATCTATGTCAACAAGAGTCATGAATCCTTCATTCGGGGAGATTATGGATGAGTACGGCAAGGACATATTCCAAGGTAATCTCAAACTGGTAGATGTCCCAAAAGGAGTTAAAGACTTGATAGTTAGCTATATAGAAAAATATCGTAAATTATGAACTTCAAGACATTTATATTCATGATCCTGACATTCAGGAGAGTAGATCCTATACCTAGGGATATAGGTCTTATGTTAAGTACAACGTTCTGGATATCTATAGTATGGATAATATCCAACTTTGCTATATTGATAATGAGATTAATAAAATAGACAAGATGAAACAAGGAGACGTGATATACGATAAAAAAATATTGGAGATAGGGATAGCGCTAGGCCTAAAGGGCGCCATATCATGTATATTTGGTTCATTATTAAAAGATGACTGCAATATAAAAGATGAGATAATTGATATATCTAAACATATAAAAGAAAAATTAATATCAGATAATCATGGATAATAAACAACTTTATAAAATAACGTTGACAAGGGAACAACTGATGCTGATATCCCGGTGCGTGGAGGACATAAGCAGATACGCAGCCGGGGACATGGATCTTCAGCATACCACGGAAACTTTGATAAATGATATGGACAGGACGGAAACGCCGGGGATAAGAAGCTTTATAGTCAATAACTCACGAGCGATAAGAAGAAGGTTGTTCCCGGATCTCGAAGACTATGAACATATAGGGTATGATGGAGGCGGTAAGGATAAGATAAATAGAAAGAGGCTTATCGGAAACACCTACCAGATATATAGGTCTATACTGCATCAATTGGCTATTGACGAGAACTGGAATAACGTGTATAGCGATATTACGTTACCTTCAGGTGATATGGGGACGATTAAAGTGGAGAGGGTTGATGATGAACGGGAAAGTAAGGGCGTTTAACGGGGATATGGGTATGGCGATGTCCGTATTCAAGGATATGGTAGGGAAGGTAAGATTTGTTTTTGCCGACCCTCCTTATAAGATAACCCAAGCAAGATACGACAAGGAGGGACTTGATTATAAGGCGATGTGGGAGGTAATCCAAAAAACGCCGTGTCCGTACGGGGTGGTAGCCGTCACCTGTTCCCTCACGGCGGCGGTCGAGATCATGAGGGTCGCCCCAGCGGGATGGTACCGGTACGACCTTGTTTGGCATAAGACTACCCCTACAGGTTTTCTTAACGCCAAGAAAGCTCCATTAAGGAATCATGAGTTGATACTTATCTTCTCACCTATGCCACTTGGGAAGCATACATATAATCCCCAAAAGACTTATGGTCATGTCAGGAAAGTATCCAAGGCCTCCAGTAAAGCGGGATGCAAGGAAACGGAATTATATGGCAAAGCCGGTCTCACTACATACGATAGCACGGAGAGATACCCGCTATCGGTCATGACATTTAAGACAGACAGGCAAAAATCAGCCATCCATCCCAACCAGAAGCCGATGGAGTCACTAAGATACTTGATACGAACATACACGAATCCGGGAGACGCGGTAATGGATCCGGTAGCCGGGAGCGGAACGACAGGGATAGCGGCTTACGAGGAGGGAAGGGACTCCCTGCTTGTGGAGATAGACCGTCAATTCTTTGATGAGATGATAAACAGATTTAATAACAATAACATTAAAACAGATAGGATATGAATAAGATTGAAGAATTAGAAGCCCAATTAATGGCGGAAAGAATAAAAGTACAAATTGATCTAAAAGAGAAATATAAATGGGTTATTGGAAAATATGTTAAACATGACGATTCTTTTATGATAAGAATAGATGATATATGTCATGTCCATACATCTTGTATGAATGGCTATGCGGATAATTTAGAACCAGATGATTCTATTTACATAAATGGTACTGTAGCTCATTGCGATGTCAAGAATAATTACTATTCTTTATCAAAAGATGAAAACATCCAAGTACAGGCTAAAGATGTAATAGATATGCCTGATGGGGAATTTGAGAATATGGTAGAACGGTTGTTTAATGAGGCAAAAAAGAACTTGCTATGAGCCTGTTTGTATGCGCTAAATGCGGTTGTGTCGATAATACCGCCACGTCTAGTTACTGGATGTTGACAAACGAGTATATGGTGGATAAATTCGACTATGCCAAGGAACTACAGCCGTACAAGGGCATGGGGCTGTGCGGCGAATGCGGGAGGCTGGCTACCAGCCCAGACGGACGTGATGTCGTGGTGCCCGGTGAATGGCACGGGAAGTTCCTGAAGGAGAAAGCCACCGAAGAGCAGTTGAAACATGTAGGATATAAAAATCTAATTCCATTTCTCTATCAGATTGTATATCAAATCCATAATAATCTTTATTCCCTTTAACGAAATCGTCTATATGGCATATGTAGGACGATCGAGCTGTCAACTGATTCAATTTATCAGGCATGATAATTTTCAAAGACCCTATTTCGTTGGATTCGGACGTCAAAATTCCACTACTATCCTTCACGGAATCCTGATAAATGCTTACATTTGCATTCATAGTTGATAATTATTTATTCCCATCCGTCCGGGATGGATAGATGGGAATACAAAAATAGCCAATCTGATTGTTTTAAGCAATCTGCTGGCTATTTTTTTTCTTGTCATACTATATCAGCTATCTTCCCCTGTCAAAATACCAATTAGCGTCCTCCCCGGACTCATCCTTATCCCTGCCTCCTAAGAAGAATCCCATCGTCATGCCGTTGGTCATCAACCAGTAGTCGGATGTCTGCTTAATATCTCTAGCCGTCTTGATATTATACCATTGCTTACCAAACGAGAACTTCATGAGCTGCCTCCATAGCTTGCTCTCTCCCTTATACACGCCGGTCTGGACGGTAGCGAACGGATCCCAGTTTCGAGGATCGGTGAGGTCGCCTAACTTCCGGGCGGTAACCAGCGGATCCTGTAGCATGTCTATGGCGTTAAGCTCCATGAACGGGGATGTCTGGGAAGCGATCTCATTGATCGTCCTGAACCCTATATAGGTAATGAACTGCCCGAACCAGCTATCCTCGTTATCCTCCCTGTATCCCATCAAAGCCCGTCCTATGGCCATCATCGTGGCGAATACCGCCATATTGATAATCGATCTCTTGATATTGACCTGCTCGTAGGGGGTAAGCTTATCATACTCTTCCTTAAGCACGTCATATGCCTCCCCCATCCTACCCTCTGACATCGATCCATAGACATTTCCGGCCAATCTCCATAATGTTCTCATATATCCTTCCTCGAACTGGTTGGTCTGGAAATTGAAACCGGCTTTCTTATACGCCCGCTGCACGGCCAATATAAACCATCCACGATGAGGCAGCACCATGTTAAGGATAGCGTTCCGGCTAGCCCCCACCCGGTTCTGCTCGTTCAAGGCGCCGTCGCAGATCTGCACCATACTTCTGACCCTACTAGATAATGTAGGTATGTATCGGTCTATAATATCCTTGTTAGCCTCGTTCTTAGCCACGATCTTCCCATCCTTGACATCTACCATGTTCCACATAGAATAATCCCTTAAACGCTCCCAATCACGTTTAGCCTCGTTAGCGGACATATTCCTGTCCTTCATCATCATCTCCTTGAAATTGGAGTATGACCAGAACTGACCCTCGTATAGGCGGGTATCATCCATGACCGAGATAATGACCTGCGGATCCAACGGGGAGTTAAGAACCTCCATCATCTTAAACGGCAGGTCCCGGAATAAGGTTCTCCAGATCTTGTTATACGCCGCGGATCGTACACGGTCGCGGACATTGAACACGCCTAGAGCCTCTCCAACGACATATAGCTTGTTGGTACGGTTTATGTCCCCGATCTCAGACACGTACGTACTCAACTGCTTCTGGGCTTCCCCATAGGCGTATTTCATGGAATCCTTGCTTATATACCGCCCCACCATACCCTCCAAAAGGAAGTTGGCCTGCCCGGTAAGGGCGCCGGTAGCCGCGACGAACGGGGAGAAGCCTAAGTTGGATTTGGATACGAACTTAGTAAACATAAGAGCTAGCTTATTAAGGTCCACCTTATAGCTTCCTACGTTCCATTCTATACGTTTGTTATTTATCCTGACATCATAGATACTGGCGTTAACCCAATCTTGGAACATCCTATAGGCATGCGTCGCCTCTGGGTTCTTACCGCCGTCGTATTGCGTCTCCAGCATCATGTTCCTGTATCCCATGACATCATCCAAAGCCGCTCTCTTATGCTTGTAAGCGGCTGCTTGTAAGGATAACATGGAATAGGAGTACGCGAAATCATGAGATACGTCATCGGCATTCTCTAGCTTACTTAGATAGTACTTGGGGATCATGCGATATTTGTTGTCGTTCTCATCAAGCTCTCCTAGGTCTTGCCCTTGACCGTGTATAGGGTCATCCACCCTCTCGCCAACAATATCACGCACGGCGTTGCCGATGGCCGCCTTCGGGTCAACCCCGGCCTGCACCATCCTCTCCACGCCGCCCTTGGATATTTGTGGTATCTGGTAGATGTTCCTGAACCGCTCGTCATAATCCTCCATAGCCTTACGGCTTATGTTAAGCAGCTCCTTCCTCATCTCCCACTTATCCTTATTGATCGTAGCTTCCTCCCCTTCGTTGGTAATACCGTATTTCTTGAAAAAAGCCTCGTTCTTGTACTTATCGAACCTAGGCGTATGATATCCATAACCCAGATCGGGATTATAATTAGGATTACGGAAAGAACTCTCGGCATCGGCCTCTTCTAGCCACTGGTTGTTGATCGATAAGTCAATCATATTAATATCGAACCCGAAACGGGATACGCTCTCTTCATTTGATATACCATTTTCCATGGCATCAAAGAACTCGGATACCTTATACGTACCGTTATTTATCTTCCTAACGAAATCAGAATATCCCTTGGGAGAGTATTTCCTCATATAAGGATACAACCGGGTTCTGGCGTACTCGACAAGGATCTCATCAGTCTTACCCATCGCTATGTCGTTAGCCAGCTTATTATTGAAGCCAGGACCGTATTTCTTTCTTAAGAACAATGTCTCTATGAACGTCCATGACGGGTTCTTCCGGGACAGCTTGGCGGCCATCCTATCCACCTGACTCCGGGAGCGGGCGGACATATGCTCCTTGGCGAACTTAATCTCATCCATACCCTTGTCGTATGCCATGGCGTCCCTTAAAGCGTTACGGTAAGAATCCGTGACCCCACTCTCCACCGTATCGGGCATATCCATCTCAATAGCCTCAGCGGAAGCGGCGGCGTTAATAACGCTCTTAGCCTCAGCCAGACGGTCGTATAGCTCGTTTATCTTCCTTAATGAGGCGGATCCACGTAACCTATCGAAATCATACTCGCCATATCTCGTGCTATCCCGGTACTGGATAAGCAAGGGCCTTAGCTGGTCATTGATCTCATTTATTGTCGCCATCGCCTCCTCTACCTTCTCTATCCCTGATGATGATACAGATTGCTCCGTGATCTTATCAACCAGATTCTCGTAATAATCACCCTCCTCGGATCCCCACATATCCTTGGAGAAGCCAAGATGACCGCCAGCCAGCAGGAACTCGAACGCCGCCTTGCCGCCCTCTGACCGCTCTATCCCGCGAAGTATCTCCTTGAACTCGGCGGAAGCCTTACGACCCTCGTTGGTATTCCCGAACTCCTCGGCCCATGCCTCGTCCCATGCCTTGATCTCCTCGGACATCATCAGGGCCTCTGATCCCTCTTCCTTTGGTGTCCCATCGGAATACCACTCGCTCTTGGCTATAGCCCTGTCACGTAAAATATCCAGATAAGATCTCCAAGCTATAGGATCGGATTGAAACGCCTTCCAATCGACCTTCCCGTTCCTCACGAACTTATCCATAGCCACATACCTGCTCCTGCGGATACGGGTCATGAAATCGGACGTGGCTTGCGATACCCTACGACCCAGTCTTTCCTCGACCTTCTTATTGACTTTCTCGATCTTATCGTAATAAGCCTGCACCATAGGCTTCTCACGATTCTCATCCAACCACCTATTTATCGCGTCGAGATATCGTTGCTGATCCTCGAACGTCATGTCCGAGATATCAAAATTCTGGATACTTGGCTTGAATATATGATTGACCTCCTTCGTAATAGGCTTATCCCCGTCATATCCTACTATGTCGTCACGGGTCTTCACCTTAAGGCCTCTATCGGATAGAAGAAGATCGATAAGCTGCTTCTCGGTCTTACCAGTAACCTTTTTAAGATCATATATATCGATAATAGCCTTAGCCTGCTCTGTCCGATACAGTAAATCGTATTTGGCGAAATCACGGGACGAATCAAGGTAATCAGAGTTCTTACCGTTTATCTTCTGTATAAGATCCTCATTATCCTTTATCCCCCATCCACGCTCTTTCATCATCTTCGTCATCTTATTGATATTAGCCACGCCCTCAACATGAGCGTCGTTATAAGCCTTGGCAAGACGTTGCCCCAACATGCCTAAGATAGCGTTCCCGCTATGTTCTAACGTCCCGAAAAACCGGGACATGACATTGATATCCTTATGGATGTTATTTATCAACTTCTTTATCCCATTCCAATATCTTTCCGGGATATTAAACATCCGGAGCTGTCCATCCAGCCAGTCCTCATTACGATCACTTCGAAGGGCGTTTATATCGGACATGGATGTCTCAGCCATACGTAATATATCATCCATATCCTCTACCATGCCAACCTTGTTGTTGCCATAATAATCCGCCGCCTGATTATTGACGAATCCACGAAGATTCCTGATTAACGGTACTATCTCCCCATATACGTTATCGATAACCTGTATCGTCTCATAATCCAATCCCTTGTCGCTCTTACGCAAGCTACTGGCGACCGTGACCAAATACTCCACCTCAGCCTTGGCGGTCGCTATGACACTCTTGGTGGATAACAGGTTGTTGTTTTTATTAAGCTCACCCCCGACTTGTCTCACCTTCTCGCCTATATCACGAAGAAGGGAGATACTCTCACCGATCCTCTGGCTTTGGCTTGATCTCATCCTCTGCAATCTGGTGTATAGCCTTTCCAATGACCTACCGTTCTTGATCAACTTATTAGCCACGTCAACGTCCGATAACGAGTACATGAGATGATCGCTATCCTTTAGCAGAAGCACGTCAAAGGCGCTTGGATCATCAGCTAACGCCGACTCCCTTATCCTGTCAAGTACCTTATTTAAATCCGATCTTTGGCTGGAGAAGAAATTACGTATAGCTCGTACCATCCTGCCAAACAAGGAGAGCTGGGCGTCCTCGGACGAGGTCAGATCCTCTACCGCCTGTTCCATGCCCGGCACGAACCGCTGGGCCAACGTCTTACCTAGGATCTCCCGCTTCACCATCCGATCCAGCTCCTCTCCTTGGTATTCCTTCCCATACACCTCATAGTAACGACCAGCGAACTGATTCCATAACGACGTGCCGACAATAGAATCCAGCACCTCGTCAATCTCCTGTTGGTTACGATAAGTATCGACCAAGAAATGAGCCACCTCCTCATTGAGATCCTCTACCGTAGCCCCCTCAGCCAAGGCGATAACCCCATTGGCCATGTCAGATAACGCCCTAGCCGAAGGATCCACGCCATTACGCATCTTATACTTATCCATATACTCAGACATACCCATCACACGGATACCTAACGTGGATAAGATATTGGTGATATCAGTCCTATTCTGGAGATCCTCCGCCTTCTCGTTCTCGATAACCCCACGGACATTGCTTCCGTACAAAGCGTTATCCTCCATCATCAACGACAAGGCTAGCTCCATGAATCCATCATACTTGTTATTAAGCTCCTCAAACTTACCTTGCCTTAACATACCCTTGATCTCCGATCTGCTTACCGTAACCTTCTCCCCGGACGTAGTGATAAGATCAAGATCATTACTTACCTCCGTATCAAAACCTATAGAACCCAATACGTTCATTTCGGAGGACTGACTTCCAAATCTATTTTTAAGGCTAGAGAAGGCATCCATAGCGTTATAGATCTTAAGACCATCAGAATTGCCGGCTCCAGTAAGATAATATCTATCCCCTAGCCTTATACGTTCCCCACTCAACATGCCTTTCTTGATAAGGTAATTAACAAACCCTCCACGGGTGCTTATATTAGGGTCTGGGCTAATACCAAGGATCGGGATGAATGACTCGCTGTTATTAAGGGTTATCGAGGAAGAGCCAAAGGAGATGTCAGTCGTGCCAGACGGGATGTCGCTCTCCTCGACACTGCCGGCCAAGAACCCGGCCTCGACCCGCCCACCGGACGATCCTTTTATGGCGTTGGCGTAAGATTCGTGTATCTTGCCGTCATCCGATCTAAAGAACAGGCGAGGCTCACCGGAATCATATACCAATCTTGAAGATGGGGGAGTATAATTCTCAATATTATTTAACGGCAAGACATTGCCAGAAAATATGATCTCCCCGTCTATACTTCCGCCTTTCACCCTAATATTAGGTCGTTGCCCGGTAAAAGCGCTTTCCACGGCCTTCCATAACATACGGGCTGTCTCCTTGATGTCTATATTCTCCCTGATAGCCCTTATATCATCCCATGACGCCTCTTTCAGTATCGTGTCGCCAATATTATCCTCATTTATGGAATCCAAATCCACCTCCTGTACCGTGGATGTATCTACCACCGCCATATCACTGACCTCACCTACCTCTCCGGAAGTAAGATAAGCCACTACATTGTCGCTATTCCCAAGGCTTCTGGCCAACGCCGGGGCGTCCATATCACTTATGGCAGACAAGACCTTGGCTGACATAAGTTGTCCCCACTCGCTAGCGTTAAGTCTGGCACTTATGGATCTGGCGGCCTCCTTATTCCTTGGTACGGACTTCGTCCAGTCACCGAACTTAGACCTAAACTTATCGTTATAAATAGTCATATAAGCTTCAGCGGCCTTATTAAGGTCACTTACGGCGGCTATACCCGCTATCTTATCAAACAAGGTGGATACCTCTCCGGAAGGGGTCAAGACACGGGTTATCTTACCCTTACTATTTCTTTTAATTACACAACTTGACATAACTTCATGTTTTTGGCAAAGATAAACAAAAAGCCTCCACAAATAAGCGGAGGCTGATATCCTTGTGTTCCTTATATAATTTATGGCTTAATCCGTATTCTTACTATTGATGAACTCACTAACGCAATCACCAGCAAAGCCGGCTATATATGCCGCGTGTTCATCCTCTCCAACCTTAAAACCAAGAGACATATTGCAAAACTGGCATACGCTCATTGCTATATGGAATGACTCGTGACATATATTTCTCATTATTAAATCATCGTCGCTCGAAAAATTCCAAAGTATGGCGAATTTATCGTCATCATCCCTATCCCTTACCAAATTCGCGAAAGACGCCTCCTTGTCCATATCATCCCCATCTCCCCATTTCCCCTCGTGTTCAGGCTCCATATTTTCGAAACGATCACACAATGTCTTATAATCCAATCCAACCGTGATAATCAACTTCAACGGATATATCACGAAATCAAATTCCATCTCTCTCATAACTCCTTTAATTTTTCTATAACCTCAAAACACATCTCACACTCAATCCTACGATACAACTGCCTTACGCCATCTATCGTAGTCCAATAACGACCACCCTCTCGGTGCGGGAACTCACTCATTACCTTAGTGTCAGCCACATCATGTAGATCGTATGAGTCAAAAACATAACTTACATATATCGTCAAGATCAAAATAAGTAACCTTATTATACGACATACAACGGATTTGTCTCCCATCAGGAACCTGAACATCGAAAACATTTATCTTCTCCATATTAAAAAACAGAGGGATGCCGATCCCATCACAGACCGGTATCCCTTATAATAAATTAGCGACGAAAAGCATGGTGATGGACATGCGCCACAAATGTAATTACAAAATTCGTAAAAACAAAATATCAAGGACAATCACCTATGCATTCGCACGGAGCATCGCTTTTCAAAACCCCATACACCCGATTGTCGCTAGTCAGCCATCGTTTGCCGTCACTCGTAATATAAGCCTGCCGGCATCCCTCCTGATTCACCGTGAGCGTCTTCTTAATACCTTTTGAAGTTGTTATCTCCAGCTCAAGAGTCCGATCAAGACCGTTGTTCATCACCGAGCCAAAGGAAACGGGGGCGCTTCCGGTCCCGGACCCCGGGCTGACGGTCAGAGGCTGGTCCGTTACCTCGCCTACCCCGTCCTTCCAATTAATATTCAAATCATTAGCCATAGTTGTATTATTTTTGTTCTATTGCAAAGATAGCAAAACAAATAAACCCCAACCGGCTTTAGTCGATCGGGGTCTGAGCAAGAGAAAAGAAACTGATTATCGTCCCATCATTCTCGATACGGTTCTAGCCGCAGCTTGCGCCCATGTCCAGCTGTCATTAGATGTTACGTTAACCGTCTGTTGAGTACCATTTACATCCAAGTTAATAGTCTTCTTGTCAAGCTCGATAGTAGAGTCTCCAGCGGCTTGCGTTACCGTCACGTTGTCTGTCTGGGCACCAGCGGCAGTTACCTTCAATGTAGCTGTCAGTTCCTCGGTCGTGACGTTGGCCGGTACGTTCGAGATCGTGATGCTCCAAACGAACTCGCCAGCGGCTCCGGGATCGTCGGCGATAACCGCTCCGTTAGCCGTAGTCTTTCCAGCCGCCGTGTAGTTAGCCGGGAGCTGTAACGTAAGCCCGTTCTCCTTAGCCGGCGTGACCGCGAACGTAAGCTTAGTACTGTTAGACTTACCGGTGATGGTAACATTACCGCCTGTCTTTTGTACGGAAGCGTTAGGGCTGTCTGATCTTACCACCTCAGCGGCCGCTGCCTGATTAACTACCAACGCCTTCTTAGCCCCGCCGTTCGTGGTGACCGTAAGGTTGATAGCGCGTTGAAGACGACCGGTGTGTTTCTCACCGGAAAAATTAACCGCCTGATCTCCTGATCCCGATACTGGGTTGACGGTTACGAAACCGAATTTTTGTGATGCCATACTTAAATATATTTACAAATGTCATTTTATTATGCCAAAAATAACTTGTATCATATCACAAGCCAAATATAGGGGGGGGGTAGATACGACTAGCCCTGTACAACCTCAACATACAACCCGATCAAGTCCTTTAGATTATGACTAAGAGGAGTTCCGCTATCCCTAGTGCACTTATATACATCAGCGTTCTGGATGTAATATTTATCCTTGAATATCTCCATTGGAGGGAAATACGGGATAGGATCCCCTATGGTCCCGGCATGCTCCTTATCAATGACCTTGTATAAGGAAGCCGTATTTAGTCCGGGTTCCCATTCCTTTGATAATGTATGTTGTTGAATAACCTCATAAAGGATATCCGTATCCTCCTTCACCACCCTGAGACAGAATCCGGCATCCACCGACAACCCAAACTCCGCCCCCTCTTGTCCCCATATAGGGAATAGGACCTTAACATCCAATCTCTCGTTAGGGGATAAAGATATAGCCTTGTTATTAACCACCATTCTGGAGAATCTGACAGCCACTTCCTTAGGATCGGAGGCATCTTTCTCCTTTGCCTGTTGCCGGACATAAGTCATGGTGATATTTACCTTATCCGGATAGCCGGACTGAGCGTCAATAGCCCTCACCTGCTCTACGGTAGTGGCTAAGCTTACTTCCCTCTGTTTGGCTCCTAACGCCGACATCAGGTCATTATCATACTTATCCATCATCCCGATCAAGATCTTGCCTTCCGTCATATCGAACTCCAGACCTATGATCGTTATCTTACCAGCTATAGCCCCATCAGCCAAAGCGTTACGCCTATCATATTCAGGGATATAGATATTTTGGTCATCCAAGAAAAACTCATGAAGATCCTCATTCTCATAAGTCCTGATCTCCTCATACTTAGCCGATTTCTCCTCATTAAGAAGCCTTGAGTCATCCAATTTAGCCTCGATAATCTCCTTAACCGTAGCTTTAGGATTAGCCTCCTTGAACGCCAATTGCTCCTCCCCAAGCTCTATCCATGGGGCGGGATTCCCGTTAATGTAATCATCATAACTATAGCCCTTGGCGTAATTATCATCAAGCGGATCGTCCTGAACTAATTCATTGGGATATATTTCCCTGTTTATATATACGTAGCTCATATCTTATATCATTAATCTTGTTCTTTAACGGCGATACTATACTTATCTGAAGCGTAACACCAGATATTTATCTCGAAAGGCTTGTTAGCCGTAGTGGTTATAGAAGTACCACCCATGCTTACATAAGCCCCGGAGTTGGGTATAGCCTGCGTGAAGGCCGCCGACGGGACGCACCTGATCATCAGCTCCTCCCCTATCTGCATCCCTGACTGCACGGATAGGGTGGCGGCGGCTGATAACGTAGCCGTGATACTTCTCTTGCTAATAGGCAGGTGAGCTAATGTCGTGACCGTATTAACCCCTATAAGCCTGTTCACGGTCTTCTTGTCAGCCGCCGCCATCAACCCGTTAGTAGACTCGTTGGCTACGGCGTATGTCGTGTTAGGAGGTGTAGCCCAAGCGCCATCTCCACGCATGAAACTGGATGTGCTTCCATCAAGCTGTCTCAATAAGCCGTTAGCTGTAGTAGAGGCTAATCCGTATGTGGTATTGGTAGGCACTACCCACGTTCCATCACCACGAAGAAAAGATGCCTGCTTGCCAGCGGCCGGCGCAGGCACCAACCCTGCCGATCCTGCGGCTGAGGACGTCGCTCCGCCCATGTTGCTATATGTGGTATTAGGAGGGGTTTGCCATGTCCCGTCACCACGAAGATACTTGGCTTGCGCTCCGGCGGCAGGTGCGGGGACCAAGCCGGCCTTTCCCGCCGCCGAGGCAGAAGCGGCTCCCATATTGGCGTATGTCGTGTTGGTATCCGTCCACGGAACATTCACATACATCTTACCATTTCCGTCAAGAGCTACCGGATAATTCTTCCCATTAGCTGAGTACCCGATCTTAACAAGACCCAGATTATCGCTCGTGGCCTGTGAGTATGTAGTGTTATTGTCAGTCCAAGGGACATTGACGTACATCTTGCCATTAGCCAAGAGCACAGCGTAGTTCTTTCCATTAGAAGCATAGCCGATCTTAACCAATCCTAAGGTGTCGGCCGTGGCTTCATTATACGTTGTGTTATTATCCGTCCATGGAACGTTGACGTAAGCGTTGCCGGACGAATCCAGTTGCACCTTATAGTTCTTCCCGGAAGTCGTATATCCCACCTTAATACCGCCAAGAACGGTAGCGGAGGACGTGGGAGGTGTGAAGGTACTTGGTTTGCCCGTAACCCCTGACCAAGGCACGGAGGAAGCCTGACTGGCCGTGTAAGGCTCATACCCATCCTCACTGTTTAATTTAGACTCGTCTTTTATCAGATACATCTTACCTGTAGACGTGACCTTTACCGTATCACCACTTTGAACCGTAGCGGTGGTAAGGGCGAATCTAGCCGTATCATTAGCTACCACGACCAATCTCTCCAAAGCCGCCTTAGGTAACCTATCCATGCTGATGGTTCCGGACGCGATCTTAGAGGCATCAAAATTGGCCAATGTCGTGGAGATAGTTACGTTGTCTCCGAAGTCCGATGAGACACTACCGGTAACAGCCCCGGACAGCGCTATGGTCCTAGCCGCCCGTAATTTCGTGGCGGTAGGGGCATTATCCGTCTTAAGAGCATATTTGGTAAGATCAATATCATTAGCCTTATCCAAAAGCTGATCTATCTGCTTACCATTGTATTTACCTTGAAAATCTTCCATATCAAACTTATTTTTTGCTCAAATATAGTTATATACATAAATACCAAGAAATCGAGGGGGGGGGGAGATACGGGTAAGTGTCAAAAACTGCCGTCCCCGTGCAGGAATCCGCTACGGAATATAATAGCCTTGTCTTTAAGTTTCCGGACGGATTCCCATTCCCATTCACCCTCACAAGGCTTAACGACATACTTATTCCCCCATGTCTTAAACTTCCTCTCTATAACAAACATCTCTGGGTCTTTTAAGACATGGAAGATACTTCCGACAGGGAAATACTTATCAGTCCTCAATATAACACGATGATGTTTCTCGTCATATTCAGGATCGCCTACGATACGTGCCTTATAAAATTGGAAATCATTTAACGTCTGATCCACTGGCTCTATCCAATAATACCCCTTACCCATTGCAGTTTGTATTTAATTATCTATATTTGCGGTGTAGTAACTCATAATGTTTTAAGTGATTTTCAACCAAAGGGGAAGGGTGTCCGTGAGGATGCCTTTTTTCATTCCCGCCCACCCTTCCCATGAACAAAAGATCTACCTCGAACAAATGTAATCATAATAAGGCTACGATCAAAAAGAAACCCTATCGGTATTCTATTGCCGACAGGGTTCTCCAACGTTGTATCAAACCTAAATCATATCACTCCATTTGATTGTGTCACCGACGAAGCACCGCCGAAACCGTCCTGGTTGTTACGACCGTTCATCAAAGCCGCTACCAAGTTCGGATCCATCTTATTTCCGCCTATCAAATTGGCGAACATACCCGGAATCATAGATAATAAACCGTTAGTGGCGCTTCCACTACCGGAACCCATACCGTCTAACAAAACGATTTTGTCTCCACTTGTACCCATGTCTATTTATTTTTGAATTAATAATAACCCCACCTGATGGCGGGCGTTACAAAGTTCAAGAATTAACAGTCCTAAAATCGTGATATGTGTCATCATCAAAGTACGTCATGTCTTGTAAATGGGATTAATAAAAACCGATACAAGACAAAAAATCCGGAGCGTATCACTACGACCCGGATTCATCGCGAATCTATAAAATCCAATGTTTCAATGCTCGAAAGAAAACGTCTCACGACGTCAAAGAGAGATTAACTACACGAAAAATCTCGCATCAACTTATTTGTATTAGCAGTGTATTCATTAACTATCTTACTGGATGAGGGATTATCCTCTATCCTTGACAGGCGGTTATCGTCACTCCTTACCGTAACATCACCCATCCTTCGTACCATATTTTCTTGATATGATGATGGATCGGAGTATATAAGATCATCAACGAACCTGTATATCGCGCCATCAACCGTCTCACCTACCTTCTCATATAAACCGGATTGGAATGACACGAAATCATCATACCTCCCACGAGCCAAGAACGAACCGTCCGGTCTCGCCTCGACGCCGCCGTTGACCTCCCGGAGCAGGCCCGGATTCCTTTGGTACAGATACCTGTAAAACCCGGCATCCATCATCCTATCCTGACCATCCAGATAGAAAAGGTTTCTCATGCTACTGTCACCGGACTCGATAGCCACGTCAAACAGAAGATCCCTTACCTGACCTTCCGGCAACGACATCTCCATGCTTTTTAACGTACTTCTGTCATGGTGGTTCAAAGATACGTTATAAAATCCATTAAAATCAAGGAGACGTAAGACATTATTATATAAATCCGATTTTTTTAACCTCTCCTTGATCTGGATCTTCCTCAACGATGTACAGGATTTGATAAAATCCCGATCCTTTCCCTGCCTAGCCTCGTATCTCCTGAACTCCCGATCAATATCGACATCATCCATCTTAGGGGTTACGGGATGCTGGTATATCAATCTGGTAAGGATCATGTCCTCTGTATTCGAGGATGAGATGTTGGACATAACTAGCTTCTTTATGTTATCCTTGACCACGCCAATATCGGAACGGGAAGCCCCGGCGGGGACCACGCCAGCCGGCAAGTACGAGGGTCGCTCTATCCCGATATTGGCCAACATCTCATAAGCCTGATCGGTGTCGGTTATCGGAGCCGTGTTATGGTACGTATTCCTACCCATATACAACATGCCCCTATCATACATATCGGAAGGGGATGTATTCCCGGACCTTACATACACCATCCTATCCCCGGTAGAATAAGTATCCTGAACCTCGTATATCGGGTTCCCTTTTCCTGTTATCCTATCAAGATCGGAGATAAAGCTATCGTATACCGAATTGCCGGCCTGTATGGAAGACAACATGACATCCAGCGACGCCATAAGATCACGGATATCCTCAGGTCTGGATATAACCATCTCATCGCTGATCGCCTCGCTTATATCCACGCCCATGTCGGCAAGATCCATGGCTATGCCATGCAGACGTCCGGCAACGTCCTTGATGTCCTTAAAATCATCCATATCGATTATCTCCCCAACCTTATCCCTTAGACCCTTCATATCCTTAGGCATACTGATATACGGTGTGGTACTATTGAAGTACGAGTCGGTAATCGTATTTCCGTCCTGACTCCGAACCTCCATACGGGTCATATTACGATACGTGTCATACATCCGATCCGCGTAATCCTGATCCTCCTGATACCGGAGTGCCAAGGAAGGGTATGGGATGGAGGCGAAAGCCTGATCGAACTCCCGGCGGTCACTGATACCGCCTACCGCCCTCATGATCGTATCCCTTACCTCTATTGGATTCAAGCCCCTTCTCTTTCCTAACGAGTCATATGTATCCTCATATATCATATAATCATCACCAAGGCCTGACTCGGAGGACAGGAAATACATATCCTTCTCATTAAGATTCCCCTCAGACATAAAATCGACAATCCTCCTCATCATATCCCTTACCCGCTCATACGCCGATCGGTTGGTCATGATATTATCAATCTCATCGGCGTCATACATCCCGGATCGTTCAAGATTATATCTGTTGATGAATATATCACCGCCTGAGAGGAAATTAGATACAATCATATCATTAAGATCATTGATATTATCAACCCCCAAGGAAGTAAGGGTGTTATTGATATCCTTAACCTCATCGGCCATGAAATTGCCGGCGAAATAGTTCTTTCGCTTGATAAAGGACATAACATCATCATACCTAGGTTCCCCGTTACTATCTAGGTCATATTCCGATGGCATGGACATCCAATCGCCAAAGAAAGACACGAAGTCGGGGGAGTAGGCCGTACCCCAGACCGATAAGGCCTGCTTCTGGTCGCCCAGCGCCTCCATCGCCCTTTGGTATAATCCGGATGGTTGGTTGTTAGGGGCAAGGACATTATCTACCCTACCCTCCTTATTTTTTATAACATAACAAGATCTGCCCATTACTAAATCGTTTTGTTACAAAGATATAAAATCCCATCTACTCTCACGAGCGGACGGGATACCAAAATAACAACATAATAACAAACCTTATGTTTCTACTGAAAAGTACAAATCTTTTTGCCGATCCTCACGGACAGGCAAAAACTCAATCCTAAATTATAAAAAATGGAGTTTATCGTTTAGCGAAAATATCCTTATCTGATCTACCGAGAACCCTGCCTTTTAATTCCAAGAACCTAGGCATCCATTCCCTAGATATCTTAGACACGATCCACTGGAATCCCTTAGGAGTTACATAAACAGTGTTAGTTCCATAAAACTCATCGTCATCACGATATCTGTAACGAGCATAACCACGATCTATCATCCTTTGGGAAAGCAACCACCTCTTACCGGTCTTAGCGAAGAACTTATTATCCTCAAGCAATATACGAAGATTCTTCTCCGCTATATCATAACCATGAGCCTCCAACTTCTCCCGAACCTCCCTGATCAACATATCTGTCTCTTGGGCTATTTCGGCTGTCTTGGCGAACTCAACCATAGGAGCCTGTTCTTTGATAATATTATCAGATATCCTTTTGGCTTCCTCTGCGGCTTTCTTCGCCTCAGCTAATGCCTTTTTCTCCTTTTCAGATTTAAGTAACGCCTCTAATGCCTCTATATAATCAGATGGAAGATCGTTTCTGCTTATATCAGGGTTATTCCTATTTATTGATGTATGCCCTTTCAATAGAAGTTCCTTTATCTTGTCTGCACACCATAACTTAAAATCTATACTAAGCCATTGAGCAAAATCTATAGCTATATCTTCATGCAGCCATACTCCACCTCCAAAAGCTGGCATTCCAGTCTTCTTTATAACTAACTGATTTTCAGATTTACCAGTTTTTCTGGTAATTGCACTAACCAGCTCATTCGCAGATGTTAGCGATAAATAATCATTTGGTCTTCTATTGAAGTGTTTAGCCATCTCTGTGGCATTAATATAAGTCGTTCCATTGATCGTCTTAAAAGTCACCTCATTTCCATCATAACTAAAAATCTCAGATAATTCACTCATAATATAAAAACAACGAGAGCCACCAGCGTCCGTTACTCCACTGATGACCCTCATCTATCGCCTACGTCTAGGCGAGTTAATATCTTCTTCTGGTCTAGCAACGGATAGACACCGCAAATATAAGACCTTATTTTGAAACTACAAACAGGAGATATTTTTACAAAAAATGTAATCAGCCATATTCCTCTGTCATATATAAAGCGTAGCTATACCTATCCTCTATCATCTCCACCACCTTCTTGATATCAGATAAAGTTAGTTTCTTTATCTCCATATTCCTGCTATCCATCCTGACAAAAGAGTTCTTGAACTCCTGCTCGGTTATAGCATCCAACCTAAATAGATTGTATTTTATAAGCAACTGGCTTACGTCAAATATCAGGATATTAAGATCAATATCATCCTTCAACTCATCAAGAAGATCACGCATCATGGCTTTGATAGCATCGGTATCAAGTTCCAGTTTCTCGGCCTCTCTCATCAACTTCTTGATAATACCATTGTGCTCGATTATGATGTTAGCGTTATCGTCATCGGTAGGTAGAAGGATATCCATCGTACATTTTATACCCACCTTATCACTAAGCCTTTTATTGAACTCAGTCATATAATCAAAAGCCTGATCCCTGCTTAATGAGTATGTATGATCAAGCAACCGCTTTTGTCTGACCTTGACAAAATAGTTACTGGTGTATAACATCATCAAGACCTTTACTCGCTGGATGCGTAGGTCTTGCATGATCTTCCGATGTAAAAAGGCATCTAATTGCATAATATAAAGAGTCCCCACCGGGGCCATCACACACCCGACAGGGACCAGCTTTTAAATATCTTACCCGTCAGGTGATGGGCTGACGCCGCAAAGATAAGTCAAGATATTTTATTTAGCAAGGATTTTCCGCCTCATTTTCTCCGGATACTACGTTACCGTCGGAAACCAAAGACCTATCCTCAGCAGCCTTCGCGGGCGAGGCGGACCCCGATTGGAGGTCAGACGGGCTGCCGAACGGGGTCACAACCTCCTCGAAGAACGTCTCATCCCTCCTGATACTCATCCTGAACTTAGGGGCTATGAAAGGATCGTTATTAAGATCGATGTTGATCGTAACGTCATTCATCAAAATATCCTCCTTAGTCCTGGAATCGCCTATCCACCCTCTTACGTCAGTAGTCATAGGCATCTTACTAGCCGCTTCCTTGACAGCCCCTAGCCGTTTCTTGATAACATCCACGTCTCCCGTCAACGGAATCATATATGTCTTATTATCCAACCCGGATCTGGCTATAGCGTTATTAAGATCCATTATATCATCAATACTTACGCCTCCGCCTAGACCTTCCATAATCCTGTCAGCCATCGATCCGATCATGGATGAGAATGATGGTATATCCTGATTTTTCAATCTTACGGGGTACAGGTAATTTCTTCCATTTCCTGTCTTTATAGCTACAACCGGGATACGCGAATTTTTATAATTACCATACTTGTCCCTAACGATAGCCGTACAGAACGGGAATATGTTATACCTAATATTATCCTTCATCGTAACCTCCCCGTTCTCTATATATCCTACGCTCTCGACCTTACCAACCGTCTCATTGGTAAAGTCATTTTCGGATACCATCAACGTACCATTATCATCACTTATGCTAAAATTAGGTCTTCCCGGCAAAACACTAGTTACTGCACCTACGAACGGTATATCAATCTCGCCAGCGACAGATCCTACATTATCCCTATACAACTCAAAGGCCATACTCCTTAAATCAGCGTTACTTCCTTTTGAGTCCGGGTCATCGGCTTTCAGTACCGAGACGAAATTGCCATCGCTATCCACGATCTTAATAACCATATTATCAACCAGCTCTCTGTAAGCCGACTTAGTCTCATCAGAATTAGGATCAACGGCGTTAAGTCTATTGTATTTATCATACAGTCCCTTGGTGTATGGATCTGACATATCCATCTTAAACCTTACCATATCACCCTTGCGAAGGCTAGCCGCTGCTTCCTGATTCACCGACTCGTTGTTAGATCCAAACGTATCACCCGTATAATAAGGGATAATAGACCCATCCTGCCCCTTGCGATACACCATGAACCAATTGGAGGTCGATAAGGCGGTCTGCCGCCCCAGTATGACACCGGTAGCGTTCTCGAAAGCCTGGGTGTCATCCTCACTAATCATCCATCTTGAATGATTCTTGGACTCAATAACGCTGAACATGTTCGTCCCATCAGTAAAATCCATCACCATCTTATCATCCATAACATATTCACCGGGCGTGACGAGAGCCTTAAGCCCGGATCCCGCCATAAACCTGTCAAGCCTCATCCCTCCTACCTCATAATACATGACCCCACCGATCTCCCTCTTTTGAGCCATCAACACCACCGGATTCTGGGCGGCGTTGACCTCCGTCCCGCCGGTGGATGTCCCGGGTTCGCTCTCCGTGAGAACATCACCCATAGGTATAGACTTATCGTAATCCTTGACAACCATACTTCCATTATCATACAGCCTCATCCATTCCACGAATTGAAGAAGAGGATCATCAGAATAATTATTAATGATATCAATAGCCTCATTAAGTTTATCCTGATCAACTTCATTCCCGTTGTCAATATCATTCATAAGATCATTGTAAGTCTGTATAGCCCCCTTAACCTGATCCTTATCAAGACCATTAATGTTTATATCTATGATATCATCAATAGTATCTCTGATGTTATTTAAGACATTATCGCTGGTATTTAACCTATCTATCATTGACCTAATCTTATTAAGCCTAGCTATAGGATTATCGCCAAACCCATTTACAAGATCATTGATACGATCCTTATTATTATCATATATCTGCCTCTCCCTAGGAGATAAGATATCCTCATTACCGTTCCATATCTTTATAGCTATATTATTGATTCTATCATCAGAAGGATTTATGATATCCTCATTATCAGGTACATTCTCAACGATACCGCCCTCATCAGCCTTGATGTCATTCTCCATAGATCTGGCGATCATATGATTATAGGTCTTGAACATAAATGCCTCGTCCTCTCCTATAAGACCATCTTGATAAGCCTTATCTATGGCCTGATCATTGGCATAAAGGGAATTAGCATCAGGATCATCGGTATTCCTGAAATCATACTTGCTGTCATCCTCCTCATAAGTCTTCCCCCATGCGTTCGATAATATCTTCATGAACCCGCGCTCCTGCGCCCGGATGAATCTTCTGTCACGCATACGACGAAGTGACTCGTTTATATTCTTATAAGCCACAAGATTATGACGATACTCGCTAAGCAACGCCATAGCCTCCTTATGATTATCAACCCCACGGATAGATACGGCATTCTCAAAACCGACTATAGTCTCATAAGCTGCCATAAGATCGGCGGCGCTGATCCTTGATTCATCCCTGTTTAATAACAGCTTAGATATATCTGTCTCTGAGTTAACTAACGTAGCTAATCTCCTCTCCAAAGCAATCCTATCCTCCGTCAATTTAAGAAGTCTATCATTCTCCTTGGCTAACTTGACCTTATCAGACTCAAGAGCTTCCTTAGATGTGACACTCTGCTGAAGCTTCAAAACATTCTTCTCCATTTTCCGTATATCATCTGTAAGCTTCCTGAGTTTCTCAAGATCCCTACTCGAATCAGGATTAAGACGAGAATATATATCTAAAGCAGGTCCTATATCCGTATTGTATATCCTTCCTAACTGATTAGCGATATCATCCAAGTTATCCTTAGCCTCAAGACCGTTATAAGCCATGTTGGAGATATAGGTGTTAAATGATCTATTGGATATACCATCGGTAAGGGAGTCGGCAAATCTGCTGGCCATAGTAAAATTATCAACCTTCTTATTGAACTCACTGATAAGGTTGGACTTATACTCATTTACCTGCCCATCTGTCATATTCATATCGGAAGCTATATCGCTATTAGGTATAGACTCGATGACTGTCTTGAAATTCTCCTTAGTATCATCTAACATCCCCATTTCCTGATCATAACGAAGACGGTTGAATACGGCGTCACTAAAAGTCTTATCTACGATTCTAGAATTAGGTATATCATCAGCGTTATTATCCGTACTTAAGCCTGATAATTGAGCGTTAAGAGCCATACTGCCACGAATAGCTTGGACGGCCGCCGAGGTCAAGGCGCCGGCATTGGTGTTGTAGGCCTCCACCATCCCCTTGTTCCGGGACATGTCTTGGCTCCATTCCTTTATACCACCAATAGTTTTTCCTCCCATAACCGATCCGATAATCATACCGATGCCGATCTCCTTCCATCCCTGATTAGATCCGTAAGTCTCCTTGAACCCGTTCTTTATAGCCTCCATATAGCCTATATTCTGCCGGATAGCCATAGGATTGTATCTTGATTCCACCCAATCCTCGGCGGATTTAATAGCCACTCCCTGAAGACCTTCCTCATACAGACCCTCAGATACCGGGCGTTTGATGATATTGAACGTATTCCCGGCTATTTTCTGCCATTTCTTAGGCGTTATGGCCCTTAATGTCCCGTTATCCATCCTCTCGGCGCCTACGCCAAATATATTGCGTTTTATGAACTTATCCACGCCAAGATCCATGCCGAACATATCGCCGAACATAGCTATATTGGATAATGACAATATACCGACATTAGCGCCAAATACGGCATTAGCGGCATCGGCGTTGTCAGCCCTGAACTTCATAAGCTCCTCATATGGGACTTCCCTTCCATAAGCGTTACGGTAAGACTGCCTGAAATTCTCCTCAGCCTCCATCAACATGCTTCTAGCTTCGACAGATGCCTCCCATGAGGTAGATGTACCAAGGAAAGCGAGGGTGTCCAGCCCCTTGCCTATCCTCTGTCCGGCACGGGCGGCCCTAAGGTAAACGCCGAACGCTTTCTTGGTATCCGAAGCCGCTTTGCCTATCCTAGCCAAAGCCACGCCTGCCCTAGCTCCCGTACGAGCTAAGTTCATCAATCCAGCACCGGAATATACAGCTGATGATAACATGGCACCAACGGTAAAAGCAAGACCGGATAAGAAATCGTTAGACCAGAAATTAGCCGTAGTCATGCTCTGGAGAAAATTCATATCCCGCTCCTCTCGATTGTAATAATGAGCTAGACCATAATCCATCTTCTTATCCTGATCATCCAGCCATCTCGTGAAATCGTTATCAAATACGGCGTTAAAATTACCTCTGGATACACCGGCGTAAATACCATAAAAAGGCTGGATAACGCCGCCTAATCCGTATAAAGCAGCCTTACCCGCCAGCTTACCCAATCCTCTCATCCATTTCTCGGTCCTACCTTGGCTCCTAGATAGACGCGTGTCGTTATCTACGCCTGAAATATAAGACTCGTATTTAGGTATCCAAGTACCGCTACTGAGTCGATATCTTGAATCCTCCAACGATATCTCCGGACCTGTAAGGTTAAACCTACCCTTATAGCTTTGGTCAGATGCCATATATCCCAATGGGGACATATGCTTTATATCATCATAATAATTTGTCTTAACGGTATTCTTAATCCTTTCCGACAATGATGGTATCTGCGACTTTGATCTCTCCGAAGCAGAGTACGGATCAAGCACGGGAGGCAAATCACGATCCGGTATATCATAGGTATTCGTACCAATGGCCCTAGTGGCATCAACACCCATTGTAGGATAGCCATATCTTTCGGCCAATTTCTTTCCATCAGGAACGTTATTACCGGTTTCCATTATTTCCATTATTTCCACTATTTCTGTTTTTTATCTCTTGATCAATGATACTGGCTATAGGGGAGATGAAACTCTCGAAGTCATCGGTAGTCGATCTGCCCTCACTCCTCCAATACACCTCATTTTCCTTACTAAGTATCTGTTGCCACGCCATAGTCAAATAATACTGAGGACAAAAATCAATCTTTCTGGCTACTTCGTCAGCGTAAGCTACGCCATCTAGGTCTATAGAATACAACGGGGTATCTCCCTTACTGGCTTTCCCCTTACCATATATATCCACATTTATGCCAGAAGATCCATTATTATACTTATATCCTGAAGCCCTTAACTCGTACATGGAAGCGTTATCAAACAACACGTCAGTAGCGATCATCATCTGATTCTTCCTGATATTACCGTCATTTATATTCGTAAACATATCTATATAAGGCATTGTCATATCTTTGGCCCCGCTGGCGTAAGCGAATGGAGCCACCTGCAATGACTTAGCCATCTTCCCATAAGCGTTATCACTTGAATTAGCGAACGATATAGATACAACACCAGAGTCGTAGGTCTCGGATGGAATATTTACCTCCTCTTTATAGAAAGCAAGGTCATTGGCGGCCAGATCAGCCTCGCTTACCTCAATAACGGATCTACCATCACCTCCATTATTGCCAATGATCTGATACTTACCATCACCTATAGGGGATATGGTAAACGTTATCTTCGTATTGGCATTATCCTTATCCTTAGGAATAAAACCACCACCACGGGTAAATAGGTCACTAATCTTTATATAATCATACTCGGCTTTGCTTTTAGACGGATAATCACCGGAAAAGATATACTCACGCTCGGCGTACTCATGACGATATTGCCTTAAATAATCCTCGCCAGCACGCTTTGCGTCATCATTTAACCTACCCAAATCTCCACGGCTCCATTTATGCCTTAATAAATCATTTCTTTCCTTATGCGCTTCGTCATATATAGCGGTAGCGACAGCGATCGCTCTATTATCCCCAGCAAACCTGTCTTTTATTTCCTCGATATGCCTATTCTTGTTAGCCCCAGATACGGCAAGAGACATTATAGATTCAATATCATCAAGCGACAAAGACGTTCCCATAAGATCATTCAAACGATCCATAATAATACTTGACTGACCTGAATCTACCGATACGTATGGCGCTTCCCCTTGAATATTACTATTAACAACGTTTATATTATCATTTAGCAAAGAACTATAAGCGGATAGCTTAGCCCAATCGTCTAATGTTATATCGTTTATGCCATCTATATCAAAAACCTTATCACCATTATTGTTAATATCCCCAAGATTGAATGTGCCAAATCCGTAACTAATGTCTATACCTGATCCTTCATACGATCTAGCCTCTTTCTCAATTATAGCATCAACACCATCCAAAACAGTATTCTCAGCCTTATTGAAACCCTCATTAATCTTACTATACTTATTCCTTTGGTTATTTAACCCAAGAAGCTTTATATAACTATCCTTTCCATTATAATCAAGAAGTGTATTCGTAGATCCACCATTAGCCTTAAAATAAGTCATGATAACCTGACCCCTATCCATATCCTTGACCACATTACTATTCTCAGGATCAGATGCCCATGCGTCGATCTTCCTCTTGGCATCGTCTGATAGAGACTTTACAAAATTCTCCATGCCTGTATTCACCGCCTTTTCATTGGCTATAAATCCATTCATGAACTCATCGCTTATATTCACGTCTTCAAGATTGGCACTCTTCGTAACCACGGTGGGACCGGTCATGTCATCGCCTCCACCATTTCCATTCTCCGATTTACCTGATTTACCAGCTCTTATCAAAGCGGATTTCTCCATGGCTAGATTATGCCTTTTTGTCTCATTGAACTTAGCCCTCTCCATCATCTGTTGATTAGCCTTGAAATAATAATCATCAACACCAAGCGTCTCGTATGAGTTATTATAAGACCATCGTAACCCCACGCCACGAAGGAACTGCTGCCTCACCATGAACATGCCGGCCCGCCCCGGACTGTAGTTGCTGCCGATAACGCCCTCAGCCTCCTCCACGAAATCATTTTTCTGCTTGGTGATATCCGCCAGCTCTGACTCCAACCTAGCCTTTTTGACCTTATCATTGCCAACGCCCTTTAGCTTTGCCCGTATAGATTCTTCCTTGGCACTAAAATCATCAATATACCCTTTAAGGAAATCAGAGGTACTCTGGACATTGAATAGGTCAGGATTCGTCCTAGCCATATACCTACCCTCTAGTTGCATCTGAGCTTTGCCGTTCTCTGATATGGAAGCCATGGCTATATCCCTGACTTGAGCATAGCTTATTTCATCTATATACATCTCACGCATCTCCCCCGTCCTGTTACCATTGGCATCAATCACCGGCACATTGACTTTCTTTCCCTTATTAAGGGAGATGAAGTTCTTCATCTTCTCATCAACCTCAGCGTGATAATCCGTATAAGGAGTATAATGTATAGGATTAAGACGTGTTCCTACCTGACCGTCATTCATCCATGCCACGGCATCGGCGAAAGCCTCAGCCTCGTTTATAGGACTATACATCTTAGGATTATTCAATTTCATATCCTCCATCTTCTCACTAAACGACCGGATCTCCCTAGTGCCGGCGATGGCATTCAACACACGGGTATCCAGAGCCTCTCCAAGACGGGCCTGTATACTTCTGGCTATACCATCAGAAGCCAGATTAGATTTACGATACACGTTATTCACGCCCTGTATCAATCCATTTAACCTATTCTGAAGATATTCCCTATCCTGAGGTTTTATAATGTCAGAATTGATAATATAATCAGCATACTCGTTTATAGCCTGCCGATTGGTATCTATCTTCTGCTGCATGTATCCCATACCCTGCATCATGACATCCATGTTGTAGGGTGATACGTACTTGCCGTAATTCCTTAATATGCTATATTGTGAAGCCATCCTTTATCCTTTCTTGCCTTTAGTTACTTCCTGAGCGGGATATAATCTCCTATAACTCAATATATCCCCTTGAGGATCAGCGATCAGCTGCCCATTAGGACCGATCTTTACATCCCCGAATATAGATCTTAATGTATTCATGGTCGTAGCCGTGTTCCACTTCTGCTGGATCTCATCATTGACGCTATCGAAATACCTAGCCCAGTTCTCGTCATTTATAGCCAATCCCTGCAATATCCGTTGTTGGTAAGCTTGACGTTGGGCTATGTTCTTGTCGTAAGTATTCGCCCATGATTGAGAATTGACATTATCAGCCCAAGTCCTTTGAGCCACATTTCCTTGTTCTACCTCATTTATATACTTACCTATATTGGAACTCATGATAGCCTGTAAATTGGAAGATAAAGCCCCTCTCTGGGAATCCGGGACATTACCCATCTGATCCAATTGTGATTGGAAAGCACGATTAGCCTCAACCATATACTGATCAGCCGATCTCAACACCGGGTCCACGGTAGGAGCGTAATGCCTTTCCAGACCTTCCGTTGTCACGGCTCCCGGGGTCATCCTAAATACCTCGGGGAAGTCAAGACCGCCACCCACTATATTCCTGCCTCCATTGCCGCCGTTCGACTTACCGGCATTTGTATTGGTCTTAGGGAGCGTATTGGGATCAATCAGCTCAGGCATATCCAGCTTAACATCAGGTTCCTCCACATCACCTATATCCATAGGACCGGGAGCCACCTTATGAGGGTCAAGTATAAAATCAAGACCTTCCATTCCTTTCATGGATCTCAATGCCTGCATCTTAAGCATATCCTCCCCAAGTATCTTATTAACGACATCCTTGTTCTTATCAGAGAACAGTTGGCTAAAATGGGTGATACCGGCATCGTTAAGAGCCTTATGCTGTTCCTCTGTAACAACGTCTAGACCGATCATAGGGCGAGATGTGGTAAACAAGCCTAATTTATTATCTCTCATCCTATCATGATATGCGGCTTTCTTGTCTTCCGGGTAATTACCTTGACTATCCTCACCGCCAAAGGAAACAAGCGTCGTGTAATCCCGAAGCGCCTCGGCGTTGGCGATGATCGGGTTCTCCGCCGTGGCCAAGCCCATCCAGCTACTTGTCTGACCGTAGATAGCGTCTTGCAATGCCCTAGCCCTAGCGCCCTCTGAAGCTCCCATATAAGCATCGTAAGCGACCGGATTGAATGTCTTATAATAATTCAACCTTTCATTCGTATTAATACCTCCATAAGAGCCATCGGTCCCTTGGCGCTGATAACCGAAATAGTTAGGATCATTGTTGAACCTATTCTCGATCGGACGGAAAGTTAATTTACGACCGAACAAAGACGTGCCCCCTATCTCCATCTTCTGACGAATACCAGCCACTTTCTTAAGCAGCTCTTTCTTAGCCTCAGCTATATCCTCCTCCGTAAGACCGTATTCTTTCATGGATCTGGATATGATGTTATCTATCTCACCTCCCTTGGCGAAATACGTATCCTCATCCTTCTTCATCTTCCGGTCTTCCTGCTCCTTGTATATGACATTAGCGAAGTCCGTAAACCTTCCCTCTAAGCCATTAACGGTATCGTTGCTATCATTTATAGCCTTAGATAATACGGAGGCGTTTAAACGCCTTGTATTCTCGTCATCTATCTTATCGTTTTTCTTCAGCTTCTCCAGCGCCTTTTTCTGATCATCGTAAGCCGATTTAAGACCGATCTTAGCCTTATACCTGTCCATTAACGTAGCATACGTATCCTTAGGCGTGGCTTTGATCCCATACGTATCTCTGATGTATTTAGCGAAATCCGGCTCTATGGTTGTGTCGTCGGTAATAACCTTCGTTCCCTGCTCCAAGGAAACGGGGGTTCCACCATCGGCGTGCTTCTGCCCCATAGCCTCCATCGGCGCCTCTCCGGGCTGCGTCACGTACTCACCCTTCTCGACCTCTACGTTGGCTTGATCTTCCATCGACTTAGGTAACGGATACAGGTACTCACCGGTAAGACTACCGCTATCAAACCTATTATTAGGTCCCAGATAAACACCCCCACCATCCTTGTACTGCATCTGGGATTGCCTTCTTTGTCTGGCCTCACGCTCCTGGGCCAACCTGATATTGGTACGAGTACCTTTCTCAGAAGCTATCCCAGAAACCACGTTACGAGCCAACCCCATGATACCACTAATTCCCGAGGCTATGGTAGTTATCGTATTAGCTGTTTTAGCCCCTGTGGATAAATCACCATATCCCTCGCTTCTCATACGTCCTATACCACGACCCATCTGAGTGAACCTAGATCCTATATCATCAGCACCATAGTAAGGGATGGAGGTAAAATCAAAAACATCCGTCTCGCCTGAACCAGTCTTAGATTTATCAACATCATTAACAGTTATGTTATTAAGCGTAATACCATTGTCCTGATAATTCTCAGCTATACGTTGCGAACTACCCTTGGAGCTAGCCGGAAAAATATCCTTCTGATCAAAAGCAGTATCATATTTATTCCTCAACCGGTCAGGCGTATCCATAGAATATATTCCTAACGGATTGACTGACATAGGTAATCCTTGGTTGGTATTCACCAAAGGCTCTATACCTAACCCTTGTATGCCATCCATATTACCAAGCATATACGACCCGACTTCCCCGGCCTCTTGATATTTAGGTATCTTCCTCTTGATTACATATTTGCCCATATCAAATTAATTTCGTTCTGACACAAAGATAATCTAAAAAAACGGAGACTCACCATTTATATAACGATGAGTCTCTTTAATACTAATATTTTAAAGCCGCAACAGGATTACCCCATTTCTTCTTCCATTCATGCCCAAGATAGTCTATAAGCTTATCATAAGTATCTATAAAGCCTCCATCTATAATGCCGGTAATAACATTCCCTACAGCTACTATGTCGTTTAACTGATTCTTTGTGGCCGTATTCCTTATCCCACTCTCATGCTTGTTAAAGACGATAAAATTAATAGCCTTAGCTACCCTTGATATCTTATCAGACAACTGACTCTTGTCGCTAACCAACCTGGCGACGGCCGAACTCATCTTGATATAAGCCTCGCCAGCGGCATTCCTGTCCTCTATGAATCCTTCATGCAACCATATTATCACCTTGGCGTATATCTCTGGATCCAATTCCAATGCTACCATAACAAAAAAATACGGATTTACATACCATTTCTGACCCTCCCCCTTTCCTCTTCGGTAAGCCATTCCGTATTTTTTGAGATCGGTTATCTTATTGATTTTCAATTCATGGTTTTGTACCGTAAGATTTCTTACAGTACATATATCATTAATACTCAGCTCCCTAACAAGAGCTTTCATCTTTTCCTGAAATCCATTAGTAGCAAACAAATGATCAAGCCTTCTAGACTCCAACCCCATAGATTTACGTTTTTCATTCAAGGCTTCCATAACTTCCGTTATGCATACAAACCCGTCCTTGGACATAACAGAAATGTTCCTACCTAATAATTCCCTACTCTCTGATGATAAAATCAAATTACTTTTCATACCTTTACTAAAAGTTTTAAATTAATAAATGCGCCTATCCGCTCGTGATGAGTAGGTAGGCGCACAAATACAAGCAATACTAATATTATTACAAAATATAATAGCCTATATTATAGATAATAAAATCTTGAAATTTTACATATCTCAAATAATTATAAGATGCTAGACCCTTTTTACAAACAGTGATCCTATAGCTTTCACCAGATCGTAGAAGCCGGCACTACTGAACCCAACAGCTATCCCATACAGCAATGCCTCCCACCATTCACTCCCTATAAGCAATGGAGACACCTTTAGAAACCACGCTAATATACAAACCAGCATACCTATGACTACGGCGGATAGGACTTTAGCCCACTTATGGGTGTCAATATACGGCACAACCTTGGCTAACTGCGTAGCTGACATCGTGACGAAAGCCATGATGCCGGTGAAGGTAGTTAAATCAATAGTGATAGCCCCTTCTGATGGGATTACCTCTTGCGCCATCAAAGCGAACGGCGTCAATAACATAGCAAAGGTGATTATATGCCTTTTTACACTGAAATCGTAAAATGGTATATATCTATACGGAAATCCGTACCGGGTTCCACCAAAACCCCCTACCTCCTGGTAAGGCGCTTACATCGAAGGCTTCTTTTGCCGATTTTCTGATGATATTAAATGCGGCGTTGATATCGGCGTTAATAATACTACCGGAAGATGTTTTGAACAATCCTCGTTTGATACGTCTTCCAGCATATCCCTCATGCTTGCAAATCTGCTCGTTATCCAAGAAACTACATTTTGAGGTATAGGATTCCTCAACGATCTTAACATTAATACCCTCAAGTGTAGCTTTATATGATATCATTGAGATAAACATATTAAAAGGGATAGATACAAAGTTCTGGTTGTTTCGCTTTCCGATATTGATCTCTTGTTTCCAACATCTATTATGACCGATTACGATCGTATTAATGCCATTGGAAACTACATGATTAATCAATACCCTACTAGCTTTATGCAGATAATCCTTGATCTTGTTATTCCTTTTGTTGGTTAACGATCTTATTTGTCTTGATACTTGTTTATTGCCTTTTAATTTAGATTTTAAATATGCTAATCTTTTATTATAATACTGGTTGATAGATTTTAGAGGCTTACCGTTGATGATAAAGCAAGAACCGGTATTTGATACACAAGACGCTAAATTGTTAAGTCCAAGATCAATACCAAGATAATTTCCGTTATCATACATAAGACCTTTCTCTTTCTTATTATACACAATCTCAAACATAATATATCCATTCTTAGGGATAAACCTAAGTTGTTGGACATTTTGTTTATTAGTCCTTATGGTAAAAGAGAATTGTTTTGGTAACTTAATAATACCTTGTTTTATCCATTTCTGAGAAAAGGCTGTTGTCGGGAAAACAGCCATAAACATCCCATCTTTATCAAGATACTTAGGTATTCTTACTTTTTCGGAATACTCACCTCTACCTTTCTTGTTAAGAAGATTGAAGAAGGACTTGAAATTTTGGTCGACCATCATCAATACCTGTTGGGCTACTGGTGCAGGTAACGCCCTATAGTCTGGATCATTTTCTGTTCTTAGCTTCTTTTCAAGGGAGTAGTAGTTGAGGTATTTATACTTAACGGTATTATCATTCTTATATTGAAAGTAATGTTGTCTAACAACATACAATCCTTTGTTGTATAAGTTTTTACACTTATGCAACAGATCTTGAAGCTCATTATAATACACCGAGCTTTGCTTGATTATATGTTGTTCGACCAATCTCATGACACAAATATATAGATTATTATTTATATATAAAAATAATTCGGTATGTTTGTGGTGTAAAGTTGTATATAATCACCTAGATATATAAATATTTATTGGGATATAGATATACGACAATATCCAGAGCCTATATGTCCCTTTCCTAAATCATATAATCCACCCAAAGGATTAGGCATTTTTTCTAATTCCCCTTTCACATCTGTCCATACGAACCCGTTCCCATCTATCATCTTAGTGTTAGTAAATACATATTTATCATATTTCACACATCCCGGATGACCGGATATATACGAGGATCCTCCACCACCAGCTTGAATAGCGTTCGACGATATCCCGCCGCTTGGTCCTCCATAAAAGCCTCCTCCTCCACCAGGGGAACACGAAACGCCATCAAAACCACATTCTCCTCCCACTCCTAATAGACCTCCATTTCCGTTAGTTAAATTATTGCCGGAGTTAGATCCTCCCGCTACTTGGGATGCAGGAGTTCCCTTGGCATAGCCCCCAAGATACGCATTCAACCCTCCCGCTGATCCTCCGTGCCCAATAAAATAATACTCACATCCTCCACCACCTCCCCCGGATACCATAATACGGGTCTTTAAAGAATCTAAGCTTAGAGGATCGCTATTGTTGGACAACCTCAAATCTGTAGCTCCGCCCCCGGCTCCCTCATAGATATACCTTCCAGGGCTATCATTAGTCATTGAATGCCCTGAACCTCCTCCATTATAATTATATTTTACAACATCACTCGTCCGCTTAAGTCCACCATTTCCACAATACACATAAATGATATCACCACCAACTAACTTGATAAATCCAGCCACATATCCACCATACCCAGGGTCATTGGATCTGGTAAACCTATCTTCGCTACAATTGTAACCATAATTACCTTGACCACCCCAGCACTCAACATAATAATACGCCGACTTTGGAGCTACAAATGTATGGTAATTATCACTATTATAAGTGTATGTATACAATACATCCAAGCTTTTGGGACCTGTCATTACACGTCTTCTCATAACATACCTCCCCTTAGATATTTTACTAACAATGCTATAACCATCCTCCTATCATCAGCCATAGCACCTACCCATCTATTCCCCCATCCTAAACTACTAGGGTGGGAGGGGGTAAAACAAGTCCCCTTAAATAACACATCAAATAAAAACAACAACTTATTCATAACAAATTATTTAACATTAAAATACTAACTATTATTTCTACTCACACCTTTTATGTTAAGGCTTAACCCCGGTATCATATTAAGAACCAACTGCCTTTTTGCCTGTTCCCTACGCATACGCTCGGTCTCCGCTATCTGCGCCTCCGATTGAGGATCATTCTTAATATTATTGGCGATGTCCTCTATGGCTTTCTTGTTAGCGCCAGATTGAGCTAGCATCTTATATAACAGATCTTGACCCTCCTTCTCCAACCAACTATCCATGGTAGGACGAGAAGCCAAAGAAGGATCGGCAGGGGCTACCGTCTCAGGTACGGGCTGCTGACCTCCGTCCCCCGTGCCCGAATCCCGCTGTCCGAACTCGTATCTCATTGGCTCGTTCTCCGGGACACCATACCTATTAGCGAACATATCAGCGAACTCAAATCTCTTCTTATTTCTCAAGGTCGATCCAAGAGGCCTACCGTATCCTTGATTCCATGCCACGGTAGCGTCCTTGTAGTTGACAGCGTTATCGAAATCGGATTTAGAATACATATAATAGTTATACTCATTCCCCTGAGCATCCTTGTCAAAGAACTTTCCTTGATTGATGTAGTTCCAACCTAACCCCGGGACCTTGCCTTGATACTCATCCACGAGATAATCCAACTGCTGTATCAATGTCGGTTTCTTCCCATACCTGCGCTGTAGCTCCTTCTTCCTCGGTCCAAGCCATTGTTGGATGCCGAAATCACCGGCGACTCCTAGGGCTTCGGTGTCCCCTCCGGACTCGGCGGCGATGTTCGACAGGATACCGATAGCTTGCGTTTGTGGTATTCCCTTCTTATCGGTCAGATAATCCCATATCTCATCATACACAACCATCTTATTATCCTCTGATCTGTCAGGATCAATTACATATTTACCATCTCCATAAGCCCTACCTGTGCTTACGGCCCCTCCCTTATCTTTCTTCTCCTTATCATCATCCATCAACATCTTACCAACTATAGCCGCCGGCAAAATAGCAGGAACATTTTTAATGGCTTTTTTTATTTTATCCGATGATTCTTTCAATACCTTTCCCGTAGCTCCAAACATGTTCTTGGAATAATCTTCAGCATAATTGCTACCTATACCACTCACAAGGTTGTACACATCAATCTCATCCATACTATCGATATACTTATCAAGGTCATCAATAGATGGAGTCCTTCCATATGTATTATAAAATTTATTCCACAAGCGAAATCTAGCTTGAGTATTAAAAGCTATTTTCTCTGATATCTCATTACTTGATGAGTTTGGGTCAGCCCTATAAGCGTCTTTTAATAATGACTTATCATTTTCGGATAAATAAATCTTATTATAATTATTACTTGAATCATATTTATGCCTAAACTCATGAGATAGGTTAGATAAACTCTCATCGCCCCTAGTAACAACCTTATTGTATTTACTAGTATAAAACCCTTTAGCATTACTATTATCCAAAGCGGAGGATACCTCATATCTAAAATCATCGAAATCAGAATCCGCCGATACCCTTAGATTGTAAGCTTCTTCCAACCGTTTCCCATTATCATCAAGCATAGAATCTATCTTATCCTTAATATGCTTGTTAGACACATCATTTATATTTTGGAGATCAACACCATTATCAATCATCAAATCCACAGCCGCCTTATAAGAATCAGGGAGATTGTTATAATTCCTTGAAATTCTATCATGAACATCCTTGTTGAAAAAATCCCTAACCAAAGGTTCATCATGAACATATTTATCCACAAGATCATTATCTACAAGAAAATCATACAATTTACGTTTATCTTCTGGCAGAGGAATCTTCTTTACTTTATTAGCGAAAGAAAAAAATTCACCTAATACCGGGAATAGCCCTAAAGCTGATAATGTCATTCCTAAACCATCCCCAGCCTTCGATGACTCCACAAAATCTCTCACATCCATAACATCCCCGATAATAGGGATACCTCCAGCTATAATCTCGGTAATGTCAACTCCATCATTTATCTTCTTACCATATTCAGTATTAAGATTTATGCCACTAGATCCAATGGAGGTGTTATCCCTTGAAGCCACATATCCACCCCCTTGTTTCTTATCCATCTTCTCTCCCCATAGCCCATATTTCTCCATGGGCCATATACCGTCTATGGCATCCACATAACCAACGGGATACTCCCCGTCCAGACGCCGGTTTCGCCGCTCGTCCGCCGGGTACAGGGCGTTGGCCAACGGCTGCGTGATATGACCCAACCCCTTATCCTTGGAACTCGACATAGCATCCACCACAGTCCGATATACAGGTCTTAATTTCTCAGGTAGATATAATCCCGCCTCATCAACCAACCCACCGATCTTTTTATTTATACCCCTGAGGCTGAAATTATAATTACCCATACCATTATTCAACGGGGACAATGTACCTCTTATCCCATTCATACCCTTGACGGCAGCCCCTCCGCTAAGGATATCAAACTCCGGGGACACGTTTCTCAAAGGACTATCATCCATACCCCTGAAATACATGGGACGCTCACCTCTTACGACACGATCAAGATCCTCCTTATATAAATCCTTTATCCATGACGGGGTCTCCTCCCGCTTGTTCTTCTTTGCCATAAATCTTCTTTTTCACAAAGATAAGTATAATCAGATGCGGATTAAAACATTAGGCGGGTACATGATCATATCACCTACCCGCCTACATCCTCAATGCATATGATAAGCCGCTAAGGCTTTCTTAGCCGAATCCCTTGACTTGTACTTGGCCGGCCATAATTTACCAGTCTTGTTGCTAACCACTCGCCAATCACTCCCTACTTTCTTGATGCATCCTGACTTAGGGCATTTGCCATTCTTTTTACCACTAGTTTTTATTGCTGCCATAATATCAATAAATTTTCTCCTCATTACTAAACCAACGAACTATCATCTTGAACCGGCTCTCAATGTCATTCACGAACCTTGCCAAGAACCAATCGCCACGAAGACGATCACGCCACCTCCGATGATAATCGACAGCCCTAGGATCGATCTTCCGGTCAATGTCATTCACATCCTTGATCCATACCGGGAGGTTATTAGTATCGTCTTTGACCTCGTTAAAATAGTCATTTATATTTATCTTCTGATCAACCTCCGTCACCAGTATCTCACGGCTATCGTCATTGGTTACAGGATACCTTAACCGCTGGCTCATATCGTTCTTGTCAGCGATAACCATCCGAAGCTCACCGCTGTTGTTGGTATCGTTATAAAACCATGCCTTATTGAATCCGGTAGTCCTAAGAATTTGGTAATTAACCTCATCCTGATACCTTCTGGCATCCATCCTATATTGGTAGTTCGTGAGGATCTTATTCACATACTGCTCACGTACCGGTACCTCTATAACGAACGGATATAGCTTACCGTAAAATACTTGATACGATTGGTTGGTCAATCCATGAGACCATAACCCTATCTCCTGACTTTCACTTGAGTAGTTCTTTCCAGACTGGAAATAATGCTGGTGCTCGATATAATAATCAGGGGTGTAGGATAAATATGATTTCCACTCACCCTTCAGGCAGTTATATCCAACGGTGAACGAGACGTCCGTGAAATGGCTGGCATCCTGTAGCTCCACCTCCTGCCCGTTCCTGTAGAACCGGCCGCCACGGAATTGGTACTCGCTCGGATTCCCTACCGGTATATAATCTTTCTTGGTTATCAGAACCCTCTTGAACCGATTGTCCCAGCCCATGGATAGCCCTATACCAAAGAACTTGTTATCGATATCATAATAAGACAACTCAGCGTCCGTATCAGCGTTATATATCCGGCTACGGATGATCTTCATCTGAAGATGCTCCTTAAACCAGTTTCTAAGCCCCGGTGTGACCTCCGTAAGATTCCTACCATTAGAATCTACCTTAAACACCTGACCACGCCTTAAATCGACCCAAAAATGCCCAAACTCGCAACTGATCATATCCCGACTCTGGGTCCCGGAATATCCTAACGTCGTATTATTATACTCGATACCACGAGAGGCGAAAAGACCACCTGTCCCTAGCTCGCTATTCTCCGGGGATATTCTCTCCGCCAACACGTCTATGGCGTTATACAGCCCTACCTGATTCTCGAAGCGAGCCAGTATCTGATCCGACTCTATCCCTTTCATGCTTATAAGTTTCCCGAAAGAGGTCTTGAACTCATGGTAATCCATAGGCTTGTACGACAGCCAAGGATCGGTCATGCCATTCTCCGACACGTCGGCGGTGCTCCATATGACGCCGTTGGGTCTTTGGTAAGCGCAGTCCCAAAAATTGCTATCATACGTCTCTGGTAATGACCTTCCGCCTAGCGTAAAACGATTCTTATACACAGGACTTATCTTAAACACATTATCCCTTGATATAGGGACATTACGCTCCTGAGTCCATGATATATAATCCCCTACCTCCGGATAGAACCCCTCGTAAGGCTCAGGCCCGGCTATACGGAAATTGCAATTAATCTCAGACTCCACAAGAAACTGAGGTATGCCATAGAAGTATAGGAAGAAACGACCGCTAAGATACATATCTCCGGTCTTGCAAACCATCTCATAAGCGCTCTTCCGGCTAGGGAAAGAGTATAGCGATCCGGTATCCGTATCGGTCTTATTAAGATAATCCTCCCCGGTGTCGTAATTAACGAAATAACGGGGATACCCGATGTTCCGATAATCATAATAAGGGAATGGTATCATGTCCCCCTGACCGAACTGAGTCAAATAAAACATAGGCATCTTCCTCTTAAGTGAGAATCTTGATATAAATACATCACCTCCAAAAACAGGTTTACGCTTATTCTCATCCATCAACCCGCAACCGCCTAACGATACCCACCTGATATCCTCTATCTGCCCGTATTGAGCCGGAGAATATTTCTTTATCCTCATATAAGGACAGGATACGAAAGATTCACGTGTCATAAAATGAGGCGTCATACCAGCCACCTCATCGTTACGAATATTACACTCATCCTGAATACGACTGGTATCGTAACTTGAAACCAACTCCGGATATTCAAGCATATACTTATCCATACCAAATGACATGAACAACGAATGCTCACGATCGAGGTTGTTTATGATAATAGGCTTACCACCTACGGTTCCCCCTTGTGACGAGATGTCTGTAACCGGATACAACCCGCTCTTGATATATTTGGCCGTTGACAATCCACGTAGCTCCGACGCCCCTATTTTTTGGTAAAATAAATTATAATGAGCGACAGAAGTATAATAATAAGCATAGTTCCGTCTAGGTCCCCTATCTATCAATGCCGTTAACCACTGATACCTGTACTTGCCTATATCCACCACGGACTGGGCTGTGGCCTTGGCGATACCCGTAGCCAGACGGATAGCCGTCAGCGCTATGCCGACAGGGTTGGCTAAAAAGAACACGCCTCCACCGACATATTGCTGTGAAGCCGACTGATATGTATACTCAGCTATAGCGGATATTAAATTAGCCATAGCCTCCACCGTAGCCAATGACGTTGCCATACTGTAAGCCTTGCTCCCTAATATCGTCCATTTAGGGTGATCCTCCACCTCCCTGAATATACCGGAGGATTTACCTAATTGATAACCATCAACAAGGCACTCGGTGGGAGCGTCAGGCTTGTTAAAGGCAATATCAGGGCTTAAGAATGAATACCAAATATTACCCCTCCTGTTAAACGGATGCGTTATAAATTCCTCACGATTAATATCCTTATAGATATACATATCATCAGACAAATCGTTGTAAGGGTAATTAGGATAAAGGTTAGCCGATCCGTCTGGATCATCGTACTTAAACATATCATAAGCCAGACCGGTCCCGATAACGCTCTTATCCAACGTCCTATCGCCCCTATACAACTCATATCCTATTATAGAATCTCTTCTAGCCTTATCCATAAGACCGTTCTCTACCGCTATATCCAGAAACTCATTAACGATATCGTCATCAAGCATCACCCCCATAGGATAAATATAGGAGTCAACTCCATATTGACCGGTCAGTTGAGACGGATTACCCATGAAAGGAGCGACAGAGTTATCCGGAAACTTGTAATGACGTATAGGTCTCTGACAAAACGTGGTTGACGTATTGGGATACTCAGCGTTACCCCCATTACCGGTGAAATAAGACTTACCCCCAACTGATTTAGGAGACCCATAGTATTTCGTCAAAGAATCTATTATGTCCTTCCTCTTTGATCCTCCCGATGATATCCCGATCTTACTTGAATCATACAACTCAAAATTAGCCGGGTACTTATTGGTAGACTCCCAATATCCGAAATCACCATACTGATATGGTCTGGGAGCGCAGTCAGCGGGTTTATCCCCACATGAGGTACATTTCGCCTCATAGGTAACGAATCTCCTTAATTTCAATTCTTTCGTGAAGAAGAACACGTATTTCACCTCCAGTGGCCGAATGCCAAAACAGAACGGGGCGGGGAAGATGGCGGTGCCGGCCGTATAGAATCCGGCAAGCTCCTTCATGTCCTGCCTCATGGCGAAACCGGTGAAGAACACGCATACCGCAGGCTCGATGCAAACATATATCTTATGGAAAGTAGTCTTGTCATCATTCCAGAACAAGTACTTTGGCATCATAAATATCTTATGATCCACGTAATTCACTATAACACCTTTCTTGGCATCATTAGCCAAAGGATTAGGAGCCACGGTACCTTCCTTGTCCGAGAAAAACGTTATACGAACCTTATTGTATGATGATGAGTCGCCGATCGGATAATTATAGTTACCCATCATCTCTATATACATAATACCGTTATCAGGATCGGATAAACCACTTATGTATTTCTCATAATCCAACTCCACCCATCTGGCGTATGAGGATACATGTGGATAGAACTTGAAATAAGTCAAGTTACTTCTACCGAACCAATTGGTCTTGGCGTCAATATCATTCTGCACAGACGCACGACCTTCCCAGTCAGTAGTTATACCGGTATTAAACTTAGAATTATCACCATCGCCAAAAAGACACATGGCGTTCTCGATACCAAACTGACTCTCATATTGGGGGAAATAAGCCTCCATCGTATCCATTAACTGATCAAGCATCGTCTCCGTATGCTTCTTTCCTTCCCATCCGGGATATTGATACAAATATGTGCACTTACCCAATGACCTACCCCCTTGGAATGTAGGAAGTTGAACATCGTTAATAGTAGGATTCACGTGAGGATCACCTACCGAACACCCATTAGTACATATACCCTCATCATATAACTGCCGGACATTAGACATATCCTGACACAAGACCAAGGCGGAGGAGTCTATATCAGACGGGAATTTGTCCTCATCCTGACCATCCAGCCATTCCTGAACCAGATCTATGATATTCTTACCTCCACTGGAGTAATTATCGAAATCACACAATACAGAGAATTTCCTTTGTGACTCGGCGTTACTTTGTATTAAGGTGGTAGGCTCGGTCTCCGTATAATCACTAGCCAGCTTATACGTAAAATCAATCCTAGAATCCACCAAAGAGTTTTTATCCAATATAGTCCTGGTCTCTATCCTCTCAATATCATCACATCCACTAGGGAAATCGGGAGCCTTTATACCGTCTTGATCCTCCGGCAACGATATAGCAGCGCATAACTCGTCGGTAATACCTACATTAGATTCTATGATATCACACAGGTTCTCTATATTATCAGCGATATAATCAATAGCATCATCTACCATAACATCTTCCCCCATCGTGTTGATAACAAATTGGGTCTCTCCTACCGTGGCATATTCCTGCTCTACATATCTGAGTTGCTTGACATCTAGCTGATTCTTGCATTCTCCTCCAAAATCATCAAATCCCCAAGACGGGTCGTTTATGATCTTTGCCGTATTCTTAAACTGCCAAAGATGACGGCGGCTGTTCCCCGCACACTGCGGGTTGTTCTCCAGCACCGACGCAGCCGACAGGTCGTCAGAGTTACCGCCCTCATCAACGATAACCTCCATCTCCTCCCTTGTGGCCGGACGAGGGATAAGCGGGAATCTAGCCGTCCTGTATCCTGTATTGGTAAAGAATCTTATACCCAACGGATATACCTCGTCACGCATGAAAGAGGCGTATTTAGAGCAAGCCACACCGTCTTTATACAAATTCTCCGTGGCTATCGATGTCTGCCATTTAACGAAATGACCCAAGAAGTTAACGACCGGTTGAAGATTCCATTCGTTCTCCACGGTCAAGCCGTATTGAAGAAGACGATTCCCGACAGACGTCATGCCTCTGGCTGTCTTATATACCGGTATTTCCTTGGATAACTTCTCCATGGTCGTACGCTCGCTATACTGATCCGTAAGGTAATAGATGGTCCTTTCCGTTATCGGATGTATACCTTCTATGAAATACTCAAGAACCGGGCTTTGCTCACCATTAAACCCAACCGTGTTCTGTATAACACCTATCTTATAATGAGATACCTGCTTATCTATATTAGACACGGTAAGGCGGATACCCATGTTGGTTGACTTACCCCATAAACCATCACGGATAACCATATCTTGGCGATCGAATAACATGATTGGGTTGGTCAATGAGCAATATCCGGTCTTCTCTATCCCGAACTCATCGCACAACGCCACGCAGAACTGGTAGGTCCCGGCACGCAAGCTCCCCCCGAACTCCACGACCTCGGGCTCCACGCACGGGGCCGTCAGCAACGGGAACACCAGCAGCTTCTCGCAAGCCAGCCTACACCTCTCTATTGGCTTGTCATCCCCACATGTCTTATACCCATGGTAATGATACCAAAAATCACCATCATCATCCGGGTTAAGGGCCTTATCGACCATAACATATCGCTGGGGATTATATCCATCGGTCCAGTATATCACCTTCCCGCATTTCTCGTCCTTGATCTCTATATCGAAGATCGGGTGATGGATGGAGAAGTTAAGACAAGGATCATCAACCCCGTCCTCTATCAGGACCTCCATCAAATCACATATCTCATCAAAACGACCATCCGACTCCTCAAGCCTCTCGCCAAGGATACGATGGATGTCCTTTCCCGATCCAGCCAATTGATCCTCCACGGTCTTGATATAATCCAATGACCGCATGAACGTGATCTTAGACGTATTATCATCCGGATTAGATAGAAAGAAATAAGTGTTATCACCAGCTATATCATTCTTATACCCAATAACCTTATAGCCATCAAATCGCTTACATAAAAGGGTACTAGGCTCGTTCTGGATCTTAAGCTGGCTTCCATCGTCACCCTCTATGGTAGCGTTCAAGGCGAAACTATATTCAGACGGGGATAGATCCTGTGGATGCTTATCCCTGTTCATCCCGGAGTCGGGAACCGCTATGTTAGAGTTATTTTGCACGACATTATCTTTTTCGCAAATATAATAAATCCACCAGATAATCACTTATGTGACGGATTCTATTGACATACTCCCATCACTAAAGCAAATGGGATTCTTGGATACAGACGCAAGAAACCCCGATATTACTATCGCTGGAATTACTCTTGCTCTCCAATTCGGAAATGCCCTTCCGAAGTATATTACGGGCCGCAAGAACATCACGCTCTCATCTAATCCAGCACCCGCTACCAAGGCCAAAACGCTCTTTGATATGTCACTCATGGCGGTATCCTTGGTCGGAGCCTTAGGCATAGAAACGCCTTCCATGACAAAATCCAACGCCTTATCTACAAGGCCATCGAAATCATCATCTCTTATATAATCCTTAAGCACCTCCAGTATATATAACCGGACATGGAGTTCGTTATTTACATCATTTAAAGTTATCATGATCCTAGTTTTCGGCAAAGCTAGATTATTCCCACGCAATAAAAGATCAAATATGCCATAAGTAAAGGACTAAAAAACAAAAAAAAACTCCCCCATCCTCACGGACGAGAGAGCTGATAGATATTTGTATTATGAAAAAGAATAATTACTCACCTATTCTTACAATACAGTCACGAGACTCCTTGTTGTAGATCATCGTGCCTACCTTAGAATACAAGGTCTTTATATTTTGCCAATTATCCTCACCATGGGCGGATACGTTGGTAGGGGCATCACCGGTATAAACCTCCTCGCCTCCGATATTGACAAAATCATATCCACGTTTCTCCATAGAACCGCCCTTATATGCCGTGAACCTGATAGTGACATTACCTTTCTCACGACCACCATACCAGTTACCGTATATACTACACCTGATCTCAAGAGGTAATTTATCATAATTATCGCCATCCAACAACGGCCCCATCTGGATCAAGGCGGCCTCATTACCTGATTCCATGTTATCACCACCGTGGATAAGATAATCACCTACCCGCTCATGCGTGGTCTGGTACTGTTTACTCCAACCAACCAGCTTGCCGTCCACGTCCGGGAGGCCGGTGTTATCGAAACCGGTAGCCGTGTCAAAGTCAATGCCGTCCTCGTCAGCCCAGATATACCTAAGCACTAGGTAGTCGAACTCCGGGATAATAACCACCGGGACCGACTCCTGCCTGCACACGAACGTCTTCTCCTCCTTGGTGCCTTCTTTTATAACTTTGTACGTAGCCTGACGTATCTCTCCAGTCTCATTGATATCAGCGGTAACCCTAACCTCAGCAGGACCAGTACCACTTGTCTTATCTAAATGTATCCAATCAGCCATATCATCGTATTTTGTTAAATAAGTTTAATATACTTATCAAAAGCGTTGGGCCACATACGCTCATGAGACAGCATCCTCCTCCTATTATCCTCAGCCAGCTCCCGATAATCATTCAAGGTAATCATCGACATCTTAAGCTCTTTCATAGCCCTAGCGAACTTACCCGGCTCCTGCTGAGCATATAATTTATAAGCATCACCAGCGCCTTGTATCAAGCCATTCACAGCGGCATTCTCGAAGATCTTCATCTTGATATACGTCTCGACATAATCCTCAAGGTATCCTAACGCCGTTTCAGGTATATATGGGAGACCGTCATCATCCTTGGGTGTAGCACGATATATGATGTAAATAAATCCATCAAACCCGGTATACATAGTATTGCCGGATATAGTTATATCATAATTATCCCAATCGTACTTATCCCGATATTTGTCGGCGGCGCAATCACGCCTCAGTCCTCGACCTATAGACAGCCTTACGGGATGATGGTAATGAAATCGAACCTCGTGAGACCCGATATATATCCTCTCCGTGATCGTCTTCTCAAACTCCTCCTTACAGCACTCGGTGCAGGAGTTCCAACGGAAACCGCGCTCGGTGCGCTCGACCCAGCCGATCTCGTGTTGGAGGTCAGCCTTAGCCTTGTCGCCGCCAGGAATCTCACAGATAAGAGGCTCACACCTATAGGCGTCAAGCATGTCGAAAAAATCGGAAGGCAATACCGCTTGTTTGTTGTTGGTCTTGACAACCGCCTCGGACATGACCGCTATAACACCCCCGAACCTTTTCAAGGCGATCTCAGCCCACCTATAAACAGACGAGGTATCTATAGCCCCGCTATCATCGTATTTATGTAAATCGGCCTTGATCTCGGCCAATAGCCCTTTTATAGTCATATTTAAGTCTTTTGCACAAAGATATGTATTTGAATCCGTGATACAAAAAAAAATCCAGTCTACCCTCACGGGCTAACTGGATCACAAAAAAACTTCTACAGCTTGTAAACCCATTTAACTCCAAATACCTTACTCTCCGACTCAACCTCCCGATACAAGAACTTATATCTCCTACCTGATTCCATAGCCAACCTACATTCTTTATTCAAGGCCGGAGAGATATATAGATGAAAATACTTATTCCTAGGCATAAAATCCATACACGTATGGACGTAAGAATATCCACCCGTCCCACGCCTATTAATAGTACCGGTAAGTTTATTCAGATATATCTTGCGGTTAGGATTAATCTTATGACATAGATAACCGATGTTGTTTATATAAACCCCTCCCTCATCCTCCAGATACCTATCACGTATGACTTTCCAGATCAACGACTGGCACTCAAGGATATCATTCTTATCCACGATCGTATGCTTCCTCCTTTTCCCGTTCTTAGACATAATAGATCTATAGAATCGAAGAAAGTATTGATCAAGTATTTTAAATGACTTTGTTTTCATATCACAAATATAACGATCTCATCCTAATACAAGAAATTTATACACAAAAATACACCGCCTGCACCAAGGATGAGGCAAACAGAATAGCCGACAACAACCTACAGTCAGACGGCACCTCTTACGCTAATGGCTTGGCACAGGCGGATAGATGCGATTGCCTCGAAACATGGAGCGCTTACGCTAGCGGAAGTTTTAATGGACAATGCTTAAGTATATCCGTAAGCTATGATAATCCATGTGGTAAATCTAAAACAGCATCATTTGATGTGTATTATACTAGATCTGAACCATCTGGAGATGCAGAATATTTCTCTACCACTAAAACAGTCACCATACCATCCGGATCGGGAACGATATCAGGCGGAAGTGATTGTGTTAGCAATGCTACAAGCATGTATGTATCTAATCCAAGTCAAGGTGGAGGCTGTTAAAAACAAAAAGGAGAGGTTGATTATCCTCTCCTTTTTATATAAACCTAAGATCTTTTCTCTTAGTATGATTTAATATCCTACTAATATGTCTGGTACTTAATCCCGTTCTTTCCTTTATCTTATCATAGATATAACCCTTGGATACGTAAGCCGACATATCTCCCAGATCTTTTATAATCTTGTCATACATATCGTGCTCCTCATTATATCTTATGATAGAGCTGTCTCTCATCCCTCTTTCGCCTATACCGTCAACTATGGCGTCATTGAAACCAAAGAAATTGATTATTGATCTTATTAGATTCATGTTATTGAATTTTTTGTGTTTTCTTATTAATATCCATATCCGGGTTCTCATCCGTAGGGATCTGCAATTTGGTTACAGTTTCCCTTAATGTTTCGGAAACCACATATTCAAGAAGTTTGTCTGGGCATATGAAATCATAATCCCATTGAGATGTACATGGCTTATCTTTTTCAGCTCCACATCCCCCTAGCTCTAACGCCGCTTTTCTGTCGAGAGTTATAAGATCAACATTTATAGCCTCTATGTTAATATCTGGTATATAGATATATCCATCATTGACATAATAATAGTATTGATCTATATTCCCGTATTTACGTTCCTTGTTGTTAGCGTATTTTCTTAACGATATGGAGGTAAATATAATATCATCCATGATGTTTGATACTTTGATGATAGCCGGACCTATACGGGTATATATCATATCGGGCAATCTTTTCTTGGATCTCATAAGTATCCTGCATAGTTTAAACTCATCAAAACAACAATCAATTTTCCGAACCCTCTCCATCTCCATGCAATTGATATGAGTATACAGTGATTCCTCGCCGAACAAGGTTCCATCAGCATACTTCTGGGCTATATATGATCTTGCCTTTTGTCTTCCTATGGATAATATCCATCTCCTACTGACATGAGCGTCCTTATTGATGGAGTTCATATCATTTATGATTCTAGATACAAATTCTGAATTTTTCATATGCTAAATACTGAGGAGGGGATATACCCCTCCGGTTGTTACTTCTTTTTCTTAACCTTGCCTCCACATTTCAATTGAGGTTTCTTTTTCTCGGAGACCTTGCCTCCATTAGCCATTTTCTTTTTCTTATTGCAAGCCATAACTTAATGTATTAATATTAACGATACAATATTAATGATTTTAATTAATAGATAAACAATACGCATTGAATAAGCTAAATTCACATCAAGTCAGACGGTATCTCTTACGCTAATGGCTTGGCGCAGGCCGATAGATGTGATTGCGTGGAGCCAACGAAGAATTGGTCAGCCAACGCTTATGCCGATGGTGATCCTTGCAATGGCGCTCCTTCGGGCACTTCAACGCTAAGAGTAGAGGTCGAGATTACGTATAGTAATGAATGTACTACGCAGAAGAGTTTGACGGTAACAGCCTCAAGCTCAGGGACTACTATCGGGAGTACGACAGTAACTATACCTACTGGATCAGGCACTAAAAAGGCCACGATATCTTTTGATCGTGGATATCCATGTAATTCTATCAATATAAGTGGAAGAGCTGGTGGTCAATGTTAAGAGTCTGATATATAATAAAAAGGAGAGGTTAGTTAGCCTCTCCTTTTTTTATTATGCCTCTTTAATAAGAAGCTGATATTGTTATAGATCCAGGTGGACAATCGGCGGAGAAAAGCTCGGTAGAGCTAAAACTGCCATTACAAGTTAAGTTAACTCTCTGGGTATGGTAATCCCCGTTAGAGCAACTAAATGTGACAGTAGCTTGTTTTGAGTTACATTCACTTCCGCTACAATTACTGCTGCTATCCTGAACCTTGTACTTGACTCCTGGTGGAGACGCGTATGTCTCTGTTATGTAAGCTGAAACCCTTCTAGTACATTCCGGCTCCGGGCAATCACACTCCTTCGCGTTGGCTTTTTCCTGTGCGAGTGCGTTAGCTGAAGCCTGTGCCGCGGCGGTAAGTGCGGCCTTATCACCATCACACTCACACCAAGTGCCATTGTTTCCGCCAGAAACCCAGTAAGCGGAAGCCGTCGGAGCCGTACAGTTAGACGGACAACCTTGCTTGGTAGCGGTAGCCTCTACATAATCATTACATACCATTTGAGGGCATACTCTAGCATCAACAGCCATCTGAATAGACTTCTTAGCGCTAGAATAAGCATCATAAGCGGCGCTAGACGCATCTTGAGTCGTGCTCCTGCAATATTCTCCGGCAGAAACAACCTTCACAGGGCTGTCAGGAGCGCACACGTCACCACAACTACCCGAACATTTCTTACATACCTCATTGGTATAGATAGTGTAGTCATATGGATTACAACAATGCTCGCCACCATTCCGCCAATATCCCGTAGGATCGCACTCGCTAGAATAATGCTCCTCGCTATTACCATTATTACACCTACTATCATCCATATGGTATGTATTATCACATCCGCATCCACAAGACCTTGAATCGGACTCAACCAACTCATCTTGATCTGAGGCTGAAGAACAAGGATTGGTCTGATTCCTACTCCTACGATAATCGCATCCACTACAATAATAATTCCAATCATCATAAGATGGGGTATCATCGTCATCGGCGCAATCACCATTCTTGTTAGCGTAAGCCTGAGCGGCGGTCTTAGTCGCCGTATCATTCTTGAAAGCGTTTTGAACCTTGCTGTCGGCATCCGCCTGAGATACGGTAGATGTCAACGCTGACAACCCTAAGGCGCTATAAGGAACGGATAGAGCGACACCATGTTTACATGTACCACAATTATCCTTATAAAATGTAGCGCTTCCAGTACCGGTCCATACACAAGTTCCATGTTGGTTAGCGTAATCCTGTCCCTTCTGGTCTAAGATCTGCTCGGCCTTGCTTCTGGCATCCGCCAAAGAAACCTTGCTGGTGATAGCCGTACCGCCGTTAACCTGCGTGGAGGTCACTGTTATTCTCTGACCAACCCCGCTTCCGGCGCAATTGTTCCTATAGAAGTCACGGCTTGCCACGTAAGTCCATGTACATCCTCCATTCTTATTGGCGTAAGCCTGACCATCAGATCCACGAACCGCGTTCTCAGCCTTCTTGTTGGCGTCAGCCAAGGAAACGGTGGAGGTGTACGGGTGTCCCGGAAGCTTGCTGCTACTTACGGATACCATGTCGCCCACGCCGCCGTCAGCGCAATTGTTCTTCTGAACCTGACCGGTATAGCTTCCTGTCCACGTACAAGTACCTTTCGAGTTGGCCACGCTCTGTCCCTGAGCCGTAACAGCCGCCAATGCCTTGGCGTTAGCGTCAGCTTGTGACACACATGACTTAAACTTACCATCAGAGCTAGGACTTGGGTCCGTAACATCATTCTGGGTTACAGTAACAGAACTACCCACACCTCCGTCAGCGCATTGGCGGGTAAAGGCCTTGGATGCCGTACCAAACCAGAAACAGGTATTGCTACCACCGGCTATATACCGCTCTTGATTATCAGGATCAGTATAACAGGTATTCGTATTGCGTTGATGTAATTGAGAGATACAGTCCTTACATACGGTCTCTATAGTCTCCCATACTGGTTGCTCGGTCTTCGTATGGCACGTATCATCGTAGTTCTTGTTGACGAACGCCTGACCCATCCTATCAATGTAGGCCTTAGCCAAAGCGTCAGCCTCCTCTTGTGAACGGGTAGAAGTGAAGAGCTGACCCATAAGATCCGGGGTTACGGTAATAGGATCAGCATACTGGCAAGTAGGACACTTAGGAGTGAACTCCTTGCTATAATTACCTACATATATCTTCAGCTCATCACAAGTACCACGATCATTGGCTATAGCCTGGCCTTGCGCCTTAACAGCGGCCTTAGCAAGCTCATCGGCGGCGAACTGGCTCTCGTATGAGTAGAACGGACCTCCGGTCACGTCAGCCTCAGTAACGGTAACTGAAGACGGGATAAGACCAGACGGACAATTATTCTTCTCAAACGCCTCACTATAATGACCGATGTATTTAGGAGCCTCATGGCAAGTACCACGCTCATCGGCGATCTTCTGACCTTGATTCATGACAGCGGCCATAGCGACTAAGTTAGCCTCATCCTGCGATACGCAAGACTGGAACGGATGACCTTCCACCATATCTTGTGTCACGGTGAACGGATCTCCTATCTGATTAGCTCCACAATTGCTCTTAGTGAACTCGAAGCTAGCCCTACCGGTATACATAGTAGCGTTAGAGCAAGTACCCTTGGTGTTAGCCAAAGCCTGCCCTTGAGCCTGTACGGCGGTCATGGCCATAGCGTCAGCGGCGGTCTGGGAGTCGTTAGACTGGAATGGGTGTCCTTCTACCATATCTTGGGTGATCGTCACCTTAGATCCGATCTTACACTCACCACAGTTGTTTCTCGTGAACTCCAAGGAAGCACGGCCGGTGTACGTACAAAGGGCGTGGATATTGGCAAGAGCCTGTCCTTGGGCGTCAACGGCGGCCTTGGCCTTGTTGTTGGCATCCTCCTGAGATACGGTAGATGTGAACGGATAACCGTCAACCATCCTATCATTTACCGTATAAGTACCACCAGTGCCAGCGCCACAATTGTTACGGGTAAACGTACGTGTATAAGTACCGGTATATACAGGCACCTTCTCGCACTTACCTTTCACGTTAGCCACATCCTGACCTTGAGCCTCGACGGCGGCCTTAGCCTTATTGTTGGCGTCTTCCTGAGATACGGTAGACCTGAAATCTCCTGTTACCATAGTCTCATCCACGACAACCTTAGTACCGTATTGAGTCTCATCACAGTTGTTACGAGTGAACTCCTTATTATACCTACCGTAGTAGATCGTCTTCTCCTTACACTCACCTTCTAGGTTGGCTTGTTGCTGGGCGTTAGCCTCAAGATCGGCCTTAGCCTTATCATCAGCGTCCTTCTGGGAGATAATAGAGAAGTACTTACCAGCGGCTACAACATAAGTATAAGGTTGACCGATATGGAACTCATCGCAATTGTTTCTAGTGACTGTCTTCTCCATCCTTACGTTATAGTAGACGTTAGTCTGACAGTCGCCACGCTCGTTGGCGATAGCCTGACCTTGCGCCTCGACAGCGTCCTGCGCCAGCTTGTTGGCGGCATCCTGCGATACCGTAGAAGTGAACGGATATCCAGAACACATCTTCTCGTCCACAGTGAAGTCAACAGGAGTAGAACCCTCAGGGCAGTTGGTTCTCTGGAATACCTTGGAGTACGATCCGGTAAATACCGGTATCTTCTCACAGTTACCCTTGATATTCGCTATATCCTGACCTTGAGCCTCGACAGCAGCCCTTGCTAGGCTATTAGCGTCTTCCTGAGACACGATGGATCTGAAGTCCCCTGTAACCATCGTCTCATCGACAACCACATCAGTACCGTATTGGGTGGAATCACAATTGTTACGGGTAAAGGTCTTGCTAAACTTACCATAATAGATATTCTCCTTAGGCTTACACTCACCCTCCAAATTGGCTTGTTGTTGACCGTTCTTTTCAATATCCTCAAGGGCTTTCCTGTCGGCGTCCTCCTGAGAAATGGAAGATACGTACTTGCCTTCAGGAATGATATAAACATATTCCTGACCGTCACTAAACTTATCGCAATTATCACGTATGAACGCCTTCCTCTGCTCCGTGTTGTACCAGATGTCGGTTATACACTCACCATGCTCGTTGGCGTATGCCTGACCATTTAAGGCTATATCCCCCATAGCCTTGGCGTCAGCGTCCTCCTGTGAGATAAACGACTTGTACGTCCGTTCCTCAACCACATACAAGACAACCGAACCGTGCTGGTTGGCTAGACAGTCATCCTTGGTAAACGGCTGAACCATCTTGATATTATAATAAACGGGCTTGGCGTCTTGAGCTATCATATACTCCTTAACAACACTACCGTCCTTTGACGTTATACGGAACTTAGCCGTACAGATCTGACCGGTGTAATTAGCCTTGTATACGATGTTAAGCTTATTATCGCCTACCCCATGGCTCTTGTCGTTAATGGCAAAGCAATTACCCTCAACGCAATTCTTATCTACTTCCCTCGCCATATCAATCCTCCTCTATCCTCCATGAAACATCATCTCCGGCCTCTACCCTCACGATCTGGGTATCACCATCCTTATTAAGCGTCAACCTTTGCGGATCCACATTAAAGGGTGGTTCCGGTTCCGGCTCCTCGCTGCCATCGCCGCAAGTGCAACATACCAGCTCAATATCATACTCGGTATTAGACTTAATATCAATAACAACCTGACCGTTCTCGCTAGTCACGTTATCAAAGTCATGATCAAGTATAATATAAGGTATATCATTAGGCTGTTGATTAATATTAACAACCTTGCCATTCAAGACAAACATCTCATGATGCTGTTCGTTATCCATATTCTTAGGCATAGCTATGACAAAGCTAGCCTCATACAAATCAGTGGCTCCGGGATCCTCGGGATCGGCATACACTATATATCTGCTATCCTCTTCCGGGACCTTCATGGATAAGCCGTTCACGTTCATGGAGACTATATAAGACTTGCTCACCGAGCCACCAAGGGTAAGGCAGGAAGCCTTGACCGAGGCGGAGTTGAGCTTGGCGTTGATGGTCGCCGTCCCGCCCTCCATGTCGAACATGATACTGGTAGGATCCACGCTTACCCGCTCTATACCCTTCTGGGTTATAGTAGCGAGTTTCGTAACCTTGCCTTTCTCGACCGCCACGTAAGTCTCCCTAGGCAACCTACCCATCCATCCCGGCTCTACCTTGATAGCCACCTTGTCGGGACCGGTACCGGAAATCTTGTCGTAGGACACCCATGAGGAGCCTTGCTCGATCTTGGCAAGAATATCTTTTAAATTACTAGCCATATCACTCCGCTTGCGTTATAGTCCATTTATCACTCTTACCTACGATAATCTCCAAAATCTGCTCACCACCCTCAGGAGGATACTCGAAGTTAGTAGGCTTAATCTCAAACACGCTGGCGCCACCACAACCAAGATCACAGATCATGTCCGGCAACCATCCCTCCTCGAAAAACCGTTCTATAAGCTCCCTGACAGCCTCTGAAAAAGAGTCAAGCTCTAACCTGTCTACGGGAAGAGATCCCTTCTTGAGGGTCTCACCACATACCCAGCCGTCACACTCGGAAGCCAAGACCGTATCGTACACTCTTTTAGCCATAACATGAGGTATTTAAAATATTACTATTCAATGTAGTATATACGATATTAACATCAGTGAACTCATCACCCATGCAATATTTCTTCTTAAACTTAACGGACCTGCCAGAAACGACATATCCGTCATTAGGGACGATAGTACCACAATAGGTAACACTGAGCACATTCAACGGCTCGTATCTTAATCTGACAGCTTGGACGCCCTTGAACGAGTCACGTTGGATGGACGCCGTAGCGCCAGATACGGCAACCAGCTTTCTTACCAGAGACTCGATTACGCTATTCATGCTATCACCGTTCCTGATATCTGCCTCAGGGAACGACTGACCGTCATATATGATCTGGGAGCTGTAGATACTGCACTCGTTCCCCGGTCTATATTCCGGCTTACATGGATTACAATTTCTCATATTATCAAATTAATTTGTTGATCATTCTTCTCAACTCGGATATCTCGGCATCCCTATCCCGTATGGCTTTTATCATAGCGTTAAGGGTATCGGACATATCGCAATTAGGGGATAATCCCAATGATTCCACACGTACCTTATCACCGGGGTAAATACAATCGGTACTCATGTACGTAGAACACGGTACTTTCGTATCGTCTACAGTAGGTCTGTATTGTTTTTTGTTGCAGCCATTCATATCACCATACCTCCTCTTCAGTTCCGCTATCCCCACCGCTACCACCGGCGTTGACAAGCTCGTTTATAATCTTCCTCAAATCCAGAACCTCACGATGGTATAAATCTATCTGCTTATCCCTAGACGCTATAATACGCCTCAATGAGTCTATAACGACAGAAATGTCAGTACCTTTCTCTATACCATCCGCTACCAACTCATCGCCTGAGTATAAGACGCATTTATCATACAAGGTTATAGGACATCCATAACCAACACAAGGTTCGTCCTGACAATCCCGATCGCAAGGATCACAAGGATTGTCAGGGCATTTGTTAAAAAACCTATCTATCTTAACGCCATGACAACACTCTTCGGGACGTTCCCGTGAATGATCATGACAACAACCACCTGAATTACGCATATGAATAATATTAATGTTTTTAGCAAAGATACAGATTTGGTTTGATTATAAGACAACAAGACGTATGAAACAATAAGAGGTAGAGATCATAAGCCTCTACCTCCAAAACACTAATCTAACATTATGGAAAACACAAACGCATTCTTACCAATAACACTGATCATCCTGATCGATATTCTCAATCCATTTCTCGCACTCAAGATTAAGATCAGCGTACTCCTGCCCCTCTACCATCAAAACCTCACGGGCTTTGGCATTGGCGTCCTCAACCGATATCCATGACCTAAACCTGTTTGCTTTGATAGAGTAATATACTTTACCGGACTTATATCCGAACGGACATATCTTCTCGAACCAATCACCGATCATAGTATTATAGAATACAGGTGAGCAACTACCCTCGGCATTAGCCTTCTCCTGACCTTCTTTCATGAACTTCCTATAGGCTAACGTATCGGCGTCTATCTGGGAGATATCGGATATGACAGCTCCGGCTGGTAATTCATATACAATACCTTCCTTGCCTGATGTGCCAGCCTCGCAGTCGTTCTTGTAAAACAAGCCACGAAAAGGCTGTGAGGCCCAGTCCTCGCAGCAAGCCCCGACGGAGTTGGCCTCCCCCTGCCCGATCCTTCCAAGCTCCACCATCGCCTTATCATTGGCGTCTTTCTTGGATACGTAAGAGACGAACCTGCCTTCCTCTATACATACCTGTTCCTTGGATCCCTTACCGCTTACGCAATTGTTCTTGATAAACTCATCGCATACCTGATCATTATACCATACAGCCGGTATTATGTCGGCATATGTATTGGCGTAATCCTGACCGTTGGCATTGACATCATCCTCAGCCTTACTATCAGCCTCCTCCTGCGTATCGCCAAAATAAACATCGGCCGGGACCCGGTAGTCAACGGAGCCGCCCACGTACCCGGCAGGCGGGTTGTTTCTGGTGAACGTCCGTACTATTTCTTTATTACCGTATACCATTATGATTCACTTTGTCACAAAGATACAATTTAAAATCAAATTACAAAGGAAGAGCCTTTTTGCTTCTCAAAACCTTATATAGATAATCTCTTAATCGCTCCTCGGTAGTTATATATCCAAACTCAATCATTTTAGCTATATCAATCTCCAGCTCCATCAACTCCTTAGCCTTGGCCTCCTCGCCAACGGAATTTCTTATCATAGTCTCATGAAGACCGTAAACTATCATATTCAAAGATCTAGCTAAATCCTGTATTTTATCTTCAAACCTTGATGAGTCCACGATTTTAGATAAAGCGGAAGACATTCTCTTATAAGCATCACCGGCCTTATCCCTATAATCTATAAGCTGGCCATGAACAAATCTGATAACTTGAACCTCAAACCTCGGATTTATCCACATAGCGAACTTGATAAACAGAAATGGATGCATCCACACCTGTTTCTTAGGTCTTCCTGATTTACCTGGTTCTTTTACAGTAGATCTCTTAACTAATTGATTATCAATTTTTGGGCATTTTTGCCCAAAACTATCAACAGACAATTCCTCTAATAACGCATCAATAAATTCCTTCGTTTTAGATGATGACAAAAATACATCCATCTTCCTTTGTTCATTACCTTCTAAAGAGTTCCATTGTCCCACTAATCCATATGCTTCGAAATAACCATCACTAGTTCTTTGAAAACGTTAAAATCACCCATTTTTCTCGTCAAAACATTAACCGTCTTCATTTTTTAGTCTAATTTTGAGATTAATAATTAAATAGTTTATGTCCGCTCCCTCGTGAGAGTCGGCGGACATACAAAAATAGCCAATTGGTGTGACAAACACAATCCAATTGGCTATTTTTAATATCCTAAAATCAGGACATTAATTACCCATTACAAATCTTATCCTCCAAAGCATAAAGAACTTTCGCTACGGTCTTATCACCACTTACCTTCACGCAAGACTCACCAAGATCCCGGACATCTATAGCCTCCCTGATACGGGTAAGCTCGTCATATATCTCCTCTATCACGTCAGAGATCATAACGCACTCATCAGAGTCCTTATACTTTGACCACTCTGGGAGATCACCCTCGTAGGGTACGCAAGTGGACGGAGTTATATGTGAACAATTATACTTTTTCATATCAGCAACCCGTTAATATGTTCCTTTAACGATCTTACCTCATCCGGGCATAACCCGCAATCATTATCGCACAAGGATCTTTGTAAACGAATTATCTTGCCCCAATAGGATACATCGGGCTTGTCCCCAATCCTATACCTATGATACCTCATGTATCTACCCCATTGGCAAGATAACCATTCGTCTACGACCTTACATAGATCTATCCTATCAAGGTTTGATACAGATTGAGCGCCCATCAAGTATCTCCTTTCTCATTTCTTGTACCTCCTCATCAGGCGGGCATCCATATGGCAGGTTCTTGATCCACTCACGGATCTTCTTCTGCATATTAAGATAAGATACGCCAACGCCATCACCCTTGGTACGAACTTGCTTATATATACTAACCACGTCACGCTCCATGGTCTGCAACGGATCTTGCATAACCATACATCCAGCGGTGCTTCTAGAAGCATATTCCCTATCGCTAACAACGGTAGAAGAAGGACGATTCATCATACTTCTCTCAATCCTTTCCCTCTCGGCCCTTAACGCCTTTTCCTTACAAGTATTACAACCCATAACTATATTTTTTTTTATTCAACAATCCACGCAATTGGTAGCCATCTCAAGAAGCTCTCCGACACGGTCAATAATCTCATGAGCGGCCTCTATATTGTCCAACCTAACGTTAGCCTCCGCTACGACCATAAGTGTCTCCATCTCCTGTATCTTATTTATAAGATCCTTATCCTTGTCCTCGCATAGGATATCAGTCTTAATCCATAGCCGATCAAGACGCCTGCGTATAAGATCCGTCTTAAGATACTTGCGACTGAAGTCGTAAGTAGAAGGGCTACCTATGATCTTGATATCATATATACCATCAGGTAGGTCAAGGTACTTGACATTACAATCATCGTAATTAAAACAATTGAGACCTAGTGTTAGGCTGGTAAAGGTATTGACCTGATTCTTGCCAAGGAACAACGTAACGGGGTCGGACATGCCCGGCGTAGTGATCTCGATGATCGCCTTCCTGTCCTCCAGTAGTCCCCACTCGGACTCATCCAATACCTGCAACACCTTGGGATCACGTGTCTCTAGCACCTGAAACGACAGCCTAATATCATTCATATTAACCTTCTTGTCGTACCGGCACAAACTATCGTCATAACGAGCTTGCATATCAAGATCCGGGACATCGGTATAATATGTTTTGACCTCATGACCGTTGATAAACACCGATGTTATCTGACAAACATGAGACCTAGCGACATCAAAAAACACCATCCTTACATTATCCCCATGATCAACGCCAGATGTCGGGTATGTCAATATCTGGGTATTATACTCACCATCGTTACGTCTAGCCACGACAGTAATTACGATAGGTTTCTCTATATCGTAATCATCCATAATAATCCTAGCGGCGAACTTATCATGGATTATCTTCGGTATGATATTTATCTGGTTCATGTTAATATCTTTTTCGCAAAGATAGCACATGTCATGTCAAAAATGAAATCTATCCAACCCCAAAGATGTCATCAAGATCGTCCATGGTTTTTATAAACCCGCGGTCAAACATAAAAATCAATGACCTCATCAGACCAACGCATCTCCCTATGTTTATTGTCATCGTGTCAATGATAAACCTAAACACAGGGGAGTTAGGATTGCTAAACAAAACGGTGTTTACGAAACGGGTGGATAAATCAACAATGCTAGACACGGCCTCGCCTGTATCATCACCATCTTCCCCATAATCATGAAGAAGCTCATCGCGATTATCACGAAAAACAAAAAATGGCTCCAAATCCTCATCCAAAAAAGCCGCTATTGAATGAGAAATGTAGCATGAAGCGCAATCAAAAACAAGCCTCTTGATATCATCCCCGTCATAATCGCCCAAAAACAAGGCGATAGCCGGCATATCGATCCAAAAGGATCTTTTGGTTATAAGACACCTAAGATCTTTTCTTGAACCCAGCAAGTCCCTCAAGGCGTCCTCGCCACCATCAAGCTGGTCGAAAAGCATAGAGGCGTTAAACAGCCTGTTCTTTTCATTAAACATAATCTTAAAATCACCGGACCTGACTATTTTCATGGCAAAAATATTTTAGTTAAAACACAAACAATCACTAAGCGGCTCAGAAGAACGGACATAACCGTCAAGGAACGGGGTGCTATTATCAGGAATCCACACATCATCAGACAACGCGGCCATACCAAACTCATCAACTATCTCATCTCCAGACACATAATCATAAGCCTTGACGCCAAAGATCTTAATCCTTTTAACCTTGCCAAAAGCGGACTTGACTTCCTTTATCTTCCTATCCAACTTCCTCACCCCATCGACGAACTCAGAGAAAGTGACACCACGCTCATCTAAATAGCTCTTTATAGCCCTCTCTATGGTCTTGATACCAACATTACCAAAGCCCTTCTTCCTGACCTTGTTCTGAACCTTTTCCTTAAAAGAAATGCTCACCCCGTTGTTCTTGGAGGACACAAAATCCTTAAGGTCACGTTTCCTGATCGAATCCATGGAGCCATGAACAACACGCTTGATATCCTCCGCGCGCTTCCTATTGCACTCATGAGCCTTATAAGCAGGATTGTTCACGTTTCGCTCATCCTCTAGCTTGCGATGCCTAGGAGGGCAATTGTCCCAATAATAATACCTCGCCTTGTTACTATGTACAAAAAGGTCAGGATGCTCTTTCTTCGCCTTCCTCACCATAGCATAATAACCGTGGACAACAGCCACGTTAACATAACTGGTCAAAAGCCACCTAACTAACTTTATCTGATAAGCGAGATTATCACCACCAAGACGATGATGCTTGATATAGTAATTAACTATTTCATCCACAAAGTAATAGAACCACTTGATGTTGTATTGGATCCCCAGCGTCCTAAACCTTATAGGGTCAAGGCTTATGATAAGAATGCCTATCAGTGTCTCCGATATCGGCTTCTCAAGTATCTCTGACTTGGATGATGATTTACGCTTTATCCTAGGGTTATCGCAACAAGGATTAGCGTTGTCATTAAACAAATAAGGTAGGATGACCTTGCCGGAATCCCTCCTCAAGGCCCTATTTTCTCCTGACATCCTCTTTTTTTCCGAGGAAGAGACGAATTGATCAAATATAAGCGTTATCTTTGCCATAATTGGTTTTTGTTTTTAGCACAAAGGTACTAAAAAACTTTGTCATTTCAAAATGAGTGCTTGTGAAAGTACTCATTTTTTTTGTTTATGATCACGGCTTTTTACGGCGATCGCTATGGTCGAAATCCAACTTGGACATTGCGTAGGGAGACTATCGTAGGGATAGTTAAGAAAAGAGATGAATTTATTTATCCACCTTCTTTTATAAAGCCCCCTTAAGAAGGGAGTCCCATTATAAAGATTTTCTTTATTTATCCCATAAGTTGATTGATTAAAAAGCGTTAGCTAACGCTTTCTATTATCTAAAGTATATAACTTAATTACATTAACGTGAAAATATGTAGTAGATTGAAAAATCGATATCTCAATTAGTTTAATGTATTTTTGACATCTACTTATGTTGTCTATGGATCTTTAATCGACAAACAACTACCTGCATCAAACGTTAATGCGTTGATATGTTTACTTCTTTCCAACGCAGCGTAATATGCCAAAGGGAATATGCCAAAGGGAAAAAAGGAGGTGGGCTACGAGTCGCTCCGCTCCTGGCCGGCCGTGTGGGGATACCTCCTGCCCTGCCTCACGGGGCCGCCACATTTCCTTTTGGTGCCAATACTCAAACAGTATACTAGATAAGGGATTCCCTTTAAGGGATATTCTAGTTGAGTAAAAATTTGGATACGGTCGGTTGGATGGGTTGGTTTAGCCGGTGGTCCGCGAAACCATACACCTCGGTTCGAATCCGGGACTGACCTCATATTCGCGATTCTTTTCCGGGGTGACAACCAATAGGTGTATGGGGTTTCTTGTACACCTGTTATTTTATCAATCCGAATCTTTTCAACAACACGAATAATACAACCAATATACCTAAGATCGACATAAGGATGATAGCCATCGGCCACCTTGATTCCCCCTTATCGTCTATATCCTTATGCTTGATGCCTGTCTTCTTATCAATATCCCCAATACCGGTGATCGTCTTATCAACGCCAAGGGAATCGGTCGTCACCGTGCTATCCCGCCGGCCGATGACGATATGGGCGTCAGTCACGGACGATACCGGCCGCTCTCCCGTGGCGGGACCAATATCCTTATCCGTATCGAATTTCCTCTCGGTTATAACGATATCGGCATTAAGATCAGAGGTCTTTATCTCCACCATCCCGCGGTCTATAACCTCGTTTATCATCGTCTCTATCCCGCTTATCAGCCGGCTATCAATAGACGCCTCGCTAACCTGCCTCCCGCTTCCACAAGAGGACAGGAATAGCGACAGACCTAAACAAAAAATCGCCCTAAGACTTATCCTTGACCTCATCATCAGCGATCCTCCTTATATCGTCAAACGTCCCATCAGGTATGTTCTTGGAGAAGCTAAACATCTTGAACACGTTTATTCTCTTGAACACGGCCTTGAATACCTTCACCAAATAAGCGTCGGAGAAAGCATCACCTATCGTATTCAAGAAAAGCGTCACATATCCAACAAGGGCTATATACACCCCATATTTGGTAACGGTAAGTATCATGCTAGCCTCCTCCTCGATCGGGTATAACGTCTTATATATAACACATAATGTCATTACTATAAAACAGGACAAAGCGAACTCCTTAAGAATACCAGTAAACCTGACCTCCCTGAACCATCTCTTAAAACTAAACCTTCTTCTACGACTCCGTCGGAGCTTCCAGCCCCTTATGCTTTGCGCTAACCTAGCTAAAAAATTAGCTATTAATACTATAAGTAATACAATCAATAAATGATGCACTGGCTGGAAATAAGCCCAACAAGAGGCACCATACACAAGCGCAATATTCCACAAAGCCCCTACTCGCTCTATCATGTCTTTGTCTTTCATTTTATACCCTACTCGCAAAGTTAACCACTATACCATTAAGTACCTAAAACACCACGGCGTGTATACCGTTCCTAGTATCAAGGCTATCAAAATGCAACCAACCCACCTTCCCTTCAAGCCGGAAATGATATGGTAACATATCTTGATGATCCAAGATCAAGCCTCTAGCCTGTTCCGCCGTCATCGACTTGATATCAAAATCACCGGCCTTACCCAACACATGGGCGGATAGATAAACATCTTTCTTATCCTTAACTATCTGACAGATGTTGCATCTAAGACCACGTTGGGAAAACTGCCCTCGCTTATCCCAGTTATTACAATACATAGGCTGTTTGATTATATCCCTCCGTAATATAAGAAGATTATGGAGAAACGCCGTATCAAGAAACTGCCACGATCTGTCCTTCCACTTATTATATGTATGGGGACATACTAATTCCACTATATCAAAATACGAACCTAGTTCTTTTATAATACTATTTCTATCCATATTATCCGTTTTTTAAATAACGCAAAATAATAATACCACGATAACCTGATCCTCCTCGACCGCCCGTAGCCCCGCTACTAGAAGCTTTAGAGGCCCCTCCACCACCACCACCATAATAAGTGGCATTACCTCCATTTTCGCCATTAATAGTAACACCCCCGGTATCCTCAGCTCCAGCCCCATCACCTCCTCCGTGATCGCCACCTTTACCTCCGGATAAAAAGCCTTTATCCCATCCTCTTATATAAGCTCCCGATCCACCACCAGCGCCCATAGGATAAGGATAACGATCAGGATACTTATTATTAAAAACATATGATCCATCTTGCCCTGGATTTCCCGGGGAAGGATCATGACCATCCCCTTCAACTCCATATCCGCCTATTCCACCTTTACCGGCAATAGCCTGATATATACCGAATATACTATCACCACCTATATCTCCTACAACCACCCTATATGTAACACCTGGATTTACGGGTATAGTCCCAGTCAGTACACCACCTCCGTTACCTCCACTCCCGGCATTATATATATCGGAATATTCTCCATCAAGACCTCCGGCGACCAACGCGAACTCAACCTCATAGACCCCATCAGGAACCGTCCAATATCCATTATCCTGAGGAGATAATTCCTCGAATACCTCTATTACCTTCCTTTTGGGTAACATCCTTCTTCCCATCATAAGGCAAATAGGATTTTACCCCCCCCCAATTTAGTTTTAAAATATTGATATCCATAATATTATTCTGGTTTAATTATCCATCTCTGGGCGTAGTTATTTTTTAGCGCATATATCTTCTCCATAGGTGTAGCGGGAGACCCGTTGGACGAGCCTTTCACGAATCCCTCTGGGGCCTGCTCCGTGCCGGAAGGACGCTGATTCTCGTCAGGATATTGACTACCATACATAGAAACCGCGAGTCCATAAAACTGATTTCTTTCCCCATCTTCGGCCACGGATGCCATGGTGATCTGATCCCATCCTACAACAAGGTCGTAGAAGGAGTTTACGAAATCATCTGATCTTTTTTGGCTATGAGTGGAATAATCCATCACAAACCATGTAATAGACCTCATCTCATAAATATAATCCGGCAGCTTATCCACTCTAATACTATTACTATGATAGACGTAAAAACCTGTAAGATGATCCAATCCTCTACCCGACATATTATCATCATTCCAACCCGTCCTCCTTTCTCCACTTACCCAGTCATTTAAAAAATCAAAATTAGTAATGTTAGGATTTATCTTATCTACCTCGAAAAAAGGGAGGGTATTTATATCAAAATAATTCCACATATCAGAAGGGCCAGGATGTATTCTCAACGAAGTTAATTTAGGAAGATCATTAAACTCCTTTATATACCTATCCAAATAACATGAAGACAATTCAAGGGTTTGAAGATTTTTCATATTCTTTATATCCCTTATCCCGCTAGATTCTATATCCCTAAGATCAAGCATATTAAACATATTTAAATAATATACCTCTGTCTTACTGGTTATAGCCTCAGGAATTACGGTCATTCTTTGCCCTATATTTTGAAGATCGATATAAATTAACTTTTTGGATCTTGACAACTTGTCTACAGGTATACCGTCATTAACATACAGCGTATGGGATACGACCAAAAACTCAAGTCCTGGCATATCCACAATCGGAAAAGATGTCATCTTGCAAACTTGGATATTGGCATAATAAATATCACGGGTAAAATCTATCGACACGGCCCGTTGTACGTCCCTCCTCCCATCAGCGTAAGCATGATTATCTATAGGTACGTATTGCGATCCATCCTCCTTCCTGAACCACCACGTAGTATTGGGATCTTTCCTATGTTGTATTGCCAAAGAACGGAATATAATACGATAATCATCCTCCCCTTGAACCTTGGTCATAGGAAACTGCTCCTTTATTCCATCCCCCCAATCCACATTAGCCATACCGGGCTTTCTGGATCTAAACTCAACAAACGTATTATATGGATTATCAACGACAGGATCGGGTACATAATTATAATCATCGGTATAATAATTTCTAAGTGCCCTATCCCATGTGGTGAACCACACGAACTTGTTGGATGATGCCTCATATTTATATAATGTCTTAGCCATTACCTATCTTGTTAAAATATTCTACAATAACATTCCTGTCCAATCCCATAGAATCACACAAATACTCCCCTTCTGGTTGACCCCCAAACGATAATACCTTATCCGTATCATGAGCTAAAACATCTCCATTGCCTACAAAGGTACGCCCATCGTCAAATACGATAAGCTTATATGGCTTATACAACCCCGTGTCAATATCAGAAGATCGTATTGACCTTAACACCGAAGCCTCTGGTGCCATACTAAACCTCCATCCATAATTATTCATAAGCACATAAATCATCTCCATTGGGGTTGACGGGGAGCCGTTGGACTGCCCCTTGACAAAACCTGAAGGAGCCCGCAATACACCGCCAGGCCTTTTATCCGATGGATCTTGCGCTAAGTAGGTACTTAGGTAAAGCCCATAAAACTGGTTCCGCTTTCCATCAGACGCCGTCGATGTCATGGTGAGGTTACCGAACGCCATCACCTTGTCGTACAGACTGGATATGAAGGTATCCGATCTTTCCTGTGTCTTTAGCGAGAGATACATATAAAACTCTTTCATTGATCTCATCTCGTACATATAATCAGGCAGATTGGTGACATCTATGGTATTACTACGGGACGCGTCAAGTCTCACTATATTCCCAAGACCCTTACCGCCCATATACGGATGCCAGCTCGCCGGCGAGCCATACCACATGTTTATATGGCTGAAAATCTTCAAGCTTGGGTTTATCCTATCCACCTCATCCATGGCCGGGCATAAGTCAGGGTCGAACGACGACGTGGCGCTACCAGGGCTTAGATACAACTCTTTCAAGTTATTGAACGACAACCATTCCCTTGGATATAACCTCACCTTCCCGCCAGGCAATGACAGTACCTCCAGATCGGGCCACATGGAAGGGAATTTCCTTATATTGGAAGCTTCGGTATCACTAAAGTCAATAGACTTGGACAAATCCAGAACTTTCAATTTAGTTAGTCTATTCCAATCCTCCGGGATGGACGTCAACGTACCCACACCAAACTCACTTAATGCTATACGCTCTATATTTACCGATCTCTTTATCCTATCCTTTGGGATATCTGTTATGTTACGATCACCAGGGATACTTATAATCAGATGGACAAGGCCAGGCATATCAAGTATAGGGAATCCTGTCATCATTATCCTTGCTGTTTGTACAAATGTAATATCATTCGTAAAAGTCATGGCCACGACCCGCTCTTTATCCAGCCCATCAGCATAAGCATGATTAGGCACGGGGATATACTCACTCCCGTCATCCTTATAAAACCACCATGGATGGCTATCCGGATCCTTCCTGTAGCTTATATCCCTTCTCCTGAACATCAACCTATATCGCCCGTATATGGATTCGCTCCTATCCTTCACGAAAGGAAATTGCTCTTTATTCCCGTCACCCCAATCGACCTCGCACATGCCGGGAGCATTAGAATAAAATTCTATATGCTCATTATAATTATTACCATCCAATATAGGATCAGGCACATCATCGGTAGTATCATTCCTGCCAACTCCCCTAAAAGCGTATTTACCCTTAGTAAAAAATGTCATAGAGCCTTTATTCGTATCCTTACATATTAATTTCATACCTCTCCCTCCTCTATTCTCCTGAAATACTCGACAACCGGTGAACCGTCCAATCCCAGATCGTTACAGATATCCATAGCCTCGTATTTGTCGGCGAAATTATACTTACTCATATTATCATCCAATACATCTCCGCTTAACACGGATACATGGCCGTCCTTTACGCCAAGGACGAACGGGGTAATCCTAGCCTTCCCGGCCCGCCTTGCCCTCGTAAGGGCGGCCTTAGAAGCCGGGGCAGGGGCCAAGACCCATGTCTGCCCGTAGTTATTGGTAAGCACATACACCTTCTCCATAGGCGTCGTAGGATTACCGTTGCTAACACCCTTAACAAACCCCTCAGGGGCTTGATAAACGCCAGACGGTCTCTTATTGGTAGGAGTCGCGGCGGTATATAAATCTAAGGTAAGTTTATAAAACTGATTCCTGTTACCGTCAGAAGCCGTCTGTGACATCGTTATATAACTCCACGACATTATCTTATCATAAAACGTGTTAACGAACGTATCAGCCCTCTCCTGCGTATTTATAAATTTACCACCATCACACAAAGTCCATATCCTAAATTCCCTTACCTCATATAACCAGTCCGGGAGATCGTCTACCGGTACCGTGCCTGAACTACAATACGTGCCCTGAATCTTATTCAGCTTACCTCCTACCAGATCTTGTTTCCATGAGCTACCATCAGCCATAAAAGCAACGCCTGTCTTATCATCTCCAACCTTATCCACCTCATCAAATACAGGTATGTTATCCCGATTGCTTATAATGCTTATATCCGCGGCCGGAATAGAATTAAACGCCGGGTCATACGAAGGGATGTTACACCAGTTGAAGTTAAATCCAGTAAGATCCTTCCATTCAGAGAATCTTCTCCAATTAGAATCAGGATTATCAGCGAAATCAAAAACGGAATTACACCCAAAATACTTCAATCCTTTCATTTTTAAAAGCCCCTCCGGCCAATTATCCCAAACACCAGGGTGAGGAAAAGACCCCATCTGTATATTACGAAGATTAACGCTCTTGCTTATCCTGTCATATGGGATATCTCCATTTTTTAAAACGGACCTGACCATAGCCAAATAAGTTATATCAGGTAGATTAACTACAGGAAACTCATGGAGGACAATACCATCCATATTGAACTCCCCATCGATTACGTTAGAGAACCTCATCGTAACCTCCCTACGCCTGATATCGCTATACTTATGTGGAGGAACCGGTATATACTGGGATCCATCCTCCTTCCTATACCACCATGTAGTATCGTCAGGATTCTTTTTGTACTCAATATCTAAAGACCTGAATACTATCCTATAACTACCGTCAGATATCTTGACCAAAGGGTATTGGTCCTTTGTCCCGTCACCCCAATCGACGTCCACGAATCCTGGATTGTTCGCCGAGAACCTGAGATTACGATTAAAAGCATCATAATCTACTATCGGATCAGGCACATAATCAGCATCCTTCCCATTATAACAAGGGAACCTGTCCTCGTTAACATAAAACGTCACCGAGGACAGGGCCGTATCATATCCTACTAAAAATCCCATATCAACTAATTGAGGTTATATCATAAGACACCCATTCCTTGTATCCGTTAACCATCTCATATACCTTGTTGATGGTCTTGCATACGACAGCGAATCCGATATCCACGTTAGGGAACTTCTCGTTAAGCTCATCTATTGTAAGCTCCTTGGTTATGCTCTCATCCCACTTACGCATCTCCTTTACCTCCATAAGGATCGGTTTACCGGTTACCCCTACGCTCATCACCCATTCTCCCTCACGGTTGGCATCCGCCAGATCCGGGAAGATAGTAACGCCAAACAACTCCGTGAGCACGAACTCATCGCCGTTCCGGGTAAACGACACCGCCGCTCCGGGGGTCAAGACTACCTCGTTCACGGCCAACAGGCTCGTAAGTTTCTTGGCTCCTCCTGATACCGTGGCGTTAAACACGACAGTAACATTACCGGTAGCGCTATTAACGAACTTGATCTCATCCTTATCGCTATTTATAGCCTGTAACCTAGACCCAGATACGATATTCACGATCTCATAATTCTTGTCGTAAGTACTCTGTAGCGTCACATTACCGTATTTAGTATCGATAAGGGTGATCCACTTAGCCTTACCACCTACTATCTCAACAAGCTTATAAAACACATTATTCCCGTCAGCGTCAATCCACCTAGCTATAGCTCCCGGAGCGAAATTAGTTACCTCCCGGTCTTGGGTATAACTTATAGTGCTTTCCGTAGGCTTATTAGCCAAAGTAATATAAAGACATTGCTCTACGTCAGCCTCCATCTTGACTATCCCAGCGCCATCGTAATAATAATCAGGTACGTTTTTATCCCGTATCAACAAGATGGTACCTTCCTTAAGCTTATCGGCGTTAGTAGGATCGTCTACGAAAGATTTCATTTGGATATAGGTATCGAAGATAATGGACGTGCTCTTATTCTCTATCTTCTGATTGATATCATTGACAATATTATTAATCTCGTCTTTCGTATAATAAGGAGATAAATCAACCTTCGGACCTTCCTGCTCTAAAGCCTGGGCTCCATCCCACCAATAATCAGGTACATCCTGCTCCCTGATCCAGAAGCTGTCCCCCACACGGAGCTTAGCCGTGTTCTCCGGAACCGCCAGCCACTCATTCATAGCATCGACCGTATCAAAGATATACGCCGCGTTCTTGCCCTCAGCTATACGTCTTACGACAGCCAACTCGCTCTCGACATCGCTAAGTCTTTCCTTTATATCATTGATCTCTCGCTCTAACTTATCATAATTATCCTCCTGATCTATAGCGTCACCGATGGACATATAAACCTCGTTAGTGAGCTTATTGTAGGTAACACGGGCCACCTTCTCGTAGGATGTCTTATACGTAGATGAACCCTTACCGGTATGACAAACAAAATCATACGTATTTTGATACACCACGGATCCACCGGTATTGATGAAATCATATCCGTCTTGGCTCATAGTACCACCCTTGTAACCCACAAGCTCAAAAGAACATTTACCTGTACCTATAGAAGCGAACCATGTAGCATAAGCCATGAATCGCGTCTCATCCGGCAATGTGGAATAATACCGCGCCCTTAAATCCTTTACCGACATCCAAACGCACTCCTTACCGGACCCGGTGTTATCACCACCCCATTTAAGCACGCTCCTTACGGACTCATCACCGTTACCGGGGCCATTATAACCAACACCAAGATTATCGATAGTCGGGACATTCGAGTTGAGAGCCTCCGTCATCGTATCCAAGTCCCTTCCCGAACTCTCATCCCATAAATACCTGAAAGTAACATAATCGACATCCCCGATCTTAATGCCTCCAGTATTACTAGGATATGTTTTCGCGACTAACTCATAATACCATTTACCATCACGGAAAGTAGCCCTTATCCTCTCTACTTGCTTGGGGGATATAGAGACATATGATCCGCCAACGGAAACGTTATCGCCATCAACCGCACGGGAAGTCCCATCCTTTGGGTCCTCAGGATCTACCGGGGTGTAGATCGTAGCCTGTTTATCTCCGGTATTGATAATAACTATATAATAGCTATCCCCGTCAAGACCCTCATCATGAGCCATGGTTACAAAGCCCCGCTCGCTATCCGGCCTCCATTCAACGACAACCATATGCTTATCCATAGGTATACCGGAAACGCTGTTAACGTAATTGGTTGACGACATGAAAATGGCATGATCATCATAAGCCTCATCCACACGCTGATGCTTAGTAGCCAATCCGTCAAGACGTGATATCTCAATGGGGTCGGTTACCTCGACCCCATTATAATCATACCACTTATATCCGATCATCGTATTCTCACGACGATATTTCCTTTTCCTTATGACCTCACCGCCGGCTAGGGCGTCAATCATATAATAATCATTACATACCTTAACCATAACCTTGATATTAACAGGTTTGACATAAACAAGCCACGATAGTAGCGCCATCGGGAATGGAGGTCAGCGTAGTCCCTACCGGGTAGGTCGGGGAGGATGACTCCATCACCATCAACGACATCCGCTCTACGACCATATCGTTATCAATCAACCGGCTTCCCTCCACATAGAACCGGCCATCGGCCACCTCATAGCATTCCCGCGCCGGGACCATATGCCTTTGGCTCTTATCGGCGTAATCACAGATCGTCACCTTGGCCCCATCCGGTATAGACGTAAGCTCATCACCTACATTATAACCAGGATGATCGGAATATACGACGTATAACTTGGACTTAATATCCCGCAATGCCGGATTGACTGTCCTGAATCCCTTCAAATGTATCTTATGACCACCGATCCCATAACAATCATCCACGTCCATGATATTAAGATCACAACCGATAACCGTCCAGCCGTTAATAACCGTCTGCGTAGGGGTGGTATTGATAGGATGATCGGGGTCGGTAGACTCAACGATCTTATAGTCGAAAGTCTTTACATCCAGATTTCCGTTCAACGACTCCTGTCTCCTGATCTTCACCGTACCCTTTCCGGTATCATAACAAGTCTCCGTAGTATCGATAAGTCGATCCATATAATCCGGCTCCTCGCACTCGATACGGGTGAAATTAGATGGCAAAGAGGCATATTGGGTACCGACATGGATATCATTATCCGTAGAACTCAATACATGATGATTATACGACCTGACATGATTTAAAGGGTTGATAACGTAAGTGGATTTAATTCTTACCGATCCTCCTGGAGTCGAGTAACATTCTATCGCGCTTCTGGTAATACGATCATCCAACCTTTCTATGGCACACCTTTCACGGATAAAAACCGATGGGATGCTATTCATCCTATCCCCTAGGCCATATCTGTTATCAGACGAGTCCACGATCTCCCAGAACTGGTTTCTTTTCCCAAGATCACCATCATAAGACACCACATGTCTCATACGTACGCTCCCGTTTGATGTCCTATAACATTCCTCGATATCAATAGGCATCCTGTCTTCCATATCCGTGAAATCACAAGACACCAAAGACCATCCGGTAGGCAGGGTGGATATCCGCTGTCCCGGGGCGAAACCGCCGTTATCCGAATCCAGTACCTCGTAGCGGACGTGGCGCTCGTTTGCCTTGGCGTCATAAGACACGACTCTCCTTACCTTGACATTACCCTCACCGCTATCATGACATTCCACGAAAGACTCGATATCACGATCCTCCATATCCTCCATCTCGCACACCATGCGATCCCATCCTCCAGGTATGGCATTATATATCCTATCCACGAGAATATCGGGATTCTCAGATCGTGTAACGACATAAACAGCGCCCCTTATATCTATATCTCCATCATAAGACGTTATTCTTAATACCTGTACACGACCTTTATCCGTATTATAGCATTCTTTCCTTGACTGAAGCATTCTATCCTCAAAGTCAACGAAATCACAAGGAACCAAAGAGAATCCGTCGGGGAGGGTAGCTAGGGCGGCTCCTGGGACAAAGTCCGCGTTATCGGAGTCCACTACCTCGAAACGTGTGTATCTGGCCTTTATCTTGGAGTCATACGACACCATCCTTCGAAGTTTAACGTTTCCGCTACCGCTGTCATAACACTCTATATAGGATTTGATATCCCTCTCCTCCATATCGTCAAAATCACAGACTACCCTTATCCAAGTGTCTGGCAAGGAACTGAAGCTGGCGCCTTCAGGCTGTGACGGATCGGTAGTCTCCAGGACTTTATAACTCTTATCCCTAACCCCTATATTCCCGTCCCATGACGTGAGAACCTCCAGCTTCACCTTACCGGCCGGTGTCTTATAACATTCTACGGTTACCTCAATATCCCGGTCCTCCATATCCGTGAAGTCACAAACGACCTCAACCCAGTCATCGCTTATGCTGGTGATAAACTTACCTACCGGATTCTCAGGATCGGTACTTTGCTTGACGCGATACCATTCCTTTCTGGTACCCATCTCGTAATCAAATATCTTATACCCCTCTATCTGTACCCTTCCGGTCCCGGTATCAAAGCATTTAAGCACCGGTATTATCTCCCTTTGGGTCATGTCCGGAAAATCACATACTATACGCCTCCACGTATCAGGTATGGCATTATACTTCGTTCCAATAGGGTTACTATCGTCAGTGGTATTCACCACCTCATAATGAGACACCTCCGGGTTCAGGCGGGGATCAACCGACTCTACGCCCTCTATCTGAACCTTGCCTCCTTCCGTGGCATAACATTTACTTACGAATATCAACTCCCGATCGGTCATCTCCGCTATACTACAATCTATAGCCACCCACTCGGCAGGGATCTTATCCAATTCCGTGCCAATAGGCGTATCAACATCTGAAGAGTTGATGATAAATATCCTCTCGGCCAATATCTCCCCCTTATTATTCATATAGGTATGGATACGGGCCTCTACCTGACCACCCGGCGTGCGATAGCATTGGTTGACGATCGACACACGGGCGTCCTTGATGTTAATGAACTGATAGTCCTTTTTAGGGACCTCGCTTACGAGCCTCTTTACTCCTTTATCATCGAAGTACACGTAACACCCGTCATTCCTCATCATGACCGGATACGTCTTTCCGTCTATGACAACACCTGAGAAGTCATCTGGCGGAACGGAGAAACCCATGCTACCGAAGATGGAAGCCAGTCTCTTTAAATACTCATTAATAGCCGACATAATATCATATTTTAATTCTACTGCCTCAAAGATAACAAAAAAGGGAAGAGAAATGAATCCCTCCCCTTTAGGAAATATATGAACGCAAAAAGGTTCTTTATTTCGGCTCGGTTACGATGGCCGGGCCAAGACCAGCGGCAGCTCCGATCATATTGATCATCTCCTGAACACCCTCATGAGCGCCATAGCGTACACGTAAGATCAAGTTAACCGGATCATCGGCGATAACCTTTCCGAATCCTTGAGCGTATCTATGAGGATTAATCGTGATCTGGAAGTCCACGTATTGGGCTGTTTGTTCAACACGGCTGTATTCGTTCATGAATGTCCGTCCCATGAAATCCTGATGTTTCGGGAAGCCGTTGAAATGAGCGTAACCCTTCAACTCATCATCCATCATATTGCCGCCAACATGAGTACGCGGGGCTTTGCTGGACAATCTCTCGAAGTGAAGCTGATCCCACCAAATGGGGGATCCCTCATCAAGGGAATCAGGATAACCACCGCTAGCGCCAACGATCTCAACGCTATCCTCTACATAGGTCATTTTATCCATCAAGCACTCTGACGGAGATAATAACATTTCCTTGCCACGGAAACGGATACCGCACTTGCAGTTAGTGCCAAGCTCCTGGGCCGATTCCAGTTTCTTCCACATACGGTCGCGGTAGGACGCCGGAGCCTTGCTGGTGAAGAATCCCTCGAACACCTTGTCGCACTCATCACACAACATGTTAGTATATACCGTTGCCTGGAAGCTATGCTGGCAAGCCGCGGGAGTACCGTAGTCAGTGATCTCCAGTTCCGGGAAAGCCTGTTTGATTTCCTCCAAAGCGCTGTTTCCGCACTCATCATCCGGGATCGTGATATAATACTTCTCGGTGGATACCTTGCAAGAACCACAAGCTGACCATGAAGCGGTACGAACCGTAGGATTCTCGCACATATCGGATGTCTTAGCCACATAGTAAATGATAGCCGTAGGATTAGCCTCCACGAAAGCAGAGATCTCCTCATCCGTCAATTTCTTGGAAGTAGCGGCAATATACAAACCTGATCCCTTGATCTGGCTCATCTTATTAACCGTATCAGCTACCACATTAGGTAAAGACTCTACCGTAGTAGACATATCAACGCCGTCATCCTCCAATGAAATGGAATACAGGTATCCGCCCTTAACCTCAGTATAGCTAGGCGGGCATTCCTCGCATCCTTTCATGATAGAGATCAGACGTTGAGTATAGTCATTAGGCTTATCCCCTTTCTTCATCACCTTATAACGTGACATGCCGCCGTTGACGCTCTCACGAACGATCTTCAATCCCGGGTACTGGGCACGAACCTCAGCCAAGGCCAGGTCATCACCAGTATCGCGAACCTCCATACAATAGAAGTTCACGTCCTCCGTCTCAGGCTCCGTGGCCTCGTTAGTACATCTTGTAACCGGGGTGATATCAATATAATCAGATACCTTACCACCACCAGCGATAGGCTGGTTCTTCATCCTCTCGATACATTTCAGGACGGCTGGCAACAAATCAACCTCCTCGCAAGGATCGCACTCCTCGCATTGATTAGGGGTATTGTCGCAATCATCCAAAAGGATAGCGTCATTGATCTCAATACGACCTCCCTCATAACCAAGAAGCTCGAAAGCCCTGCCGGCGAGAATCAAGCGGATAGCGATACGGTCGCCCTTGGATACGGAGAAAGCCGTGTCATCAGACACACCGTTGTATCCTAAGATAACATCATCGACATAAGCATGATCCTTCTTCGGCCAAGAAGCGTAAATCTCGGTGATCTCGTTCAACGAGAACAAAGGCGTGGAAAAATCCTTGTCATATATAGAGCGGGAAGCCGCTTGTTCATTACGACCGATACGGATCTCATAACGCTTGTCGTTACGAGGCTTACCGGTAAAGTCAATCACGGCCTTGCAACCGTTCCCGGAAGTATCTCTGGTATCATAAATACCGATCTGTCCTTCCTTCAATAAGATGGAGTCAACATCCACCATCTTAGCGTGCGGGGGTACGAAAAGTACCCGGTCTTGCGGTCTGTGCAACATATTATCAATTTTTTAATTTAAAAATCATTTACCTAACGCAAACATAATCATAAACGACATCACCGCAATAAAATAAGGTCGTGAGTATACGACATAATATAATGTTTACATTTTATGTAAAATAAAAAGCCTACCCGTTTCCGAGTAGGCTTAATGATCAAACTAACGGTGTTTATTTAAAGGAAGCCACGTTGTCCTTATCCATCCCATATCTACTTAGTTCATTCTCGTTAAGGTTGAATTGCTTGGCTACCATATCCAGAATCTCCTCAACCAAAGGATCGGGCAGCTCAGGGTCGATGTCCGTGGACCGCTCGCCGGCGGCGTTGATATACCCGGCCAGATCCACCCGTACCGGATTCCGGTAGTAGGTCATCCTGACCTCGTCTGTACGGAAGCCGTCCTCATACACCACGACCTTCCCGTCACCTATGGTGTAGAACGTTTCCCGATAGTCAAAAGAAGGCCTATTGTTATCATCCCCAAGAAGCTCATGGACATTCTCGTTCTTAGCCTCCCACATGACAAAATCTCCAACCTCACATCCTTTATAAGAAAACGCTCCTTTTATATTTGAGAACCATAAATAATCATCAGGAAGACCGAATGATGTCGATTCGGGATCATCAATATGACTGACCTCCTTAAGCGATTTCCAGTATACCAGAAGAGTTTGTATAGATCGGATGGTCTCATCATCCTTCCTATTAAGATAGTATCTTATCAACCTGTCCTGAGCCTCGTTGAACAAAAGCACGAACCTCCCGGGATCAAGCTTAATCCCGCCATTGGCGAGATTCTGCTCGTTCTTCTGCAAGGACCTTAGATACGCTTCTTGGATCGTCATCGTTATTCCTCCTTATCACCTTTATCTACGTCTTCCTTCTTCTTGACATCCTTAACCTTCTTGGTCTTATCGTCTATATTAGAAATAGACATAAGTTCCTCGTACTCATCCAAGACATTAGCCTTTACACTGATAAGATCTTTCTTGGTAGCCAAGAACTCGGCGGACGTACGGGTGTCAGGACCTATGACCTGACCATTATATTGCAAGCCAGATGGAGTCATATTGATACGACCGTTACGTTGAAGGACGTTTATGATACGATAGAACTCAAGAACTTCCTTGAAATCACCCTCCAATGACCGATCCCAGATATCAAGCAGATAATCGATGTTGGTCTTCTTCTCGTTCATCCAGTTTGATAGTGATCCGGTGTAATAATCATCCTCCGTAAAATCAGGACGGGTCACGATGCCGATGTACAGAAGAAGGTCGATGGCAGCCTGACGTTCCTTGCCACCTTTCTTAAGGGCGTCGATGAACTTATAGCTGACATTCATCTTATTGATCTCACGCTGCTGGACGAAATCCTTGGCGTTGTCTTTCTCAATGAAACAGAACATGGAGTTCATGAAAATAGGATCACCATCCATTTCCTGAGGGGTCAACATGCCAGAAAATACAGCCAGATATAAATAAAATAACTCAACGGTATTAGCCGTGTTATAAACCTTACCCATATAGACCTTGTCTTTAGCATCATCCCAAAACTCGAAATTGGTCTGGGAAAGATCCTTCTGGGAAATATTCTCAAAAGGCTTCATTATATTATTGACACGCTGATCAACCAACTTATCAACCTCATCCTTATCCATGCCATTATAACATCTTGATCTTGGATAAAAACCGGTATTGTAAACTTCTGAGAAATCATCCCACGGGCAACATACGTGAGTAGCGTTCTCCGGGAACGGAGCCTTGGCTATATTGGCGTCTTGGAAGGCCTGCGGAGCGCTTCCGTCGTGTTTACCTACCACCTCATACAAGGTATCTGACATGATATTGAAGCCATTTACCTCGACCAATACCTTCTTTGATTTTAAAATCTCTTTCATTTCCTTATTTTTGCGTTACTTTCCTAAAAAAAGAGGAGAGGAATATCCTCCCCTCTAAAAACCAAATTACATATGGAAAAAAACTTAACCGAAGTAGTTCGGTTGAAGCTCGATAATCAAGAACTTGCTGTTATCCATAACCCAAGCCGCTGAAGCTGAGTGACACCAGAATTGCTCTTTCATGCCCGGCAAGGATGATACGATCTCATTACCGTTAGCTTTGTGTGCCCAACGACCATACTCATAACCCCACCACATGCTTACGCCTTCTGGCTTGATATAGAATACGTTGTTATTCATATTACCCAACTTAGCGTTAGCCGTATTAGGGATAGCGGAATACGCGTTAGTCGATCCAGCGTCAGTGATATTCTCGATAATACAAGAATAAGAGGATCTAGGATACATGCCATTCACTAACTCGCTACGATCTGTCATGTCAGCGTAATCTAAAGAAGGATCGTGTTCGAACTCTACATTTCCGATGCCGGGAAGAAAAGCGCCCTTAACCTGAACTGGACCTAAGATCATAGCGTCATTAGTACCGGATATAGGATTAGAAGGCAACATACGGTCACTACCCATACCCCAGCTCAAATTACTCAACGTAGTAAAGAAAGCCTCCCTAATCAACTTCTCTAAGTTGACCATAGCCATAGCTCCTACCTTGAACTTAATCTTACGCTCCGTAATAGGAAGATCTTGACGACCACGGAAAATATAAGCCGCGGCAGCCATAAGAGTATCCTTAGTAATACCCATCGGACGACTATAATAGATAGTATAACCACGGCGAAGCTGACGGTAGATACCCTCATTTAAATGGATAGGGCCATTTTGATCCATGATAATACCACCTTCTTGCCACATCAACTGTCTAGCTTCCAGCTTAACCAACTCAGCCATACAGAATACCTCCAGCGTGGACGCTACCTTAGCCGTACGTAAATCAAGTCTACCATTAACAGTCTTGCCGATAATAGCCAAATCAGGAATATTACCCTCATACTCGCTTCTCATGGCATCCATACGACGAAGGGCGGTCTCCACGAACTCTGAAGTGCTATTCTGGGCGGCCCGCATGGACTTCATACCAGCATACATAGTGGTCTCACCCTCAACGCCACGGTGGTTTCCTAAACGGAATTCACAAGTCATAGAACCGGCCTTGTCAGCTCCAGATACCTTAGAGAACTGGGTACTGTACTCACCAAGAGCATGACCGATCTTCCAGTAACGGATACCCGGACGTAATTTCTCTTTAGGGAAGTATTTAGCCTTTCCGCCGATAACACGACCCCAATAACGTGTCAAATCACCTTCTGTCTTAGACGGTATCTCACCTGAGATAAGGATATTACAGCCGTTAGCGGCGTCATAGGTGATGACATCATAAGCCGTAAACTCAGATGTATTCAAAACGATATCAAACAAACTTCCATCAATACCCGGTTTCAGATGATGAGTCGAAGTATCCTCCGCCGTAACCACGGCGAATGTCCTTGTAACGGGAAGATCATAACGGAAAGAAGCTCCAATACCGTTAACGGAGATCGTAGCGCCGTTATTAATCATACCCATATACATCGGAACGGGGTAATTAGCGATATTAGAGAACAGATTCAACAGACCCAAATGATTCTTGTCCGGATCCTCATAATACCAGCTCGCCAATGAGCCTAAGTTATGCCCTACGAGCGAAGTCTTATAATTCTTGGCATCGGTGAAGGCAATAACGTTATCGCCATTCACGGTAGCCGGAAAACTTTTTGTTAAAAAAGGATTCATAATTATCTATCTTTTAATGTTATACACTCTTTGATCCACTCAGATCAAGGAAGTTAGCCTCTGTAGTATCATTATCGATATTATTCTTATTTTGCTTTCCTCCCTTATTGCCAGAAAGAAGAGTGATGGTCTTCTTATTGACCTCCATCTTAGCCTTGTTAGTCTTCTGTTTAAGGAACTCGTCCTTATTCATCAAGAATAAAGCCAGATCAGCGGCCATGTCCGGATTCTTGATAGCCTCCGAATAAGCTTTATCTATAGCCGTATGGCCTTGATTGTCTATCGGCTTGGTAACGAAATCGACAGCCTTACCTATCATCGTGTCAGTCAACTGGAACCCTGAGCTTATAGACGTCTTAAGACCTTTCTTATAGATCTTCATCTGCTCAATCAACTCCTGTTTCCTTTTCTCGGATTTTTTCTTCTCCTCCTCGATAAGGTTATCCATCTCCTTTTTCAGGATATCATGGAACTTATTGGCCTTGGACTCAATGAACTCATCACCCTTGCCAATCATCATCTCCATATTATCCTTTATCTCGTCTTCCGGCATACCCAACATCTTATAATAATGCCGGATGACCGCAAGCTGATCATTCTTGTCGCTCATATCAAGGTTGTCCAACGGCGCCTGAATGTTCTGATATTGGTTTAGAAGCTGACCTACGTTACCTCCAGCCTTATCCACCTCTATCATCTTCTTCATAAAGTCAGACATAGAACCGGTATCAACCTTATCCTTCAACAACTCATCGGCCTTATCCTTGATCAACCCCTCCACTATATCAAGTAAATCATCTTCTTTCGTGATAGTAGAAAGATCGACTGGCTTGTCATCTACCATAATATCAAGGTTATCGATACTGTCGATGATACCTCTAGCGGCCATCTTTTCCAAGAAAGATTTCCCGTTAAACACTGATACCACGTTATTATTATCAGTACCGCCTTCGCCAAAGGAATCCGGGTCCGGGTCGGTAGCGTCGCCGCCCTTATCCCCGCCACCGTCAGCCGCCCCGCCGTCGGCAGGCTCTTCCTTGGTATCACCTATAGGATTACCATCCTTATCATATTTACCCTCGATATTATTCTTATCGCCATCACCGTCACCACGGTAAAAAAGTTCCTCGACACTCATGGTCTTAAAACCCTTAGCGAAATCACCCATGTCATTCATACAATTCCCTTTTTTGCTTTTTACAAAAGTATTATTAATCCAATTACCAATTAAATCAAACCCATTATAGTATATGACAGAATTTTACGCCAAAATGATTACAGATTTTGTAAAAATATTTACAAAACTTGTAATCAATTTTTGTTTATTATTGACGTAAACCTATCTGTATCAGAACGTTTGTTTCTAGCGTCTATCTCCTTTTCTTTTAATTCCAACTTCCTTTTCTCTATCTCCTCACGAGATCTTCGCCCAGCCTCGGCGTTAGCCTGTCTGGTTCTCATATCCTCTTCCTTGATATCAAGATCCCTCTCCCTTGAAGCCCTGTCAGCCATAGCCTCGACATAATCCATGCCTTCAGGGTTGTTCCCGGTCCTAGCCGCTTGACCGGCGGCCATTATGCTCTTACCCCTTAAGTCGAAGTTGCCCTTGATATAAGCCAGCTCCTTATCCTTCTCATGCTCATCATTACGTGCCTGTCGCTCGGCCTCGGCTTGCTGCTGGACAAGTCGCTGTTGATTCTGGTATTCTTCTTGCCTTACACGATCGGCGTAAGATCTAGCATCCCTTCCGATCTGGTTCATCTCAGCCGTTGAGTTGGCGCTCATCACCCTAGTGATATCAAGTAAGTCATTACCTAACGTATTTGTCTGTAATATATATTGTTTCAAATTCTCCAATTCCAGACGTTTCTTGGAATTAGAGACAGCCATAACATTAAGATGACGTAACGACAAGCTATTATCCGTAAGGCTGATGTAAGCCAAGGAAAGATCGCTGTTTCTGTACATCACGGTCCAATCGTATCCTTCCTTCTGACATACTTGAGCCACGGCTAGATGAATATCCAATGTCCGTTTCTTGAAGTCATCGAAATCATTAAAGTAAGTCTGGGTCTGTAGCATAGTGGCGTTAACTCCCTGTTTTACGCCCGTAGAACTCTCGTATCTAGTTGACTGACCCATCGCTTGCTCGGATATACCTATCATCCTATAAGCCATCATATAGGCGTAAGACGCCATTTCCATACGGGATCTTATCTGATCCGTATTAGTAAGATCATATACACCGAACTGATTATATATGCTGCCCATCTGCGGATTCTGGTAAGGATTGTTTGTGTCATTACCACCTACACCCATAAATGAGACAGACTTAACGATCTGCATAAAAGTAGCTAAAGCGCCCTTCTTGTCCATCATATCCTTATATTCCGTAGGCAAGAATCCCAGGTCGCCTAAGAAGAACTTACCGATCTCCTTCTCGGCGTTGTTGTATAGCTGGTTCATAGCAAGGTTATACATCATCTGGAACGGCTGTACGCGATCAGCGAGACCAGACCCTATAAATCCAGAAACCGGAATGACATAATCATACAGGCTGCTGTCACCATGTATCTGATGAGGTATTGGATCCCCACCGATATATATAGGCTTATCCATTAAATTACCTCCGGTGATCTTAACGCCAAACCTAACCTCAGGGACATACTCCAAGATATAGGTGTTCACCTCAGGATCACCAACGGCTTCGGCCATAACCCTCTTCACTTTCTTGATACCGTTCTTCTCCAAGAACTCCGGGAGCAGCTCATCGGTAACAAGCTCCTGATCCACCATCCCAGTCTCCGTCATGTAAGTTATTAAGAATACCGGTTTCATGGATACCCAATATCCCTCCATAACCCTAAAAAGGCGGGAATCTATCTCATATCTCTTGCCATTGGACATGTCAGAGTTAAAATAGCCAAATGGATGGAAGCGGGGCAAGAAGCGGGGCTGGGTGTGTTCCTCCCCGTCCGGCCCGAAGGTGTGGTACTCGCCCATCGGAACGCCGTAGTAATCCTCAGCGGCGACTATAGATTCATAGTCATGGTATCCCTTCCATGGGACAACCTCATTCTCGTACATACCGGTAATAGACGGTTTCTTTTTCTTCCAGTCATACCTAGCACCGTCATTAGATACCCATCCCTCATAATCATCGTCACCTCCCATAATCCGACGCTTGTCCTTGGCTGTCATCTTATGGCCGTATCTTGATATCAGCTCAACACCCTCGTAATAATGAATACGGCCCACATAAGATCCGTGTTGCGGGTATTTCACGTCAGGATGGAATACCTCCATCGGACTCCATACCTCCGGACGGTAGTAATCAAAACCAACGAAATGATTCCGGAACATCTTTCCGCTAAGAAGGCGATCCCGGAAATTCTCCCTGTCAAGCTCATCCATATAAAACCGGCTACGGTCAGCCTCGATCGTATGATCCCCCCATACCGCCGCCTGCGTCTTCCATCTTGTACTCATGAACCTCTGGATATCATCAGGGGTCATAGACGCTTTGGCCTGTTGGATTCGCTGAACATAAGCCTGACGCTCCTCCTCGGAATTAAACTCATTGTACGTAGGATCAAGACCGGCCTCCACAAGACGCTGATTAACGATAATATCCCACTGTTCTTGTATATGACGATGAAGTAAGTTTGACATCGTATCCTCATACTCACTTATAGCCATATCCCCTACCTCATTAACCGTATACTTATCCTGTAGGTTTGTCAGCCATCCCTCAAAAGCGTTTACGATACCACCTATGATATCATAATGCTTCAAGAAAGAAGGTATCCTTATATCGCTCCTTAGCTTCTGTACGTTCCTTAGCTGAGGGATAACATCCGCCATCTCCATAAAAGATAACTTACCATCCGCCATCAGATAATAGTCACGGTACATCTGGTTGCGATCATACTGTTTCAACCCTATCGTCTCAAGAGCGTCCATACAATCCTCCTTCCATTTCCTATTCTTTTTCTTCGTGGGAATAGCCTGGGGAGGTAATCCTAATAACGCTCCTTTTGCTGGAAACGAATGATCTCTATTAAACACTTCCATGATTATTCAATTTTATTTACAACAAAGATAGGCGTTTAATTGACATTCATTTACCTAAAAGCCCCTATAGATACCGATCCAAAGGCAGAGGCATATACCTCATGGTGTTTATAAGCGTCTTCCTTGCGGGCATTATTCATCTCCTCGATCTTCGATTTAGGCATGTAATTGTTATCGTCAAAATATCTGGCGAGAACCAACGCGTGCCCGAACGCTATTATCCTATCGACGTTCAATCCGGGCTTATACTGTATTATCTCATCCAATAGGGCTATATCATCGATCAGCTCAATACCCTTGACAGTTATATCAAGACCGGCCCGATCATCATAACCAATAACGAAATCCTGCCAGCAATAATCCACTACGCACGAGAATAGCAGGTTCTGATTGCCGGGGGTCGGGTATAGCCCCAGCTTGCTGTTCTGCCGGGAGCCTGCCTTCACATACTTATTGGCTATCGCCTCACCGGCAAACAGGAAGAAAGACGCTGGCATACCGCTTTTACGGTTAAGATACTGCTCATACATCTGGTCAGCGTTCTCCATAAGGCATATAGCGCCATATCCCTTCTGAAGCACCTCGCACGTACGGCAAAACTGATCTATGGATGATGGACGGGATACATAAGAGGCGACTATCCTATAGGCATAAGGATCTCGAATACCAACACGTCTCTTGAATACATAAAAAGCACCTAATGAGGGCGTATCCGACTTAGCCTGTTTGTAGGGATCGCTACCACTCACATATATAAAATCATCAAACCTATTGGATTGAGGCATCTCGAATATCTGGACAGGAGCATCAATAACACCTCCACTAAACGGAAAACCAGCTAGCTGTTTATTAGATTTCGTAGTACCAAGCTTATTGCCCGATTCAAGGAAAACATCACACAGCATGCCGCTATATTGGCCTGACTCAAGAAGATCATTCTTATGCTTGATAGCGTACTCGACCGGGAATAGATTCTGGGATGAGCTTAAAAAACAGTCGTCGATCGTAAATGGATAGAACATGGTATGAGAGGTATAAGCTACCCTATCTTTCGTAGATAACTTCTTCCGTTCCTCGTCAAGCTTATTGGTACTGGCTTCAAAATCCGTGGCATCAATCTTGACCTTATTAAGCTTCTTATCATCAGGCTTCCCCAAATAATCACCCAGACCTATAGTTCTCTTGACACCGGAGTTAGCCATCTGGCCGGGGACAAACATCGCCCATTTCCGTTCTTTCCATGTTTTTCCTTTCATGGCTCTCCGATTTAAAATATCCCAGTCCATGACCATGAGATTGTATGTATCAGGATCAGAGAACATCTCCTGAGCGTCCTTGGATAGTTCCACCTCACCACCGGTACCAGCCAAGATAGGACTGAGACGCCAGCCATAAGGAGTGTCGTAGGACGGCATGGCGGCAGTGTACGGCTTCTTGATAGGTCCCTTACCTACCTCGTCGAAAATAGCCGTGGCCGGGGTCAGGCCGGCAGTCTTCTGCGTGGATGTCTTCCTACCCATGTTGATATTGGCTATGGATATTATGGCATGAACATCACGAACCCCGTTGGACATACGCTTGCCTAAGGTGACACCAGAACTCCAATCGGTCTTGGTCCTGTTAATTCTGAAAAAAGGATGCACATGATCAAGCCCATACTCACAATACTCACCTATATTAGATAAATCGCTATCGCTGAAACCTACCACGGAATGACTAAGCCCGATCGTCATGGTAGCGTTCATCTGAAGAAGGGATGACATGATAGTCGTATTATGGGATACGACAAAATTAGTGGTAAGGAACTGATGGGACTTGTTATCGACCTCAATACAAGTAGCTTTATACTTCCCGTAATAATCTATATCGGATATCCTAAGCCTGTTATGGGTCTTAGATATATACATATCATCACCATCCATGACGCAATAATATCCCATAGACCAGAATATTCTTCTTACGAAGGATATAATATACTCACTTTTGTAAACGACCTTAAAACGATCGTCACCGGTACTTATACCGCAAGATATCTTCATGAACGAGCTTATAAATAACCCTTTCTGTTTTTTGGATGAATAAATGACATCATCCATCTCCTTCTTGCTTAGCTCAAAGATCCTGTCGGTAGCGCCACAAAGGAAGGAGGCGACCAGAGACCCCATGAGCTGGGGTGATATCAGCCAACGCCGCTCAGGAAAATCAACCGCCTCCCCCATATCTATAGTCATTTTAGAGAAGTCAGAGTGGATAATACCCATAGTACTCATGACTTTATAATCACCATGATACTTGACCTTCCACTGGTGCTGCCCGCAACACACCACGCCGCGACCGTCCTCAAAGGTCACTTTGTACGTATCAACGAATCCCTGAGGATATACGCCCACTATGGTAGTAAGATTCCCGTCATCACCGTATATGATATCTCCTATGTCGGCGAATCCTATTTTCTTGGAACCATAAGGAGTGTATATAAGCTCCGAGTCCAGAAGAGCCTTGCCAAAACGACGAGTACCAAACATCCCCAATCCTTTCTTCTCCTGACGGGCACGTTGGTACATCTCGGCGAAAAACCATTCATTGTCACGCAAACGACTGATCGCTGGCACACGTTCCCCGTTTGGAAGATCCTGGAATACGGGAAAGAAATTAACATGCCAATAAAGCCATGGCGGGATGAACGTACCGTTGATAGTTATCCCGTTCTTGACCTTATAAGCCTCCTCTGTAAAGAACTGCTTAACATCATCATCCTGATCCTCCCATCCGAACAGATCGTTCCATACAGGGGGATTCTTCATATTTACATAAAATTCTGGACTCGTGCTTAAACTCATGATCGCATATTTTTTAATACGGACTCTATACCTCCAGACACTTGTCCCTTACGTTCCTTCTTCTGGACATCGCTGACACTCCTGTATACATCCATGATCCCACTCTTCTCCATATACGAGTCATTCCATACGTTGATCTTATCGATCAGCTTGGATATGAAATCGAACGCCCTAGCCATATCCTCAGGCTTCTCCTTATCCCATGGATGCTTGGCGATATACGTCTTGGCGTCATCCACGGCCTTGGATATGACCTCAAGATTATCGTTTACCCGATCGACGTCCCTACTCGTCGGCTTTCGTCTTCCCCGTGGCATTTTCTTTTAATTCCTTAAATTCATTATACTGCTTCATAAGAAGCTCATAAGATTGAACAACCCCGATCTTACCTACTTCCGTCACACTCATATCATGGAACATATCCTCAAGCTCCTTATCAGCATATCTCAGACGTTCCTTGTCATCATAAAACACAAATCCAGACGTTCTGTCTTCCATAATGCCCTTCGCGGTAGACGCATATGTCGTATCGAGATCCAGATCCATACCGAAGCTGGTAGCCAACTGGATTATAAACATCAACCTAGAATTAACTTTCACGGCCTCTATATTCAACATCTGTATCTTATGAGTCATCTCATGAAGAGAGACGAAATCCTCCTCCTTTATCAACGACGATGATTTAAGGGCTATCTTCTTGGTTCTATCCTCAATCTCACTATAAAGACGCTTGCTCTCACGTTTTATGGCCATCCAATGTCTTATATGAGTATCCGCCTCTTCTTTAAGATAATCCCTGATCTCTTTCTTAATATCCTTATCTTCTTCCATTACGCGTTGTAATCGTTACTGTTTAACTCAATCTCATCACTGATGCTTTGGTCTATAGACCTCAATAGATCCCCGGTACTAATATCCCGCAAGAAGCGTACATTACCACCATTAGCCCTAGCAACTCTCCTTAAAGCGGAGTAAAGTATATCACCCAGCGAATATTCGGGCAACTCACGGCATCCGACCTCCATGACAATAAGGGCATGGATACGATCATCTATCTTACTTCTTACGGGACTTCGCATAGTATTCACTTATAAGCTTCCCCTATAATACGTAGCGGGAAATGTTTGAAATTACGTTCAGGATCGTCCTTCGTATAACCGATAAGAGATAGGTGTTTCTCAAAATGACCTTCCGTGTATTTTGAGGTATCTAACGTCATCCTAAATATAGTTCTATTCTCATTGTCAGGATGTTTGTTATATGACACGTCTCCCATGCATCCACATCCAAGATGATGCTCCTTGACATGGAAACCATCTTTATGGGTGATAAATAACACGATTTCTATCTTATCACCTATTTTCTGATCAAAAATATTTAGATAAAACTCGCTCTCATCATCCGTCAGTCCTATATCAAAGGAATCGTTAGGGCACTCGATGTTAAAATCGTTATGATCGGCTGTTATCACCTCCATAGCATTCCATTTAGCTTTCTCTCCTTCCACGAACTTCAACGGGCATACCTCGGTCTTCATCCAAGCCTTCTCCTTGATAAAACAACCACACAACGAGCAAGCCTGCCTACCCATCAATCTTTGCAATATTACCTTAGCCGGTAACTTAAAGAAAGCTATATTAGAAGAGTTCTTAGGACATTTCTTACATAATTCAAGACGATTCTTATACCATTCGGGATAATCTTTCTTATCCTTAGGAATCCTGCCCAATAAACTGTCTTCCCAAGCTTGGGCTATTACTTGGGCTTTACCAATTGTTTGCATATTATTTTTTAAACTGTTTTTGTTGAAAATCCTGTAATTGTTCCCATGTCATTCCATACCGACATTGATACATGGCCTCATGGTTATCACGTATAAGAGGATCCCCGTTCTTTAACCCCTCCATATCCTCTATCGCCTTAATCTTCTTATCCAGACAATCAAGCTCAATAGGCATCCTTTCATCCGGATAACGATTACCTTCCTTGACAAATATCCGGCGTATCTTATCACGCCTTACCCGCATCTCTCGGAGATTGCATACAACGTATCCGATAAACGGGATTCTGATAGATATATTGTCAGTATACCTAGCTAGGTGGTGGACGTAAGATACGGATGCTTTCATGCACCACTCTACCTGTTGTTTGGTAAACTTCCCATCAGATCTTCTTACCACCTCATCCACGATATCCCTATCGAATGAAATAAGATTCCTACCCATCAATATCCAATTTGTTTCTCTTGAACACAAATCCCATTACACGAGTATCATCACCCTCCCCATCAAGAATAAAATAGTTACGTAAGCTTCTCATCTCAATAGACAGCTCACGGGTACGGAAGTTCCCGTTCTTCTTGTCCACCAGAAAACCCCCACGTTTAAGCTCGTTGTTCAGGACAGCGACGTAAGATTCCTTCTGTCCATGACAATCCATGTACTTAGCCCTGGTATCATCCGAGTATCCGTAGTTGATGTAGAAAGAAAGTAAGTTTATCGTCCTTTCGGTAATCAAGCTCCTACCCTTGGAATCCAGATAGCCGTTGTATATCCTTAAGAATTGCTGGATCATATCCAGCCTAGTGTCGTAAGGCAACGCAAATACGAAAGCTTTCCTTTGCTCAGCCATATAAAATTAGTTTTCAGCAAAACTACTTAAAAAAAATATCGTTGTCAAGAAATTATGCCATAATCAACATAATATATGCTGATTAACATGTATTTAAGAACATCCAAAGGGGAAAAGGCGGTGGAAGCGGCGGAGGACAGCCAGATAAGTCCACCGTAAGACACGGCGATGAGGCCAGTGGAGCACAGACCATACATGCCCCCGAGCGGCGGTGGACAGCCCTATCCTGCCTCAAGGGACATGACCACCCCTTTTCCCGGGGAAATGGGAGGCCCTGGGCGATGGAGCCTGCCGTAGAAGACACGGACGGCCGGAGCGCGAGCGATCGTACAAGACCTCGCTTTTTTTTCTTTGGCTTATGCTCCACCCGATCCCCCTACCGGGGTACCGGCTTCCGGTATAGGATACGGCTTCTACCAGGTTTAGCCTGCGGTATCCTGCCTGACGGCACCATACCTTGGCGGTAAAAAGCAATGTTTTATTAAATAGAGACTTTAAGTGGAGTACACAGGAACTCGACGCCAGGAGAGGTTCTGTGTACGGATAGAGACTTTAAGGGAGTACACAGGAGCTCGACGTCAGGAGAGGTTCTGTGTACGGATATATATATTTATAGAGTTAATTATATTTAATAAATAAACCTATTAACGCGCGCGTAACAAGTGTCGTGTCAAAAATGATCTCCCACAAACACAGTGATTTACCCTCTCTAATTTATTACGATAATTTCGTATAAACAACAAATGGGTGACCTTCACAGGCTACCCATCCATCCGAATAACTTGTTTCGTATTGATAAAACTTGTATATTCGCAGCAAATAAAAAAAAAATTCTATGGGAACAAAGGTAGCACTTTTACATACAATGAAATCAAATTTCGATAAGATTATTACCGAAAGATATACTCCACGTAATATTCAGGCCAAAAAAGATGAGCTAGGATGCGTAAAACTTCCAGCCGGGTCACTTATATGCCCAGTCGATTTCAAACCTGTTACCAATAAGGAAGGCAAGAAAGTGACAGCTATAAAATATTCATTGAAACATGATGAGTATCATGGATCAGGTATTCAGATCAGTGATGAATGTAAGATGGTAATGATATATCTTATTATCATAAACGTATTCAAACATGTGTTTCTAAGAAATAGGATGCATGGCGGAAATAGAGATCAGATAGAGATCAATACCAATGATTTTATTGATATCCTATCAGATGGATGCGCTTATTTCTGCTACCGCCATGTGTTAAGGGATTCTCATGAGGATATGAACTACCAGCTTATAAGCTTAAAGGCTTGGGCTGAAGGAGAGATTATGATAGCTTTATCGGATATCATAAAATACAAGCATAAGGCTAGTAAGACCCCAGGGATAAAGGATATGTTTGTAAAGAAAGGAGAATCTGTATATACCTGCCTTGATAAAAATCTTGATTCGAATACCAGAAGACGGATGGCTAACAAAAGTCGTAAATTAAATAGAGTCAAGATGTTATCAAAAATAATATTCTCAGCTAGAAACAGAAATATAAATAAGATATATAAGGTAACTAAAAAAGGAACTGTCAAATTCAATGTGTCATATCTTATGGATAGATTGAATATAAAGTTATCAAAAGAAGGTATGATGCTAATATCCCAAAGAACGGTATATCGGATGATAAAAGAAGTTCTTAGTATGTGCTGTAAGACTATATCCGATTTATATGATGAGGTAAAGAAAAACAACGGAATAGTTAATACCAAAGACAGGAAAAATGTAACTATCGGACACCTAAGACTATCATACATAGGAAAGATAATGCATATAATCATCGCCGAAGATTTTATAAAAGACGTCTTTTTAGGGGTAAAAGGGTCCGAGATGAGTAAAGCTGGATGATTTGAGTATCAGATATAAAATTTAATATTTATATATTATTCACATTTATTTTTAATAGTTAATTATAACTATTCGTATCTTTGTACCATAAACCTAAAAAGATATGGTAAAAGAAGATTTTAAAAATGAAAACGACCTCCTTCGTCATATTATGACGGTGGATAAAAACGTGGAGCAAGGTCGTGCCTTGAAAAAGATTTTCACCACTAGGGAGAATCTGTTTATTACCGGTAGGGCTGGTAGTGGTAAAAGTACGTTCATGAGACGTATCGTAAAGTTCTTGGGTAAGCGCGTTATCGTAGCCCCAACTGGAGTAGCGGCGTTGAATGCCGGTGGACAGACCATTCATTCGTTCTTCTCTATAAAGAATGATCCTTACATCCCTTCTATCGAGAGAGGTATGTTGTCTAATAAGGTAGATGTAAGTCCGTTTATGAAGAAGAAGATCAAGAATCTTGATACTATCGTTATCGACGAGATCAGTATGGTAAGACCTGATTTGCTTGATGAGGTAGCTGACATACTTAGACAATGCAGGCGTAGCAAGGAACCTTTCGGTGGAGTTAGGTTGATTATGTTTGGAGATCTATCACAACTACCTCCTGTGGTGACGGCGGATGATTTTATCGACAAATATTATGAGAGCCGGTTCTTTTTCTCATCCAAGGCATTAAGAGCCTCAGGATTCTCGGTCATTACCTTCGAGAACGTATTCCGTCAAAAAGATCCTCAGCTTCTTTCTGTACTTGAGGATATAAGATGTGGGGTTATTACCGAGGAATCTAGATCTATCCTAAAATCAAGGGTGATATACCCTGAGAATATGAATGATACTATAGTAATATGCTCAACCAATAAGGAGGCTTATGAGATAAACAAATCTAATCTTGATAAGATAGATAATAAGGTATTTAAATTCGAGGCTAAGATATTCGGTGAAAAACCTGCGGCTCCATGTGAGGATGAACTTATAATAAAAGTAGGAGCTAAGGTTATAATAACGAGGAACGGTATTGGATATGTGAATGGTTCTATGGGTGTAGTAACAGATATAGACCCATGTGATGACGCTATATCGGTTCAGCTTTCCGATGGAAGTGAGGTTTATATAACTAAAGAAAAATGGGATAAAATGAAATATAGGCAAGTAGATGGATCTTTAGAAGGAACGTCTTGTGGTTATATCATCCAATATCCGTTAAGATTAGGATACGCTATCACTTCTCATAAAGTTCAGGGGATGACATTAGACAATATATTCGTTGATATGAGTAGGGCTTTTGAGATCGGTCAGATATATACCGCTCTTTCAAGGTGTAGATCAATTGATGGTCTTTATCTAAAATCAGTACCTGATGATAACGCGATATTGTTAAGTGAGAATGTATCAAATTTCATGGAGAAGGTGGATGATAACGATGGGGTGTTCCTGCCGGAAAAGATATCTGATATCGGTAAGGGTATGATAAAGAAGCAACAGGATTTATTTAACTTCGAGGAATTTGGATTATAATGGCTAAGAAAGAACTTTTTTCAGACGTAGATGAATTAGTATCATCTTTAAATAAAGAGCTTGGAGAAGGCTCGATAATGAACTTCGGTGATGATAAGCCTATAATATCCATACCAAGGGAAAGCACCGGATCGCTGGTGGTAGACAAGGCTCTCGGCGGCGGATGGGCGGTAGGCCGGATTCATGAGCTGGTCGGGATGGAATCCTGTGGCAAGACTATGATGTGTACGTTAAGTATGATCGAGTTCCAGAAAAAACATCCAGATAAGCTAGTAGCTATAATAGACGTGGAGAACGCTTTCGATATTGAGTACGCTAGGAAAATGGGGTTGGATATAAACCGGTTTTTGATCTCCCAGCCAAGCTACGGTGAGCTGGCTATTGACATCACGGCCAAGCTGGTGGAGTCCGGCAGGGTAGGCTTCATTGTCGTGGATTCCGTGGCGAACTTGGTCCCGAAGAAGGAGATCGAGGGTGATATGGAAGACAGCAACATGGGACTACAAGCTAGGTTGATGTCAAAGGCCATGAGAGTCCTTACCGGTATCGTTAACAAAAGCGATTGCGTTCTGGTGTTCATCAACCAGTACCGGGAAAAGATCGGTGTAATATACGGCGATCCGAAGGTAACGACCGGAGGTAACGCCCTTAAGTTCTATGCCTCTATCCGTATGGAGATGGCGAGAAAGAGGGTTATATTAGGAGAGGACGGATCTTCGGTAGGTCATGAGGTTAGGATAAAGGTTCTGAAGAACAAGACAGCCGTTCCGTTCCAGATAGCAGAGACAGCCTTGTATTATGGCGTGGGGTTTGACAAGGAGCTTGAACTTTTGAAGTTATGCGAGGAAACCGGTATCTTTACCCGTAAAGGATCATGGTACTGGTACGGAGAGGTCCGGGTAGGCAATGGAGTGGATAATACGTTAAGTATCATGAGAGATAATCAAGAATTGTGTCAAGAATTAAGAACTAAATTAAATATTTGATTATATGGCAATCGGAGTAAAATTTGTAGACGTAATACCATCCAGTGTAGAGAACGCTGTCGAGGTTAAGAAAGGGGATGTGAAAAACTATTTGTTCGTAGGTATTCCCATGAGTGAGTTTATCGGGAAGAGATATGAGTATGAGGGATTCATATACATGTGCCTACAGGGTGTCACCGGTGGTACGGAACTTGGCGGAGATATAGCCATAGCCGTATTGAGACCGATTCGCCCCGCCGTCGGGCAGGCATCTTATCATTTGGTATCGTATACACCTCTTACGTATACGAGATCTGATGTGGCGATATTCCTTCGCAATGGTGATTTTAAGGTTGTTAAACGTGACGATTGTAATCTTATCTGATCATGGGGACATATATATCGATAAAATCAACGGTAAACGCATTCAGGTACGGGATTGATCCTATACCTGAATGGTTCGACAAGATATCCCAAAGAACCAAGGAACTTGATGTGATGGTTGATGGTAGCAAGGTAAAGGCTTTGGATATAAGGATAGAAAACGGCATTCTACGGGCTTTTTACGGTTATTATATAGGTATGTACCCGGATAACTCGATACAGGTGTTCAGACCGGGGGATTTTCACTCATTATATACCTTAAAAATATGAATATAGCGATAGGAATAGATCCGGGTATAGACACCGGAGGATTGGCGATGATCCCGGAGAACGGGGAGGTTAAGGTAATCATGACACCAAGGATATCGGCTAAGGGGGATATAGATCTTAGGGCCATATCAAGTTTCTTCCTTGACGCGGCGGATAAAATCCAAGAAGAAGGTGGCGGGACGCTGGCGATCGCCGTAGAGGACGTCCACAGCATCCACAACAGCTCGGCCGCCAGCAACTTCACCTTTGGCGGGAGACGCCGGGAACCGAACGCCCTATTCGCTATGATGGTGGAGATGATGGAGCGATACGGATCGCACCCTGATGTCAGGTTCATGTTCGAGGAGGTGCAACCAAAGACATGGCAGAAGGAGCTTCATACGACAGCCGATCGGGTGTATACGTCGGCGAAGTTAGACACGAAGGCTACCTCCATCCGATGCGCCATGCGCCTTTTCCCTTTGGTCTCTTTCGTGAAACCATGGTCAGGAAAAGGAGTACAACCTACTAAGATACAAGACGGAATGTGTGACGCCACGCTTATAGCCGAGTATATTAGACGTAAGTTTAAACTATTTTAATACTATTAAGTATTTATTGTATTTGTATTAATATAATTATGATTATATTTGCGATGTAATAAAAAGTTGTTCGTTATGCTTATAAGATGCTTGTCGAAGTCATTAAATGAGAAGTTGGGCAAATTGGAGACGGTGGTTAAGAACGCCGGTTCCAACTCCCTTTATAAGGATCTTAAGATAGATGTTGTCAATAATCTGGCTTATATCACTTCCGTAAATGCCAAGGTATGTGTTATAGAGCGATTGGAGGTCGAGGCTGACTCTAGCTTCTCTTTCTTGGTAGAGGCAAGCTCTTTTATTAAGTTCATGAAAAAACAGAAGAATTGCGAGATTACGATACTGCTTTCAGATAAAAAAGATCAGATAACGATCCGCTATGCTTCTGGTGAGTATAGTTGTCCGGCTTTTGATATCAATACATTCCCGCGGGTACATAAGATACTTGATGGAGGAATTAAGGTCAAGATGAGCGATTATGTTTCGGTTCTTAACAAAGCCAGCGATTATACGGAGGTAGATGACTTTTATCCATGCATCGAGAATGTGGTAATTGATATTGATGATATTAATATCAATATAGTAAGTACGGATAGAAATACTATTTACAGGTATTTTATCCCTAATCAGGATAAGGTAGAGAAGATGTTTATCCCGGTATCGAACGAATCCGCGATATTGCTTGATAAGCATATCAATAAGTCATCGGATATGTTGTCTATAAAAGTGGACGATACTAAGACTTATTTCTCTACGCCTGATATGGATATGTATGAGACCCATTTTGAGGGTAATTATCCAAATTGGAGGTTCGTGGACGGGCATTTTGTCAAAACAAGTACCTATGTCTTTAATAAGGATCTACTCGTCCAAGCCCTCCAAAACAATCTTAAGGTAAATGAGTTCGATCATTGCAAGTTGATATTTACCGATAAAGGATGCGGTATTATGTCAGAGAACCCGTCTTCCGGTAAATCATGTAAGGAAAGACTTACTTCTTTGTCCCATCATGGTGAGGATATTATATGTAACGTATTATGTGGAAGATATCTTGGTATTATAAAAAGCGTCTCATGTAATAGGGTGGTTATCGAGCATGATCATAAATCTCATTTCAATAAGATTTATGGGGAGGATAATAAGAACGAGTATTTCTTGTCATCATCAGTTATTGTTTAATATTTAAAAATATATAAAATGGGAGTTAGAGAAAATTCATCAGGTGGTAATAACCATTACTTTAAAGTAAGTGGTAGCGGATTATTATATCAGTCATCGAGAGAGCCAAGGGAAGGTTTCGAGGAGCATATAAACGAGAAGACCGGAGCCGTTTCTTATTGGAGGGTATTCCGGAACGGTATTGAAGGTTATTTGTCTGATATCAATGTGCGAGAAGTGGAGTTCAATAGGGTAAAAGCCAAATACGTATCCATAAAGATAAGTGATGAGGATGGGAATTGCTTCATAGACGTTCCTTTGATGACTCAAAAAGGAGGTATTAATAATTACGTGAAGTCACTGGTAAGGTACTTGCCTAATATTGACCTAGAACGTAAGGTGGTAATAAATCCCGCTCATGCCAAGAAAGGGGATCAATATGCTCCCGGTATTTTTTTCATTTCATACGCTAGGGAAACTCCAGATGGAAAGGACGAGTTTATCCAGCAATATTATAAGAACGGACAGAACGGATGGCCTGATAGGGTAGAGAGCACGGATATAATGGGTAACAAGAAATTCGATTATACGGCTCAAGACACTTTCGCTTTTCATGTATTTAAACAATATCTTGAAAAGTTTAAGGCTGAAAACGAAAAATCGGAACAGGATAGAAGCCAAGGCATGGGCGCTACGCCAACCGCGCAGACGCCCCCACCGTCATACGCGACGCAGGCTCCATCGCAAACGCCTCCTCCATCATACCAGCAGGCTCCGCAGCAAGCGCAAGCCCCTTTGTTTGGAGGTCAACAACAACCTCCTCAATATCCTCCTTTTGGAGACGACAGTGATCTTCCATTTTAATTAACTAATTAAAAATCAGAAAGTTAATGGAGAGTAATTTCAATATATCCACTAAAGTGAATCGTGTCTCGATGCCTACCCAAAATAAGGTAGATACGGTTATGAAGAACCTAGGGCATCGATCTTGTATAGCGTATTCCGAGGAAAAGGATATGTATTATAAGGATGGAGAATGGGTAGCGTCAGATCTTGACGCTACTATCTTACCTCTTAGGGAGATGTTCGAGAAGACATCTGATTTGAAGTTAGGATTGAAGATCGTTTATTTAATAATCAAATTATAATGGCCAGTATCGAGGATATTAAAAAGCTTCTGGAAAGCGAGTCGTTTACATCAGCCAGAGACCTTGATGAGCTTGAGGAGAAGCCGGATGATAAACAAAACGAGGTTAGATTGAATTGCGACCCTATGGTAGGGATGATGGAGGAAGAGGGGAAGATCTTCCTTAACTCCGTAAGATTCTCGAAAGCATGGAACTCGTTGGGTAAGGATATTCCTATCAAGCAGGGTAATGCCTTCCCATTAGGACAGGGTGATGTCCTTGATATAGACACAGGGGTATGGGCATCGTTCCCGGATAATACCATAGGGGTGTTGATGACGCTGCCGTCGTTTACCGGAGATACGGGACTTACTTTGGTAGGATCACCGTTCGTCTCGTCTAATAACGGGAATATCATGATCAGGGTCACTAATGTCCGTAAGGATATGGCTATAGTCGAGAAAGACAAACATATAGCTGAGTTAATTATAGTCGGCAAGATAAAAGCCGATATTTTTAGAACTTATAAAAGTAATGAACATGTTCGGATTGAAGATAGTAAAGAGTAGTTATATAGATACCCTAAAACAGGATCTTGATGAAGCTATCAGCTATTCAAGTAGATTAAAAAGGGATTATGAGGATGCTAGTAAGAAGATAACGGAATTGGAAGAGAAAATAAAGTATCTTGATACGCTTGTCGATTCTCTTGATATGGATATAGATTCCAAGGATTCCCATATAGTTAAGATGGGGAATGAGCTTAGTAAATCAAGAGAGCTATATAATGAGTCGGTAAAAGAGAAAGAAACCCTTAAACGGGCTTATATGGATATCGAGAAGAAACATAAACTATCATCTAAATTACTCGATGAGGCTAGAAGAAGATATAAGGAACTTGAGGACCAGGATAAAATCATGTCAGATCGTATCAAATATCTTGAGGCGGAGATTTTAGACATCGATGTTCCTGATGAGGTTGTTGTTGATGAGGATAAGATGGATCCTGACTCAGGTCATATTGATATACCTGAAAATAACGCCCCTGAGGTCGCTGATGCCGGTATTGACGTAAATGTCGAGAATAAGGCGGAGGATAAGAAGAAATCTAAGAAACGTAAAAAATCTAAGAAAAGTGAATAAGATCTTGTTTTTCTTGTTAACGTTATTTACCTTAGCGGTTGTCGGATGCGGTACGTCAAGAACCTACTATACGGAATATGATACTACTGATATATCTTATGTGGTGGATTCCATAGTGTCTTCCGGGACCGTGATGGGCCAATGGAAGGAGTGGCGGTTTACGCTGGACGACGGCCGGGTCGATAACTTTGGCTTCACCGCCCTGTACGACGCCAAGGGAAAGGCCAGGGGGTCTATACAGGTAAGGCAAAGATCCGATACGTTTAATATCAAGATAATTGATTACCATAAAAAGGATAAAAAATGAGTTACGGGTTAGGATATATACCATCCCCTGTGGATGACAGGGACGCTATCATGAATATGCGGCATGAGGCTGTCCCTGATGAGTATAAGGTCAATAACGTTGATAGCGTAGTGGATCAAGGATCTTCTCCTATTTGCGCCGCGGTAAGCTTAGCTGAGATACTTAACTGGAGAAAGGGTATAAGGGCTATTGAAAGACCGGCTAAGATCTCTCCCTACGATATATATGACCTGAGAGAGGATAAGGATCAAGACGGGATGGTTCTTCGTGACGCTATCAAGTCTATCAAGAACATAGGCGTAGATGGGGAGAAAATAAACAGTTACGCTAGGATCATAGATCCGGTATCGGCTAAGGTGGCTTTGATGCTGAATGGGCCCCTGGCTATAGGTCTGTATTGCTATAATTATGGTAATCGATTCTGGCAAGGCCAAGGGCGGAACTTGGGAGGTCATGCCGTTATCCTCACCGGCTGGGACAAGGCCGGCTTCGTCCTACAGAACAGCTGGGGGACGGGATGGGGTAGGTCTGGCGTGGAGACGTTCCCGTTCGAGGATTGGTGCTATATGCTAGAATGTTGGACAATAGTTTCATAAAGTTGATAGGTGATCGTATATAATTTTACACTAAAAAATAGCATATAAATAGGAATTTATAAATATTCTATTTATATTTGCGCTATGTATTTGGTGGAACAACATATAATTACCATTAACGATAAGAGATATAAGGATTTAGATCGAATATGTATCTTATCCAAGAATCTGTACAACGCGGCTTTGTATATAATAAAGCAGGAGTTTCTTAGCACAGGTAAGTGGATAAGAGCCGTAGATCTTAATAAGAAGATGGTAGCGGATAATAACATAGATTATAGGGCAATGAGTGGATCATCCTCCCAGCGGATCCTTATGGCTTTAGACAAGAATCTAAAATCTTATTTCTCCGCTATCAAGGCATGGAAGCGTGATAATAAGAAATTTACCGGCTGTCCTAAATTTCCAAAATATAAGCATAAAACAAAAGGCAGGAGCGTATTTTATTATTCTTACGCACAGTTTAAACATAGAGGAGATTTTATCTATTTCCCTAAAAAGGAAGGATTACCTCCTTTAAGAACCAATTGCGAGGAGGGTACCGTAAAACAGGTTAGATTTGTCCCTAAATCCGATTGTTATGTCATAGAAGTCACATACGAGTCAATCGCGAAAAAACAACTTGATGATAACAATAAGATCATGTCTATTGATCTAGGCGTAAACAATCTCGCTTCTATCGTAACCAACGTAAGCGATAAGCCTATCCTGATAGATGGAAGAAGACTAAAATCTATCAATCAGTATTATAATAAGAAAAGATCGAAGATTCAACAACAATTAAAGAAAGTAAATGGAAAAGAAAATTCGAGACGGTTAATGTCCTTAACAAGAAGGAGAAACAATAAGGTGAAAGATTATCTTCATAAGGCAAGCAAGGAGATAATAAATACTTGCTTGAAGGAAGATATAACAACATTGATAGTAGGTCATAATGATGGATGGAAGCAAAATGTGAACCTTGGTAAAAGAAATAATCAGAATTTTGTCTCGATTCCATTTGAGATGCTTATATCAATGTTAAGATATAAATCGGAAAGACAAGGACTAAGATTTGTTGAAGTAAACGAGTCTCATACGTCAAAATGCAGTTCTTTCGATTTAGAACCAATATGTCATCATGATACTTATGTTGGAAGAAGGGTAAGAAGAGGTCTTTTTAGGACAAGAGACGGTATTCTTATTAACGCTGACATCAACGGAAGTTATAATATCATGAGAAAAGTAAAGGGGGACGCGGTAATGCCACTCCATACAGGGTTTGGGTATAACCCGGTTAAGAAATTTATTAACTAATTATACAGGTGTAAATTTGTATATAATTACCATTTCGAGAAATTCCGATCCGCATCCTCTTGTGAAAGACGATGTGGTGTATTTAGGACCCGTAGCTCAATTGGTAAGAGCGACTGGCTCATAACCAGAAGGTTGTCGGTTCAATCCCGGCCGGGTCCACGCTATTTTTTGGGGAAAAACTAGCATAGAGTTTTGTCATTAGGTTTTTTAAAGTTTAGACGTTTGATGTCCTGGTTCGTGAGAATAAGGACATATGCCCTAATAGTTCAATGGATAGAACACGTCGGTCCTAACGATGAAATTTCGGTTCGATTCCGGATTGGGGTACATGGTGTTTTCTTAAACATATTCCCGTAGGTCGGTAATTAACGATAACCGGTAGACAGCCTACGGGAATCAATAAAATCTTACGTGCTTAAGATCGCTTTCAGTTCTATTTTTCGTGTGTAACCTATAGGAGGGTAGCACGACCCTCCTATTTATAATAACTATTTGGGGTGGATATTAATCAGATAAAAAAGTACCTGCCATCAGGATGGGATGTGGTTGATCTAATAGATCACGGCATAATCGATCTTGATATCATGAACGGGAAGATGATTGGTGAGTATGTGGCCGTGTTGATGATAAAGTCTTATGATAAGACCAATGGTCATATCTTGACCACTTTCTCGTTCCATGATAAAGATATGGATAAGTTGAGGATGTTGATAGGTAACGCTATAATGGCGGTAGGATATAGGAATAATCCTCTTACTGGAGATGGGAACACGGCGATCAAATAAAGGTGCTGAATACACTGAAAGAGGGATATTGGATATCCTTAACAGACAGTTCTTGGTATCACCTAGATGGATTATAAACAACTTGTATGTCTATAACTGGGAGTCCGATTATCTGGCTATAACCAGATCCATGTACGCCTATGAGGTTGAGGTTAAGATCTCGTTGGCTGACTATAACAAGGATTTCGGGAAGGAAGGCAAGCACCAAGTAATGCAAGGCTGGTTCGAGGCCCGGAAGCAAGCCCTGTACGAGACCGGGGACTGGGTCAGGTACGGCCGCCCCAATTACTTCTACTACTGCGTGCCGGATGGGTTGGTTGATCCTAAGGACATACCTCCGTACGCCGGGCTCGCTTATGTTCGTGGAAGGAATTTGAGAAAGATCAAGGACGCCCCTATCCTGCATCGTGATAAATTTGACCCCGAAGCTTATAAGATGGCGGACAAATTCTACTATAATTGGTGGAATGAGAGACGTAAGGCCAGACAGATAGAAGGGAAGGATATGAAAGACGAGTTCAGGAAAAGCATGAAAAAGGTGAAGGAGAAGATAACCGTCGATGCCAAGACCAAGGCGATGGAGGCGTTCCGGAGCGTCTGCGATTACGCCTACTGGCCGTACGGGGGAAGAGGGGTGCCCGGAATGAGACCCAACTGTTCCGCTTGTGGCGAGGAATGTAAATTACAATGTCCGAAAGGAAAGGAATTTAAAAACAAGATACGATGAGTAAGATTAAAAATGTATTGGCAAGAGCTATCTCATTGGCGTCAGAACAACCAATGAGTTATAATGAGGTAGAATCATTACTTGAAGATATAGATACTTGTAAGGTCAAGATATGGCTGGAAGAAGGAGCGATATTGCCTAAGTACGCCCATAAGGAGGACGCTCGCATGGATCTGTTCGTCAAGGATGTAGAACTTGACGGAGGCATGACCATATACCATACCGGTGTACATGTAGCATTGCCGGAGGATTATGAGATGGAAATACGCCCTCGTGGTAGCGTCACCAAAACAAAGCCTATTATCCAAAACGCCCATGGAACCGTTGACGAAGGGTATAGAGGCGAGATTATGGTAGTATGTAGACGTGCGGATTGTCATGATGATCCTTCTTATTCGGTTGGGGACAAGGTAGCCCAATTGCTTATCAGCAGGAGGGAACGTATCGTATGGGATCAAGTGGAGTCGTTAGAAGACCTTGGAGAATCCGGGAGAGGAAATGGTGGATTTGGTAGTACTGGAAAGTGATTAATGCCTTATGAGCGGAAGAATTAAAATAAAGCCCAAAAATAAGGATAAGAAACCTAAGATCGATGTATTTAAGGTAATGGAGAACCGGTTCAAGAACATGAACGAGCTTCGGGATCTGATCGACATGGATCCAAGGAAAGGGCTGGTCAGGATCCGGGACGGGGCCGGCTTCAGGGAGGTGGAGAGGGGCGGATGCCTGCACCGGAACTACCTTAATTTGTTGGAGGAGGAGCTGGGCGCTAAACTATCAATAGATCTGATAGATAAGTATGTCAAAAGAAAATAGCATACCACCTGCCCTAGGTAATTCCTAGGGCAGATCCGTTTTATATACCGATGTGTCTACCACGATCCGGTTATCCAGATCCTCAATCAACCCAATGATCCCATCCCTTATATCATAAGAAAGCAAGATCGGTATTATGGTTAGTATAAAAGATAGTATTATTCCTGATCCTATTATGATAGCGATATCATCGCACCCTATATCTAACATCGGCATGACAAACATCAACCCGGCCGTGAATATCATCACGAATAACGCTGATATCCCATTTATCATATCCCTCTCCATTACGTCCTTGA